GGGCGTCGATCTCCTAGGGGCAGTAAGCTAGATTATATCATTCGCATCTAGGGCAATAGGACGGCGCAGGGCTGATTTTTAGAGGGTGGCTAGTGTATTTAGTCTACTTGACATCTAAAACCGCTCTACGGGGCTATAAAGGGGCAAATACGGGGTTCTATAGACATCGTATCACAAATTATCGAAAATAATCACAAATTTTCATGGTATAAGTGCAAATATTCAGAAAACTATCATGATAGTTGTCAAACAATTCAAACAATTTGAAAAGGGGTTGACATTAAGTCAATACTCGTGATACACTAAAAGTACAATAACAAATAGGAGGTAATACATATGAGAGACGTTAGGACAGTGCCTAATGATGGTAGTGTATGGGAACGGCATATTGTGGCTGATAGAGCGGAAATATACACTAGTACAGAAGGGCTTACAGAGGGGCTAGTACATGTGGTGGCTTGGACTGATCTGACTGTACATGATCATCCTGCTTATATGGTCTCTAAAGGTACCGTAGACGTAAATGAACTTGATATGGAAACTATGCGTCTGATACTTGGTTCAGTGAGTAATACCTATCATGAGTTAGCGGTAGACGCTGTGATATGCTTTCCTGTGGATGAAGTAGGTTTGACAGCAGAAGTACACGATGATGAAAACACAAGTCATGATGAAGTGTATGCGGCAATGGTCGAATTGTCTTAAAAGGGTTGACAGGGTTTCAAAGGTGTGTTACACTGAATGTGCAACAAACTTACGGAATACCATTCCATTAGGGCGGTACGTGAGCCGCTCGACGTCCTGTCTAGTGTCGTGGGAGTCATTAGACAGGATGAATTATAAATAGGGGTTGACAGTAAGTCAATAAGGTGTTACACTAAAGGTACAATAAATCGAGGAGGTAGTACATATGGAGAACTTTATGAACGACTTGGAACTTATCGAATTGCAGCAGCTAGGCGGCTTACTATACCTAGCGTATCACGAAGGGGATGGTTATAACTATTTAGCCGTTAGGAAAGTTACTAGACAACTAATAGACCATTTGACTTCTGAACGAGAGCAGGTACTTTTGGAAGGATTCATACAGGAGAGGGAAACAATGTTCAGTAATCAGAAGTTTGACGATAGCGACCATGTTGAAACGTTTTGGGCTATGTATGATGAGTTACCGATTGAGTAAACAAAAAAAAAGGGGCTGTGCTTAGTGTCTAGTCAAACGGTGTTAGGGTATACAGACAGGGAGAATATAGAGCGGTATGAAAGGAGCGGCTATATCAATTATATGCCTGTATGGAAAAACAAGCGCAATAGTGAGTTATATGAGGATGTCATGATTCAGTTTAATCATTCTCATGTCATGGGTGATATTGCTGATCAGATGCAGACATTCAATAGCGGCGGCATGATACACATTGAAAAGTTTAATACGGCTTTATCTCTTTAAAACTTTTTTCACTAAAGGGGTTGACTTAGTGTCAGCCCTCATGTTACACTAGAGTTAGAAATAAACAATACATAAAGGGAGCGGATGACAATGACATTCACAAAAGCGGAATTACTTAAACAGAAAGCGGAACTAGAAGAAATGATTGAAGACTTATGGGAGCAAGTTGACCGGATGCCGGATGGTGAGAAATACGAGTTCAACCGTGAAGGGCTTATGGAGTGTGCAGGTGAAGCACAAGAAGACCTTAACGAAGTGGAAAGACAGCTAAACGAATTAAACTAAACTTTTTTATCTAAAGGGGTTGACACTAAGTCAATCCTCATGTTACACTAAAGTTAGAAATAAACGATACATAAAGGAGCGGTTAACATGGAGAAGATCACACAGCAACTACGGGGTAAAGAAAGAATGACAAAGATCACTGAACTACAGGCGGCAGGGAAAATGACAGACATGGAAGGTACGGTAATGCAGTGGCTATTAACAGAAGGGATGTATGAGAAACATTTCTCGGATGTATATGCGGAGGAGATTGCAGAAGGAACACAAATTACATTGCAGCAGCTCAAAGGCGTTCTAAGCAGCTTAACAAAGAAACAGTATATCGCATCATCGGCATTCAATGAAGGGGAAAGACCTTTCATCTATGTATCGGAAAGAGGATATAGACTAGACGATCAATATGAGGAGAAGTGGGAAGAGGAGCCGGAAGAAGATTGCTTATGGTACGGAGGGGAATACCTACCGGAATAAGAAAGTTATATAAAAGGGTTGACACATAGTCAACCCTCATGTTACACTAGAGTTAGAAATAAACAATACATAATCACTAAGGAGCGGATGACAATGATGACACTGGCAGAGCTGAAAGACAAGCAAGCACAACTAGAAGAGAAGCTTGACGAATTAGAAAGACTAATTGATGAGTACGAAGACGCAGACTACACGGGAGCCGAATTAGATGAAGCGGCAGAGGATTTTCACCGTACACAAGAAGAGTTATGGGAAGTGAAAGACGCTATTGTAAGTCTCGAATATACGCCAAGAACAATCAAACTATAAGAGGGCTAATGTCCTCTTTCTTTTCGGTGTCAATTGTCTGACTATTCCGACATCTACCCCACCCCGTATGTTTTTTTCTCATAAAGCGTAGGTACCCTATGTGATACCCTCTACCCCGGGTAGAAATTTTCCAAAAAAATTTTAAAGGTAAAATATATAGTATCTTAAACGTGAAATTTCCCCACCACCACCACCGACGACCACCACGACCACTAGACGACCTAAAGAAAACAAACCCTTACCGCTTCAGAAACAAGTTTCAAGTCCCCTGCGGTGTCACGATTCGTTACCCCATCTTTCCCCTTTCAGAAACCCCCTAATATAACCCCTTCAGATACCCCGCAGCGCCCCCGACTTGAACCCCCTAATAGCCACCCCTAAAGAACCCCTCCCCGTGTTTATATAGAGTTTTATAAAAGCCCGTATATAAGAGATCAAAGAACAGAAAAAAGCACCCAAAAAATTTTTTGGGTGCTTAATACCTATTACCGTATTTTTACAGTTGATCAAGATCGTCGAATGCTACCCGACCTTCTGTATACTCGTCGATAGCGAGCGCAATAGCCTTGGCGTAACGTTCTGTTAATACTTCGGTACGGTTTAATCTACGATTACCCGCAGACCAGTCATCATTCGTAAAGAACTTTTTACGTTGTAGTGTGCTTAGTTCGAGCTGCACGCCCGCTCCATGCTCGCAACGATTCACTATGTTCTTAGGGTCGGTACCAGTAAATCGAGTTGTAGCTGCCTCGGCATTAAACCCCTGTGCTTGAAGATGTTTAATAACGATCTGTTTGAACTCTTCGTTAAGCCCGCCAACGATTGTATTTTCATTCTTGCTGTCTGCGTATCCGTGGAAAGAGATAGCGTGCTTGTGATTCGTAACTGCCCCTACCCCGACTGGCTCATCAAAGTTTGCACTTGTGATATGGAGGTCGACGTTATTAGAAGACTTTGTTGAGTTGAACGTATAAGTACTAATACGCCCGCTTTTAATCCACAACTCTGTTTCGTAAGCTAGTTCCGTCGTACCGGGTTCAATACCTCCGCCATGAGGTACAACCATAATCATTTCATCGCTGTGTAGGCTACATTCAATGTTGTAGTCCTTACCGATTTGCTCTGCTGCTCGTAGTTCTGCGTAATTGTTATATTTATCTGCCACTGTAAGTGTGCCTCCTTTATTGAGTAGAAAAAGGGAGTTCTATTATTCCGTTTACGTAATCGCTCTCGTGGGAATTAAGTTTCCCTGTCTGTAATGCGTTGTTGATATACATTGTGTTCTGTGATCCACGGGACTCGTAAGAGCTGCTTAGTGTTCTTCCGTTGGATACACGTACTTTGTTGTTCATAAGCCATGCGTTTTCTGTTCCGACTAGCTGGACGCCGTAACCTCCGTTTGCTGAACCTGTGCCTTTGAAAGATACGTCGTTGTCCCATAAGATGTGGTCGCTGCCGCCGTTCACATACAAGCCTACTAAGTATGTACAGTCTTTGATGTTGTTTCCCTTGATGATACTTGGGTAGAGCTCGGAGTTACCTGCAATAGCGATCATAGCTGCGTCTCTTACTGTGTTGTGTAGTACCTCTACTTCAGACTGTTTGTCCCAGTGGATTCCATAGTCTGTTCCGATTAGGGCAAGGTCGTTATCTTTCAGTACGACTTTACGGGATCGAAGGACTTGGATGCCGCCTTTGGATTGTGACTTGCTGTCTGATATGATGACATCGGAAGAAGCTTCAACCCGGTATGCAAAATAGTTAGCTGCGCCTTTAGTCTTGTTGTCGCTAATTTTTACATCTTTAGACTCACGTACCCATACATGCAAGCAATTACTATCAATAATGTTATCGGAAACGCTAACTTCCTCTGCTAAGTAGGGATAAATACCTATAGAAGAAATATCTTTTAGGTAGTTATTAGATATTTTTACTCCTAGTCCACGAGCACAAATACCAATCTCGAATCCGATGACGTGGTTACCGGATATGATAGCTCGGTTACCGGTCTCAGTGCTGGACTTACGAATAGAGTCTATCCCGTATTTTTTCACAGTTCCGGAGTCATTAATGATTTTGTTGTTACAGATGGAAACGTCTGAAGAATAGCCATAGCTGAAAACGTCATCTGAGAAGTTGTTTGTAGCATGAACCTTCGCAGATACGTTTATGTTGAGGGCGCCCCGTCCATTCTTACGGAAGCGGCAATTAGTGATGTTAATTTCATAAGGGTGTCCGTACTTAATTCCGTCTTCTGCATAACCTTCTAAGTCAATACCTAGCTGCGGTCCAATTGTATCTCCGCCAGCTTTGATGATGTCACAGTCGTCAATTAGGAGACCTAGGCATCCGTCTGTAGCAATGTTGTTTCTACGTCCCTTTTCAGTGCGGCACTTTCTAATCGTGATCGACTCTGATGGAATATATACTGTGTCTCCCCAGTTCATCATACCGTGTGCTGGGACCCATATGCAATCTCCAGTACAGTCTGAAATGTGCATGTCTTCAATAAGAATATTTCTACATCCTCGTATATGCACTCCATAGCCCCACTCGTGGGTTCTACGGAACGGGGATACATTCATATCATAATCGTGTTCAAAGCGCTCTCCGACCACGCAGCCGCCTCTCAGGATGACATTGTCGACATTCTCCAAGTTGAAGCAGGCATAACCTGTAGAGCTGTTAGGTTCAACCTTAAAAACTGCCTCTTTATGGAAGATGACTTCGATGTTCGAGGGGAATTGAATACCTCCACCATATTCCGGCATCTTGTCTTCTCCGACTCCGTCAATCAGATAGTTACCTTTAGGGACGTATACAGTTTTGTACCCGCTAGCTACAGCGTCGTTTAGTGCGGAAATGAATCCGTCTGTTGTCTCTCTTGCTGCTGTTCCATTTGATCTGATACCGTGTTTTTCAAAGTCAATGAAATAGACGTGTTTGCTATTCTCCAATAAAATGAGCTCCCTTACAAATTATTGGAACACCTGCCTCCTGTTTTTGCCGAAAGCATGTTGAATAGTAGAGCACATTCGTTACTTTGATTAGAGTTCAGTTACTGGGGCAAGGTTAACTACGATTATCGGCTTGTCCTCTCTGTCTAATACCATAACCTCCCTTCTTTACCTAATATAGGAGAAGAAAGCTTACTAGTCAATCCATCTTTCTCTTTATTTTATGCAGATCAATAACTTCGTACCCGTCAAGGTAAACTTTCTCTACCATCTTTATTACTTCATCCGGTACCAGTCCGGATACTTTCTTTCTCGGAATATCAACCTGCCTACTTAGTAAGTTATGCATATCTTGAAGCGAGTCAATCGACCTCTCAATAAAACATGACAGGTGGTTAAAAATAGAAGTGTCCTCGGGAAAGTAGCTCTCAACCAAAAATTCAGACTCCTTTTGATATTCCTTAACACGATCTTCGCTGGATATCGTAGTGTCACAAGGTTTAGCTGGTTCAAGATGGTGGCAAACTTTTAGTAATCCCATATGCAGTGGGTGAACATAGTCACAGTTAACCTGTACTACATGAGAATCTCTAAACGGCTCTGTAAAGGCATAAAACGGCTCGCCTTCACGATACGCCATCCTACCTCTCGTTGTAGTAAATACAACAGTCAGTCGTACATCCGAGAACTTTTTATTTATACTTCTATCCCATTTATTCTTTTCTCTACTACTCATCGGTTATTCCCCTGAGTCATTTCATTAATAATATCAAACGACTTCTCTTGGAGTCTCTCTTTTTCTTTTTCAAGGTACGCTACCATTAGTTTAGTATTAAAACCAATGTAGTCCTCTGATCCTGTGTGTACAAAGTCAGTGGTCTCGATCTCTAACGACAGTCTCCCTCCTTGGAAGTAGTGGCTTTTGATTGCTGCGAGATTGTCCTCAATAATTTTTATATCTTCCTCAGTTTCTTTTAACTTCCCTGCTAGTTTAACTCTATCCATTTTTATTCTCTCCTTTAAGTAACTCATTGGATTTAACTTTATTCGTCTTTTCTATCAACTCTTCCGGAAATGAAATCTTTACTTCGATGTAGTTTGTATAGCTGTAAGGTTCTGAAAAGCCTCTGAGGAGCGCTCCTCGGTTAAGTTCTGATTTAACGTAGGGCTTCATTTCTACAGCCCAACCTATCCCTTGTAAGTGATTGAATAGAGAGCTAAATGCCTCTGTTGAGAACTTGTATTGCTTAATAAGTATTGAATGCTGTTTTTCATATGGTTTTGCTTTGTTCCACTTCTTAACATCATCCGCTACTATCTTTTTAAGTTCAGCAAACTCTCGGTAAATCGAGAAGGAAGCAGATTCTTGGATTTCTGAAGGCGATAATATCTCTGTGTACTTAATCTTTCTTAAGTACTTAATCCTTTCCCATATCTTGCGGAACGTGTTCTTTTTCATCTAAGGACACTCCTTTCTTGCACACGACGAATTCGGTATTTTCGATAAAATTATAAGCGATAGCCTCGTCAATAGTTCCCGGATAGGCAACAAGTATCTCGAAAAGATTCCTCTCGAGTGTTCTCGTTAAAAAAGGGTTATCCGGGAACTCTTCGTGAGGAATGGGAACTAAATCAACGTACTCTCTAGTTGCAACTTCCCATCCTAGACCAAGTAGCTCTTGTATAACTAGGTCATAAGTAGGTTTATCGTACTCCCATCGTCGAAATTGAATAACTATGGACTTTCCGTTTGGTGAGTAACTAGACCACCTAGTCATGTCTTTGAGAACTTCCTCCTTCAATCTTGAGTATCTTTCAAAGTTAGCCATGTCTGATTGTACCCGCAACTTTTCAGGTGTCGGAAAACTAGAGGTACGAGGTGCCTTAAATGTTTCTTCTGAGTGTTTCCATTTTCCGAGCTTTCGAAGTCGGCTAAAAATGTTATTCTTCATTTTTGTTCTCCTTTTCCTGTCTCTCTCGTTCCCAATGAGCTATTCGCACCTTCTGAAATGCTTCGATCATGTCCAATTCTTTTTCCTGTTCTTCGGTCAAGACACGATATTCACGAGGAATGAAGACTTCGATACGAGTCACCCAGTTGTCTCCCGGTCTGATACTGTCTGACCTTACACTCCATCCGGCGGTTTTAATTTCTTCAATCACATGCTTAATAACCTGAACGGAGTACTCATCATGGTTAAGATAAAACTCCGTTTTACCTCTATCAGCTTGATCAGCGAAGTGTACGAGTAGCAGCTGATTAACGTATTCCATAGCCTTTCTGTACATAGGCTCGTAATCTACGCCCGATAGCTGCTTCGTTTCCTGTGGAGTTATAATTCTAGGCTCGTTATTCGATTTAGTACTAAGGAACCCCACCTCTCCAAGTAAATCTGAGAGGCTTTTGCTGCTAGGGTCTCCTTCTCTAGTTTCCTTGGTTACTTCGTTTGACTCGTCCCAAGCCTCCTCTGATAGGTTGTTAAACTTGTTATTAGATAGTTTTCTCTTCTCCATGCTCCTCACTCCTTCGAATTTTTATAATCGTTAGTATTGCTAATCAGCTCGTCAGAAACGCTTGGATGATAAACGGTAATACGTAGACCAGTTAGACCTCTTCCGAGTTCGTAACTTTTGTGTAACATTTCCATATCAGGAACTCGTAAAGCACCGGAGTGAGTAAATGGAACTACCTTAGTCCCAACTTTCCAACCCACCTCTCTAAGATTGGTTACTATAGCTTTTACAATGCTTGTATCAACTTCGAGGATGTTCACGTCTACACAAGCTAAAACTTTGCTTCTACTTCCGCTTTCTCTTGCGTTTTCAAGCTGAGAGTTGATCCTTTTTAGAATGCCCGAATAACTTTCTTTATCCATCTTCTCTATCTGCTCCTGAATTTCCTCGGGTCTAACAATCTCAATCTCATTATTGATATCTTTCATCTTATTCTTCCTCCCCCATAGTTAAAGTTAAGCAGTATTTAGAGGTAACATCAAAATCGTCAGCTTCCTCGCTCAGTTCTACGTCCCACCCAGCTTGTTCCAGCTTCTCTACTAATAGGTTAATGACCTGTTCCGGGTAACTATGTTCCTCAAAATACACCTCAATGTGCCCATCGAATAGCAGCCCTCTCAGATTACTTTCAATTAATTTATTCGTAACCTCAGCAGCGTCTTGTAGAAGTTTATCTTCTGTAGGTTTCAGCATTTGTTTTACTACACTCGGAGTTAGAAGTTTTATATTAGATTCCATCTCGCTGTAATGTTTAGTAGTAACAGACTCCATGAGATTAGAATCCACCTCACCTTTGCCTCCATTGCTATCACTAATAATTTCCCCGTTTATAACCTGTTTCTGCTCCTCCCAAAAGTCGTCCAAGCTAACTAGTCCCTTCGCTTTACTATTATGTTCATCTATTTTATCAATCAGTGCGTCTAAGCAATCAACGATGTCAACAAATGAAGCCACTTGATCTTCAGTCAGTCCTTCGTACTGGATAGTTGATAACCGACTGCTAAGAGCCGCTTTCAACCCAATTAAGTAGTTTCCTTCCCCTAAATACTTTGCCAAACCTTTTGTCAAAAATTCCTCTCGTTTCTTTTCGATCTCATCCATATTGTATTCCTCCTCCTGAGTTATAACCAAATTATACTATAACCAGTCTGTAACTTCAACTGTAAAATAAAAAAAAAAGAGTACAAAGTTAATTGTACCCTTCTCAGTTTTACCAGTCTACTCTTTTTAAGACAATCACAGGCTGCTTACTAGTATCAACTACCGTGTATAGAGAATAATCGTTTAAACTGGAGTTCTCTGCCTGAGCCTTTATAAACCCCTTGTCACTAGTGGATACTAACTTACCGTATAAACCGTTACCTAGTGTTAGTACGGTAAGGTTCTCGTCCTCGATTGCTACGAAGTGCCCTTCTGTCGGCATAACATGATCTTTTCTTAGAGACAACATAAGTACATCGGAGTTTACCTGACCTCCTACCTCTGTCCCTTCATCAAGGTAGCACTTGTGGTGATACTTTCTGTCCTCACTATCCCAAAAGCAGTCACGTACGCAATCTATCATCCTTTTGTAGCTTGCTCCGCATCTCTCACACTTAATGTCTATCAACGCCATATTAACTCATCTCCTTTTTAGTAAACGCCGATATGCTTACTTTAATCGTAGAACATCTCGGCGTTGGGATAGTTCTTTACGTAATGATCTAACGCTTTGAAAATATAGAGTAGAACCACAGCCCTAAAGGGGAATATACGTATAAGTAAATCCACCCAATCACAACGAGTAGTAAACTCGGGAGGTAGAAAACCAGTCTCAATACTCTATCTTTCCAACTAGCAGCTGACCAATTTTCAAACTTTAGATTACTTACTGCGGATTCGTACAGCATGGCAAATATAAACCACTTATCAGTAAACACCTGCGGATCACCTCTCTTTAACCGTGATAATTACCATAGCTCCTTCGACAGTTACAGTTTTTCCCTCTTTGAATGCCTCTAGCTGCTCTTTTTTAGTTTGTCGATGCTCTTGCGGTTTCCAGTGAGGGTAGTCTTCAAAGAAGTGCTTCGCCTTAAAGAAAACAACAGTGTCGTCAATACCTTCACGTTTGTTCTTATTTACTTCAGCAAGATGACCATTTTCTACTTTTCCTACGTATGCCTCCGTGGTGTACCCTTTGTACACTCGAACCTTATCAATAAAAGTTAGATTTTTACTCAAGCCGTTTCCTCCTAAACTACTACGTCTTTGTTTACACTTCGCAGCTCTTCCCATTCCTCAAACAAGTCGGAGTCTACGAATTTAATCAACTCATCTCCAAACTCTTCGTGCTGGCTATCCCATCCTTCTGCAAGGTAAGATATCATATCCTCTAGTAAATCTTCTTTCGTTTGGGTATTAACTTCTTCTTGGTACTTGTGCATGTTAGGGTATAGATCGTGGAAGAAATACTCTACTGCGCTTCTCGAATAACCTTCTTGTGATAATAATGTCATTGCTGACATGAGAATTTCTTTCATCTCTTTTTCTCTTCGAGTTAGTCCGATATCCGCTGGAGGGAGGAAATCAGAAACCTTAAATCCGGAAGTGTCTACTGAATGGACCTTGCTATTGTTCTTTTTTGAGAGGGCGACGAACTTCTCCTCGAGTTCCGGGGATACCCGACCTACACTTCTAATTGCCATAACGTTAGGAGCGTATTTACTCTGTTTAACTGCAAATACTAACGCTTGATCTCCGCATACTGCTACAAAGTCTGAGGAGCGGTGTCCAAAGTCTTCCTCGACGGCTTTGTAATCTACAATCTCAGTAATAGCTAACGGGACAGTATCAGTCATTAGAGGCAGCAGATCGAAGAGGTCTTCATCTACCTCGATAATTGGAATCTCCGAGTATAACTCTAAGTTGTTAGCTTCACACTCTCTCATTTCAAACCACTCCGGGACATCCCTCCGATGAATAGGAGCTTCTAAGTATATCACAGCAATTTCAGTATCGAAGTCTTGCTTATCTCTGTTGTACAAGATCATGTTAATCCTCTACCTCTCATTTTAGTTTTCGTTTATACACGTTAAAACGGTAGTTGTACTCGCTGCTTTGATCTCCTTGTTGGCTGAAATACTGACCCCATTCGCTCTTATCAAGCTGTGGGAAGAAAGCGTCTGCATCGAAGCTGTGATCAATCTCTGTGAGATATATTCTGTCTGTGTAGGGGAGGAAGTAGTTGTAAATCTGCTCCCCTCCGATAACGATTAGTTCTAACTCATTTCTACATTCAGCTAAGACTTGGAAGATAGATTGACGTACTAAGACGTCTTTATGATTAAAGTCCGGGTCTCTCGTCATTACGATGTTTGTTCGGTTTGGTAATGCTCTACCGATACTTTCGAATGTCTTTCGACCCATGACTACGATTTTTCCAGTAGTATGTTTCTTAAACCATGCCATGTCTTCCGGTATATCCCAAAGCAGCTCGTTGTTTTTACCGATCTCGTTGTTTTTGCCAATGGCGGCTATCATGGAAATGTGCATTGTTTCTATCCCTCTCACTTTTCTTCTCGTAACTCAGCTACCGCTTCTTCAATTTCATGGTCTGCTCGAATGTTGGTTATAAGCTCTTCAACTTTTGCATATAATTCTTCTAAGGTGCCGTCGTTAACAATCTCATAATCAACTTCGAAACTATTTACTTCTGTCTCTGAGACGTGGTGCAGGTCTTCCTCTTTGAAATTGTCACCTTCCGCAATCATACGTTCTTTGCGGATTTCTAAAGGAGCCACTACACGAATAAGTGTAAAACCGTTCTCTCTTAAGCTGCGAGCTTCGTTTCCGTAGTGTGTGTCTGTAACAAGTACATTAAAGGGTTTGTAGTACACTCCTACGCAAGTTGATAACCATTTTTCAGCTAAATGTTTATATTCTTCGATTTTGTGGAATAGCTTAGTTATCCAGTAGTCTTCACCATGAGTAGCTCTCTTAAGCTCTCCGAAAAGTTGGTAGCATTTACGGGGCTTCGGAGCCTTCTTGATATGGGGGTTCTCCCTATGGAAATCTTTTTTCAACTCGTCTGCAAAAGCAAAGGGCATTAGCACTAATTCTTCTTCTAGGATTTTACCGACAGTGTCTTTACCGGAACGGACTTCTCCGCAAATTGCGATTTTTAAAGGTTCATGGTTTTTCATTTAAAATTCCTCCTCGGTGTTTTAAAGACCTACGCTCAGGTCTGCCTTAATACTCGGGTGCGGGTTATAATCAGACAATTTAAGATCGTCCATTGTGTATTCTTCAATCTTGTCTTTCACAGTTAAAACTTCTAGCTGCGGTAATGGTTTAGGTTCTCGGTCTAGTAATGTTTTTACTGCTTCAATATGGTTGTTATAGATATGAGCGTCACCGAAGGTATGGATGAATTTTCCGGGTTTTAATCCTGTCATCTTTGCGATAAGGTGAGTCAATAGTGCGTAGCTTGCGATATTGAAGGGTACTCCTAGAAATACGTCTGCTGACATCTATTTTCAGATAGTGTCGTTACTACTACCTCGCCTAGTACTAGGTTACTAGGCTGCTACATGTTTCCATGTAGTTAAGACTATATCACGGTCTTAGGCGTTACCCTAAGTACCCCTACCGTTTCCACCTACTTAGGTGTACGTCTACTCGGTTACTCACTCGTGTCCTCTCGACAGAAGCTACCCTTTCGATAGTCGTTCGGCATTTATGCATCTAAGAACATGTACGTTGGAAACTTATCTGATTTTATTCGGTTTAGTACAGTAGCAGTTACACAACCTAAAGATTTTGCGGCTGCTGTTGCGCTAGGGTAGGTAACCCCTTCCGCAGACACAGGCTTAGAGTTTACTGGAAGACTTCCTTTTTTAGTCTCGGCTATTTTTCTTTTAGTCTCTTCGGAGTGTTTCTTTCCGAAAAACGGATTTTTCTCACCCACTCGTTGGGAGGCTAGCTTAGATAGGGCATCTTTTTGCTCCTTCGTTCTTTTAGAACCTTTAGCATGTTGGTTACCCTTATTAGCCATAGACATCTTTCTCCTAGCTTCTTCGGTATGTTTTCTTCCAAAGTTAGGATTAGAGGTTCCTGAGTGACCGTGTAGGAGTTTTCGTTCCTCCACAGTCATGGTAGAGTACCGATTTCTAACAGAGTTAGTCATCTTCTCAACGATAGCCTCTCGGTTCGGATGGTATGATATTAAATCTCCTCCTGAGCTATATCGGCTAACATTGTACAGTACGTCATAGTTCTCCTCGAGAAATCTCTGTTCTTCTTCCCTAGCACTTATCTCAGAATCGTATTGTTTAACTATTTCAAAGGAGAAATTTTCTTCCCCGTATTTATTCCAAGATCGCTGTAGGTAAGTGCAGTGGTGCGTTCCTCTTCGTAACTCTCTTTTATGCCTGTTAAATCTTTTGTCTACACTTGTTGTACTACCGATGTACATTCTTCCGTTTTGTTTATTCACTATTCTATATACGCAGATTGTATACATGTTGTATCACCTCGTATATAATATAACAGTTTAAACGGAAGTCCTAGAAACAGTTTAGCACGGGATTGTCTTATTAAGAGTTTCCCCGTTTAGGTAGGTTATTCGACTAGTATCACTACTAGAAGGCGCTCAGCTTGAACGCTGGTACATCTTGCAGCTTAGCGTGTTGTCTTTACCTACGTAAAACTGGAACATTGTGTGGCATGGGGGTAAAGCAGCATGTTCTACTTCTCCTGCATTCCAAGCTGAAACAATGTGTCTGCGGCTATGGGGGTTGTTTCTGATAGAGTCGATAACATTAGCGACTTGATCTACTACTCCTTCATTCTCACTGTCTGATAAACTAGCGGGAAGGTTCCATGATCTCCAGTTCTTCCCGTAGATAGAACCCATTGAGAATCCGTGCATTTTAGCTTTTTCAATAAACTCTTCTTTTGTGTGGATGTACCGATGTTCGTCTGCTTTTGCTCGCTCTAGGTAGTATCGGTACCCGTCATCGGTCCAAATATTCACGTTCTTATCGAGCATAGTCTTTAAATCTGTATCTCCGTTCAAGAACCAAAACAACTCTTCAGCTACTAGCCTAAAAGGTACTTTCTTCCTAGTTAAGAGAGGAAATCCTTCAGCAAGGTCAAACTCTACTTGAGGTCCGAATAGTGACAAAGTCCCAGTTCCTGTGCGGTCTTCTTTCTCTTCACCCTCTTCTAAGATTCTCTTCAGTAAATCACCGTATACTAAATCTGCGTGTTCCAAAAATTTCATCCTCCTAGTCATTACTTTCTTCGTCTGCAATATCTCGATCTTTTATCCATTGCGGTAAGAAGCAGTCTTCCTTTGTTTCAATGTGAGCTACCTTTTTCTTACACTTGTAGCAGTACATATGTTTTGTATGATATTTGCTTCTTGACTTGTTCTTTTTGCGAGGTATCGTAACAATATTGCTACAGCCTTCGCATTCGAGATATGTAAGGTTTACCTGTGACTTAGCGTTTGATGCCACCTTATTCACCTCCCTGTAGCGGTCTGTATCTTTCTCTATGGTCTTAGTATATTACAGTCTTGTTATAACGTCAACAAATTCTAGGAATATTTTCATAAATAGGCTCATAACCTAGATAAGTAGTTCCTCTCTAACTTGTCGTAACAGGCTCTAATCACTTTTGCATCGTATATCGCATTATGCTTGCTTCCGGGAATTGGATGGTCGATGAACGCTTCACGGCTAATATCCGGATCAACTCCGAAAGCCTTAAACAACGTGCAGATATCAAATGGTGTGTAGTAAACATTATCGGGTACAGTGAAGGCGCCTCCGAATAATTCGAAGAAGAGGGTAACGTCATAATGATGGCAGTCTGACCAAAGTTCGACGGTCTTGAATTGGCTAAGCCACTTTCGTAAATGCTTAGTTACAAAATCTGTATCTCCTTTACAGTTAGTTACAGCACCTACTGTAGTGCAAAACGGATCAACAGAATTGAACTTTAGACGATCAACTACGTTTTCTTGGAGCCAGCCATCTGCCTCCACATACTCTTTGTCGTAGTCAGTAAATTCTGCGTAGAACTCTTTTGAAGAGCTACTAACGATACCAATGCTGATTAGGGTTGTTTTTTGGTGTAGCCCGGTAAACTCCGTATCGAAAAATAATTTCACTTTGATTACTCCTTTATATTTTTGTTTATAACTTAACTATAGCATATACAATGAGGACGGTCTTATTTTGACCGCCCAAAAAGATGTTATCTAGGTGTTGAATACTTGCATGTTAAGTTACGTTGCTTTGCAAATTTTTTAAGAGCGCTATGCTCTTCGTTATCTACAACTCTGTTAGACAATCCGTAAGCTTGTCTGATAGTTCCGTCTTTTATTTCCACTGTAACCAATGGAATTTCAGGAGCCTCTATGTCTCTTAAGAAAACAATCTGTGTTCTTCCTTCACATACAGACTTAGCATAAGATGCGACACAATGGTGTAGCTGCTGACCTTCTTTGACGATATCCTGAGTACTTTCAGGAACAACAATTCTAAAGTTTTTGTCTTTCCATTCATATACTTTCATCTCATTTACTCTTTCCTCAAACTGTCTCTTCGCTACCTTATCCTCTACAAATTTAAAGTTTCGAGATGTGATATCATGGAAAGTTTTAAGATACCTTGGATATTTCTCGAAGTTGGTGTTCTCCATAAGAACATTCATTTGGTAATAGTCTTTATACAGACTCAGAGCAGTGCTAGAGTCTATTCCTTGCTGAGTTAGGCAGTCAAAATAGATGTATTTTATAAACCTTTTCGTATCTTTGACGTCATATTTTTGTATAAACCACGTAACGTCACGTCGTTTACCCCATGAACCCACAAGCTCTTCTAATTGAGCATGGTTAACCGCTCTGTTAAACTCGTTTAACGAGTTTTCTCTTATAAACTCATATAGAGGGTCTGACCCTGTATCGTACTCCTCTTCAAGTTCTACTATAAAATTGATATACGACCTGTATGTATCTAGTTGCTGTTGTGTTAAAAATTTCAAGAGTTTTAACATCTTCCGGTCAGGCGCTATATACTCACCTAATCGTCCTCCTCTAATCTCGGTTATATCTTTTACCAACTTTAAAGTTTGCTTGGATATCCCTAATATTTTATGAGGCTTTGTCTCTTCACTATTTGCAGCTTCGTACAACAGCAAATGCTCAGGCAAGCACCTAAAAGGAACCCCTGACTTGTAAAGTATCTCTAGCTTGTGGTATTTCTCGATAAGTCTGATTAACGCTCTTGATGGCATATCAATCTTCTCTTCTCCCTGAGCTCCTATCATGTCCAACATTTTTTTATACATTCCTTTATTTTCATCGACTGATACTGTTTCGAGGAATTTGTCAACCGCCTCAGTCTGCCTCATTGGGTCAGGGCTCATTAAATGCCAGCTAGGTCGAGGAATAATGTTGTTTAAATTGTTAACGGTGAATTTGATTTCTCTTCCATTTTTGTATAGAACATATTTTCTATGCCGGAGGTCGTATAACATTTCATACAAATTTACTCTCGTAGGCAGTTGATCTGCTGCATAAAAGTGGAACGAGTAAGGTGTCTTTTCAATAATAAAATAGCGAATGCTACCTATGGTCAGGTCAGGCTTCATTTTTTCACTCTCAATGTCACTTAATACATCCTTGTAACATCTTTCATTTGTCTCTAACGTTTCTAATTGCATTTGATCCATTCAATTCATCTCCCTATTAGTCTATAAACAGAGTGTAACATATAGAAAAAAGGTAGTCAATGGTTAGACTACCTTTTCTAGTAATTTTTTTTTATTTGCCTAGTTCGGCTTTGCTAACGAACTCTCTAAATAGATCGTATCTACTCATCGCTTGTAAAGTAGCTGGGGCGTAGAATGAGCTTTTATGCGTCAAGTAGAAAATTATAACGTCCTCGTCATCCTGAGTGATGTTTTCTAATGTAGGTGGATTTTCTCTGTAATGTACATTAATGTTATACATAAGTTCTTCTACTTGGTCAAAGAACCCGGACTCTGCTTCTTCGATATCGTCTCGAATAGAATAAAGATTCTCCTCAGCGGTGTTCACATCATCTACAGATTTGTCCTCTTCATTAGAAGGGAACAGCGCTTTTCGAATTTCAGGATTCGTTACGTCGTCTTCAGTTAAGTAGTATTCAACACATACCGATCCTGACTGCAACACAAAATGGTTGTTGTATAAGCTATATTTTCCGTAGCTAACGCCTGAATCTGTAGAAAAGCCAAAGTTACCGTTCTTATGGGTTGGGAGGAATAGTTGAAGTTCCTCTGCGAATTTGTGTGCATCCTCATCAGAACCAACTAAGTCGAAGAACCATTCTACAGCGCTAACAAGACTTTCCGGATTCGCTGCCTCTACCTGATCTGAAGGATATACAGCTTCTTTAACTTCCGTACCTTCCTCCTCATTTAAAGCAGATGTCGCTTGTTTTGCCTGATCTTTTAGCATAGCAGCGAATTTTTCTGCGTCCTTTCGAGCTCCTTCTTTCTGTTGTGCGAGGTATTGCGCTTCTTCTACTGTGTTGTCGATAAACTGATTGATATTTTCTTTGTCTTCAAAAAGAGACCCAAGTTTGTTAGCGATTTTATCTCCTTCGTCGGATTTAAGTACCTCTTTTTCTAAGTCCTCTTTGAGTGCGTTTGCGATTTTCTTAACGATACCTTCAAAGTCCACCAATTCATTAAGAAGTTCTTTAAGATCGTTGTCTGCCATTATTTTTCTTCCTCCTCTGTTTTTAACTGTCCGATTTTGTCGGAATATGAACTAAATTTACCACGATAGTTTACACTCAGGTCTGCAAACTCAATATCCGGAAATTCTCCTGATTTAACTCCCGACTTAAAGTGGTGGTTATACCGGGAAAAACCTGAGCTGTCTTTCTTAATATCAATCTGACCGCTGTGTCCAGCTAACGCTACATAGCAGCTGTCTGTTACACGAGTTAAAATCTTGCGTATTTCGTCGACTGTGCCGTTTTGAGACTCGTCGATTAGAATACCTACCCCGTCTAAGTTACGCCCTCTCAGGAACGTATGAGGCACTACTTTGAACTGACCATAGGTTAGGACGTTGAACACATCCTCTAAATCAAATTCACTAGGGTTTACCCCTGCCTCAATCAGAGCTTGAAAGAAAGGAACTGCGTACTCTTGAAGTTTTTCTGAGATGCCGCCCGGTAAGTACCCTAAAGATTTTTCTTGGACTGGAAACACCACATAGTAGATAGCGCTAATGCGATCCTTGTCCAGTAATGCTTTGAATGCTTGAGTAAGGACAGTGGTCTTACCTGATCCTGCGACTGCGTCTACTACAACACGTTTTGATCTGAAAAGTTTTGTAACCATATCTTCTTGCTGCCTGTCGAGTTTCTTAATGAAAGGAAACTCCTTCTCACTCAGTTTGCTTAGGTCTAACGGAACTTTATTCGTCATGTATGTAGCTCCTCCTCAAGATATAGGTTGTAATCCTACTCTGTAGCCTTGTATTACTCCCTTCATCTTGTATTTGATAGTTTCATCTTACACTGTATGATATAGCCTGTCAACATAAAGTTTTATTTTATTTTGGCTTGTTTATCATTTCTCTTTTAATCTTCTGAATGTGGGTTCTTTTGATATTTCCCCACGCTTCTCGTCTTTCCTTTCGTCTAAGAAGGTCTTCTCTATACTCTGCTACAGCCTGTTTTCGCATGTATTCTAAGTTCATCATGCAATATCATCTCCTTTAGGTTATAAAAAAGACACGCCTGAGCGTGTCTAATTTTATTTTCCTCTAATCTTCTTCAGTAATGCACTGTTTTGAGCAGCAGTACCTTTGTAGTTAGAGATTCCATACTTGTCCGCAAGCTTTTTACGGTTAGCAAAGCTGGAGTCTGCCTTGATTGAAACCAAGTAGTCAACAATGCTATTGGTTTTTTGATCGCCTTTTGCAGCAGGCTTAGTTGATACAGGCTTTGGAGTAGCTTTGAAGTCCTTCTTCAACTTCGCTAGTAAACTCTCATTTTGTGCTGCTGTACCTGAGTAGTTAGAGATACCGTACTTGTCAGCAAGTTTCTTACGGTTTGCGAAGCTAGAGTCAAGCTTAGCAGATGTTAAGAAATCGACAATGCTGTTAGTGCTAAAGTTAATTGAACCGGAGCCACTTGGAGCCTTAGCTGGTTTGCTAGGTGCCTTAGCTGGCTTAGATGGAGCTTTACCACTAGATGAAGAAGTTGAGCTGATCATGCTAACGAGTTGCGCCCACGTAACCCCTTTGCTGCCACTACGCAAGAAATGAGGACAGTCTTTCCATCCGCTAGTTTCTTTATGAGTGAGGACGTTTTTAACAGGGATACCGTACTTTTTCATCAAAGACTTAATTAGCTCTGCGGCGTTTTCAACGGTCTTCTTGAAGTTCCCTCCGCTATTTACACAAAGCTCGATACCAATTGCATTTTGGTTGTAGAACTTAGAACCTGCGTGCCAGCACTGTTTCCGATCATCAAACGATTGGATTACACCTTTGTCGTCGACTTGGTAGTGCCACGAAGCTTCTCGAGAGTTACCGTTCTTCTGTAAGTTTGCATGTGCTTGAGCATCTGCCGCAGCTTTTGTGTTAGCTGTTTCGTGAACTACGATGTACTTACACGGATTATAACCGTCTTTGTATGTAACCTGTGCTGCGAATCCTGATGGTACAAGGTCTTTTTTGATGGATACCATATCAATACCTCCATTATATATTTTTCGTACACTTCTAATATAGAGGAAGGTATAGAACCTTCCTCAGCTGTTCTCGTTAATGAAGACGTCGAGGTATTCTCCGATTTTATGATAATCTGTTTCTTTATTGAACTTTATAACGATCTCTAAACCTTCAACGCTGCCGATCTTCGTTTTTCCGATTTCTACTGGGCAATTCCATTCTTTCTTTCGGTTGATGGTTCCAAGAAGCACCATAAAAGCAGGAGAGTCAGAGCTTTCCTCAGAATCCGTGTGCAGCTGACTTGCTGGAATGAAAATAACGTGCTCTGTATCAATCAACCCTACAGAGTTATGATTTTTGAACTTTTCGATCGTTTTCCTGAAACTTCTTGTTAATGGAGTCTTTTCGTTACTCATTGTCTTCTTCCTGCTTCAGGTTATTGGCAGCCCAAGCATCATAGTTTTTTGCAGAGACAAACGAAACGTTGAATCCAATCTCTCCGCCTTCGATTCCACTGTTAATTTGAGATACACCGGATGCTGGCATTCCAGTTCCATCATCAGTAATGATAACAACATCATCTCCGCAGGAAATGATTTCACCAGCTTTTAGCTTGTCGTTAAACTTCTGTACGAGAACATCGTAGTCAATCCCGTAATCAATGGACTTTTCGAAAATTTGCTTATGGACGTGCGGAGACTCATGGAAAGCACTTCTCAGTTGCATAAAATGAGGGTCTTTAGTCTCATCTGTAGATTTCTGAATAAGGAAATTGTAGTTTTGGAATGTTGATTTTGCTAGGTGCGCTAACAGGTCTACAACCTCTGCGTATTCTGAATCTACGGCTTTCTTATGAATTAGGGTGGCTAAAGTTAGCTCTTCTTTCTCTTGTGTAAGTGGGTTCATTGTATCTTCCTCCTTGATATAATCTCTAATTTCACTAAGCATTTGCATTATAACAGCTTTATAAACTGCCGAAGCACGCTTTGCTTTACGGGCAGCGGCGTATATTCCGCCTAGAACAACTACAGTGTAAGTAGTCACTAGTATCATTATAACATACAACCTAGAAATCCACATGAAAATCTGTATCTCCGTAGAAATTTTTTAATTCTTGGGCGGTTGCTTCCCAGTACTCTCCCTTTTGTTGCAGTCCGCACCTAGCGTAAAATGCAGCTGCTTCCGGGTTGTTCTCTGCCTTAACACCTTTCTTCTCACTAATTGCTAAACGAACGAGAATAGAGAATCCGACAGCTGCTACGCCCGACACTTCACCATCAGAGACGTAAAAATCCATAACTAAGTAGTTACCCTTTGAGGAGTACCCTACAATCCCTACTGTATTTCCTTGTTCATCCGTTACCTCAAGAAAGTAGTCTGACTGGTCTCTAAAATTTTTACCGTTAGGCATATCCAAACTAATTTGTTTAAGCTTGGCAACCTTTTGAGGATCAACTTTTTTATCCTTTCCGTGAACTTTTTTGCTATGGTCACGGGCATGTCCTCCTCGTGATCCTTGACTGCCGCTGTCAGAACTATCAGTGTCTTCTTTGTTATCCTTGTTAGGGTCTTCGTACACCGTAACCTCGGTTTCCTTACCATTCCGCATTACCTTACGCTTCACAGGAACCAGCTTGCTGTAGTCTTTTCTTTTAACAATTGATTCTAGCTGCGAAGAGGCTATCGCATACAGGTACATGTCATAAATGCTATCAAACCCGTAAAGGCTGAGTAAGCCTTGGTATGTCTTATTTAACTGCTCTTCTCGTTCTATAACTTCATGTATGCTAGTTACCTTTACAACCTTGCTCATAAACTCTTCAGTAATGTTTTCATGGAGTGTATCCGGCTCATGAGCTGCTTTCATTAGCCTCTCAGTAAGTTCTTGAACGCTCTGTGGCGATAAATGGTATTTCTTTTTACTCATCTGTAACCCTCCTCTAACTATATTGTAACATAATACACACAAAAATAGAGAGGCAAAGTGCCTCTCTAGTAACCTCTCGAATAAATATCTGTTGTTTGCGGGGACATAACTGTGGTGTATCCGAAAGCATTTTCTTCTGTGATTGTAATGTACGGTTCGAGGACATGTTCCATACCAACCATCGAATACACAGAAGACTGAGCGTAGTGATCGTCACCTCTATTGGTGATAATCTGATAAACTTGTCCTGTTTTTTCGTCTTCTTCGTCTCGAATAACAACGTTCCGCCAATGGAGAGCGTAGAGATCAAGGTCACGATCTCTTCGATAGAAACCTAATCTACCCATTTTCATATCAGCGATATGTATTTTATTCTGAGTTAGTTTGTCAACAGTAACCATACCTCTAGCGTCTTGCCATACAGGTTTAATTTGCCCGGTTGATCTCGGGTTGGGGTTAACTTTAACTCCATACACCTTACCAGCTCCGAAGAAGTCTGTAAGCTTGTCTACGTAGTTCCCGTTGTCTCCAATATCAGCGCAGATGATATCAGGGTTGTAAGGCACGAGTTGGTTGATAATGTTTTCTAAGTCCGCCTCGATATTTGCTACGCCTCTCGATCTTTCTACTGAGAAGGCTCTGATTAGGTCAATCTGTTTTGTATCGTCACGGAAACCTTTAACTGTGATCCAGTGGTGGTTACCCCAATCTATCCCTACAGAGATGAATCGGTATTGACCTCTGTCAAACTTAGGACCCTCAAGATAAGGTCTAATGTTGTCCATGATGTCGTTTTCTTGAACAGCTAAAGCAACGTCTTGGTAAGGATGTCCAAGAACATAGTTATAGAAATGCTGCTTCGATTTTGCTTTAAGTTCTTTTCGCTTAAGCTCGTCAGCACTAATCCAAACTGCATTCATCTGAGTGATGAGGTACCCTCTTGTACCTCCACCATCTTCGGTACGGGAAGGGTAGGCTGCGACCCATGATCCGTTATACCATCTATCAAGGAGCTCGCCGCACTTAGAACAGATAAATCTAAATGACCCGTCCTTAACAGTCTTAGCGAGAACATCCACTCCGTTTTCATCTAGGCACTCAATATTTTTTTCATAGTCCATGTGATTGTAGTGCCCACAACGATCGCATTTATGTACATATGAAAGTTGGTCTGATTGATTAAACAGTGCATGTATTCCGTAGTCCGGTACCGTTGGTGTACTCCATCTGCGTAAATACTGGAAGACCGAAGATGTCATAGACTCCATTGCCGATATCTCGGCGGAAGCGGATACTCGGTCGTACTCATCTAGCGACAAGTAGTCAATATCGACACCCTCTACTGCTGCTCCTTTAGAAGAAGAACGGAACATAAGGAAACTGTTTCTAAGTTTCTTTTTCTCGAGCGAATCGGTATGTTTGTCTGTTATGGTAGCATAGTACCCGGCATCGAGTAGCGGGTTAAGACGAGTTGAAACAAAGTCTTTCATCTGTCTATTAGTTGGGAATGTGTATAAACATTTAACTCCTGCATAGCTATGTAAGTCTGCAAAGTGAATCATTTCACCTATACCTAGTTCTGATAGACCTAGCTGCCGGGACTTAATTACCGCTTTATCTTTGTGCATATCATTTACCATCTGCACCTGCCACGGACGATGCGCTTGCGCTCGTGTAGAGTCGTGACCGCTTACGTGGAAAGTGATAGGGTGGTTCTTTACTTTGTGGTGCTTCAAAAGATACGATGACGGATTAAGCATAGTTATGATGTAGGCTAGCTGATCTTGGGTTATTTTAGTTGTTCCGAATGTTTGTTTCGCAGTATTCTGAATCATTTTTCCGTCAATCGGGTTTACAATACTCATTAGAATGACCCCTCGTTCTCTGCATTCTGAGCAATATCCATTTGCCTGATAAGCTCCGCTGTCTCCTCTACAGAGAGATCACTCACGTCTAGTGCGCCTTCTTCGTCAATAGTGATAGTTCCTTCTGCTGCAATATCTTTAATTACCTTGTCTTGCTTCATGTTAATTTCAGGCAGGGCTCCTTGACCGCCTGCGCCTTCCATTGCATCGTTTATTCCGTTTACTTCTTTGTACATCAGCAATACCCTCTGAAGGTCTGCCATGTTATCAATTGGAATCTCGCCGGAATGTAAACGATGTACGAACTGCTCTAACCCACTCAGTAAAGCGACGTTTAATAAGTCTCGTACTTGACTTTCATGAGTCCCATCTTTTTTCTGTGCTAGTCGTTTTTTTATATTTTCTGACATTGACATGTTTATCGGCTCTCCTCTCGTAGTTTTTCGATTCTGTTAGCGCATGAGTTTATATTTGAACAAATGTCAACGGTTATGCCTCCTGCAAAGTGGGCGTGTACGTGTGAAACTGAAGTGACGTACCTCTGCTCAGCTAATACAAGCGAAGTCAGAGGTCTCGCACATACTACACATAATCTAGGGGAGTGTACCCTCCTGTCACCTACTTTGAAGGTGTTATATTTTTCGGCACTACTAAACACACTTCTTCTTTTTTCGACAATTTCTCTTCTACTCAAAGTCATCCTCTCCATCTTCGTAGATGAAGTTGTGGACATAAGCGTCCAGTAGCTCATAATAGGTCATACAGTCTTCATACTCTTGGTCAAAGTCTGACCCTTGGGTGTGTTCTAGGTAGATATACGGCATCTCCACCATGAGACGGTAGACAAATACCTTGCTAGCTTCTTCTGTCGCAACAATACCCAGTCTACCAAACTGGGAGTACATTTTATCAACATACTCTTCTTCTAATTGCTTAACGATATGCTCCTCGTCTTTCCCTTCGTCCTTCATTTCAAAATAGTGAAGGATCATTTCTTGCCCATATGTTTCGACAACCAGCATGATGTCGTCTATCAGATCGTTTAGATAAGCCTCGTTTGCTTTGTATTCACCCTCTATGTATTTACCGGGAACAAAGAACATAGCCTTCGGTATAACTGTGTGTAGCATCTCATCGTAGACAAGCTCTTCTACGTCTGAAAACAATTTTCCAACCTGTTTTGGGTTAAGCATTTGTCTCACCTCTACTTATCGTCTATATCGTCGGGAAGCTGCTTTAGTACTACCCTAGTCAATTCTTTAATTTCTTCCTCTACTCGCTGCTTGTGTTTCTTGAGGCGTCTATTGTAAGCCCCTACAATAACGACAGCGAGTGCAGCACCGAATAAAATATGGATCGGCATTGCGTATTTTATTGGGTAAATATAATGAGAAAATCCGAATGTAACCGCCATTGCGACTGCTTCTGCAATAACTACAAGCGCTATCTTAATTACAAGTTGCCTGCGACTTAACATTCAAGCACCTCCAGTATTTTAAGTTCTTAGTCATAATATAGAGGATTACGAAAAATCCCACTGAGAAGTATTATATTAGTAAGAGAAACGAGTCGGAGAGGATTAAAATGTTAATTTTAGCAACTATTGCATCAGTCCTGTTATACGCTAGCATTTGCTATCTGACCTTCTTCGCTGCGGCTATACTATTTGAGGGCATCAAATACGCCCTCTACAACCCGATCATCAAGTCTGCCACCTTTATCGGGGTTGCTTATATCTCTATTATATCAGATGTCATATTATTTGACTCAGCTCTGCATAGTTCAATCATTATTAAAAATGCGGTACTGCTAAGCTTAGCTCTCCCTACGGTATGGGTAATAGCTACCGCAGAAAGGAGACGACATGAAGATTAATGAGAATAAGTACCATAGTACAGTGAAACTTGAGTTTAGAGACCTGATCGGAACGTTTATAAATACTGACCGATCAATATTCCACATGTACTCAATCCATCGACTGCTTCACTTAGGGGTACTAGTCGACTTTACGTACGAGTACTGCAAGAACACAACAGACGACAAGTTTATAGAGGTGAAGCTTGACCTGAAGGAGTTTGGTTCTGCTTACTTTAGAATAGACACTGACTCAAACTACGGAAGTATAGCTGACGAAGAAAGCAGAAAAGTCTTAGAGAGTTTTTACGTGTCCTACGACACTGAACTAGGAGATACAAAGAGACAGAGCATTATTTGATATACTATAGAAAGGTGGGGGTTTGAATGATGAACCAAAATGGTGAACTTATCGAGAGACTGAGAAGTATCGAAGGTAAAATCCAAGACCAAGAAACAGACACTACCGAGTTGCGTGGGGTTGTTGATGAACTTAAGAACATCGTCTTTTCCTTAGATAAAGACATTGCAATCCAGCAGGAAAAACAATCCCACCTTTACTACAAAATGGAACAGCTTCAAAAGGAGCTGGAGCTGCTTGAGAGTGCAGGAGACCGTAAGAGTGATAAGCAACGTGAACTGATCGAGAAAGCTCTTATGGCTTTTCTAGGAGGTTTAATCACTTACCTCTTTAGCATGATCAGCGGAAAATAAAACGAAGGGCGGTTTAGCTAGTGGCAAAAAAGGTCAGTAAAATTGAAATTAAGTTACTTAATGATGCAGTTTACTATGTAGACCCTGCAATTGTACCATCTTTTAGCGTTCCTGAACGTCCGGAGGCATTCATATGGAACTGCATTGTCGGAAGTAGATCAGGGTTGTTAAAAGTGTACTCTTCTGTCGAACTGACAGGGGCTACAAAGTACGTTAATCCTCAGATGATCGTTGAAGTTGTAGTAGGATACGAATAAAGAGACCCTAACAAGGTCTCTTTTTTTAGTACCATTCATTTGTTTTATACATGTTAGTCATACGGTTCTCGATTTCCTTCATCTCTGCTTTAGTGAGATCGTCGAATAATTCACGATAGCTGACATTGAACAAGTCCTCCAGTTGTTCTAAAACGTTTCTTCGAGGGAATCGTTTCCCACTTTCCCAGTAAGAAATAGTTGAGGAGTCAACCCCTAACTTTGCTGCAAGCGTATTAATTGAATATCCTGAATCCATTCGAAACTTTCTAAGTCGTTTTACAGTTTTCATTCTGACACCCTCTTTTGGTTTATTTGTCTTTGCTGGTTTGTTTAGTACTGTTGTCATGTTTAACAACCTCCATCGTTTGCTTGTAAACCTATCTTAACCCAATGTTGATTAAAAGTCAACACCTAATTTCAAGAATGTTTAAAAGCGCATTTCATTCTGAGTTGTGCTTATTATGTCTCTCATGTTTAGTTGTTATCCATAAAATAAGACAAAAAAAAACATGTGAGTTATTCCTTCTGATACGATTAGAGAGAGAGGGTTCTGAATGAGGGTGTTTAAAATTTTTGTCCTATTTTAATCCCTTGATACATAAGGGTTTCTGACTCTTGTTGAGATATTTTTGTCATATTTTATTTTAACTGCTCTGTATTATATATTAATTACTTTATATATTATATAACCATTAATTATTCATATTATCATTAAAGTTTATCTTATAGTCGACGTCAAAAAAAAGTAAACAAAAAAGCGCCGCCGAAAATCACCAAACACGTTGCAGCCTTCAGAAAGATATGTTATAGTAGTTACAGGTTAAAGACGAAGGACAAACATCCACACAGTTTACTCCTTCTTTTCTATAGTATAGAAGTTGAATCTTCCCTACTAAACTTTTTTAAAGAAATTTAAAATAAAGGGTTCCCTATAACATCAGAGTATGTTATAATGAATATACAGACAGAGATTCACCTTGAGTGTCTGTCTCAAACATACGTTGGTTATTCCTCCTTTATTTAACGCAACTATGTTATTTATTTTTGTATCTAATTGATTTTAATGTCTTCTTGAGGCAGACTAGTAGGGAGACACCTACCACCGTTGATCCATCCCTAACTAGTCTGCACCCTTGTCGTATAACTCAATGGTAGAGTGCTTGACTGTTAATCAAGAAGTTGTAGGTTCGAGTCCTACTACGACAGTTGGTACCTTAAATCTTGCATGTAGGCTTATTCATTGATTTAACAGTACCTATTCTGGTGTAATTACTTTTTTTCAACCATCTACATCTCAAGCGAGAAAGATGTAGATAGGGGTCACCTCCCCCGACCCCACTTCGTATGCGAGTCCACTTATACACTATGTATAAACACTCGTGTACTTTTTTATATCGGTCTGTAGCTTATTGGTAGAAGCACTACTGCGATAGGTAAAGAGGTTCGATTCCTCTCAGATCGTCCTTTCGAGGATTAGCTAGTCACCTCTGTATGCAAGGGGTTCCATTGAGTGTTCCCGTAGTCGTATGGAGGTGATTCTTTCACTGATCAGTCTCACACCCCTTCCGAGGGGTGAGGCGCCTTGGACTGGTAGCTCAGTTGGTAGAGCAGGGGGCTGAAAATCCCTGTGTCGGAGGTTCGAATCCTTCTCAGTCCATTAGGTAGGACACTACCTTCATGATTAAATACTTTTTTCTCTTATTTACCTCCTAATACCGAGATTCGTCTCGGTACGATGCTGAGGGGTCGGTACCCGACGAGGTCTCATAAGCCTTGTTTAGTAAGTTCAACTCTTGCCTTAGCAATAGACTAGGAAACAGTCGTTAAACGCAACCTGCTCAGAGGTAATTGGTGTGATTACCTCTAGTATACTACCTCACACCTGACTATATTTGACTTTGACTTTGACTTTATTTTTTCACCTTAGACTTACATCCACACCTAACAGGTTAGGTTTTGAACAAGGAGGTGAAACAACATTAACGATAACATTATTGAAGAAGGCAACGGACAAGAAGAACAGCCAAGACCTACAGATATCTCATTAGAAGTAGCTTACGTATTCAGTGTCGGTAACGTAACTGAACGAGTGGAGATGTATAACTGTCCGGGAGTTCCTTACCGGTTTAGAGGTACTGCGGAGAGCCCTCTTTTTGAAGCTACTAACCATTGGGCTAACAACCCTACTGAAGGGGATGTACACGTAACTGAAGACCACAAAGTCTTTGAAACTACTTTACCTGATGTAGGAGCTAGCAAGAACAGAACAGTTAAGTTGTACCAACTACCTGACAACACGCAGAGAGCTCTAGTTGAACACTACTTCTTACACGACGGTGATGTGGCTCAAGAACAGCTGTATGTTCGTATCCTAAGCAGATAACTTACATTAATGAACCAGCACAAGTGGTTCATTCCGATGCAACGGCATTAAACAATATTGCAGCTGCCCATCCCCTGAGGCTCAGAAGGGGCAACTTGTACCGCCTCCACATATCTAACCACCTGTGATAAAGAGGTATATAAAATAAGACAGGGAAGTCTAGCTTGGGTTTGAGTGGTTCTGCCAAGTGAGGCAACCTCGCTCTCAGTGGTCTTATTCGGTTTCTTTACTGAGAACCATACTCTACGAGTAGCAGAGCTACTAAGCACCTGATCAGTGCAGCGGGCTGATCCCCCGTCAAGGGTCTGCTACTGGTAGATTTATTAATCTTAAGTTCCGTACTTTGCACAGAGTCTACGAGGGTGACTACCCGTAGAAGAGACGGAAGGGTTAACTTAAGGTGATCTCCTTTTTACTAATACTAACCTAAGTTTTAGTGAAAGTTAGAAATTGAACCAGTTAGACCAGATAGCCTAAACAGGCTGAAATGCGAAAGGCTTTACAATTCTATTACTGTATTACTGCCTGACTAGGGTTAGTGTGGTGGCTCATACACCATCATAAGAGAGGTTCAACTCCTCTCTAGGCAGTGCTCCTGTGGTCTTAGTTTAATGGTAGAACAGTCGGTTTCCACCCGACAGATATGGGTTCAACTCCCTTAGACCATACCATACTATCATGGAGAATGTAGCTTAACGGTAAAGCGCTGGGACGTGACTCCAGCTATCCAAGTTCGATTCTTGGTATTCTCATTGCGAGCGGCAACTCGCACCCTTACTATATGACCTTTCCTAAAATGGGTTGTATTTTGCACACAAGTAAACTTCTCAATATCTTCTTAACGACTAGCGCCAACTAGTCGTAACCCGGGGGAGCTAACATTGGTTCGTTAGAAGAGTTAACATCGAGTCTGATGACTTAACGGGTTCGACTCCCGTCTTCCCCACCCCATAAAACATGACAAACAAACTGGAGGTCGTATGAAAAAAGTTATTGCAATTGACATGGATTGTGTACTAGCTGATTTCTTGCCTGCTTGGGTATCTCGCATTAACCTTCATGACGATCCCCATTTAAAAATAGACGACATCTTAGGATGGGACATCAAAGAGTTTGTTAAGACAGAGAATGACGTGTATAGGCACCTTGATTATCACTTCTTCAGAAACCTAGAGCCTATAGAAGGCAGCCAAGTAGCTGTTAGAAAGCTCATAGAGAGCTATGACGTCTATATAGTAACTACAGCTACGACTCACCCTAGATCGCTCACAGCTAAGCTAGAATGGCTTACAGAGCATTTCCCGTACATACCTCATAGCAAAGTAGTACTATGCGGGGACAAGAGCATCATAAGAGCAGATTTTATGATTGACGACGGAGTGCATAACCTTGAAACTTTTAAGGGTACCGCATTTTTATTCGATGCTCCACACAACCGAGAAGAAAAACGATTCGTACGAATGAACGACTGGTACGAGATTGATAACTGGTTCAGTATGTTATAATGAAATTAATTGCGGTATACTGCTGCGGCGTATACTTACTAGGGTTGGATGCGTCTGACCCTTTTTATTTTATCGTGAGGGTCTAGCTCAACTGGTAGAGCGTCGGTCTCCAAAACCGAAGGTTACAGGTTCGAGTCCTGTGGCTCTTGTAAACTTTTTATGAAAAAACTGTTGACAGTGTAAAATGACGTATGATATAGTCTAGTTACAGACAAATTAAAGGAGACGATAACTATGACAAAAGTTTATCTGTTTGAAGCTCTACCGTTAAAGAAAGCTATTTCTCGTAAACTGCATGAACTGGTACATGAACGTGACAACATCGCATACGTAACGGCTCGTAAAGATGAGGAGTATGAAAAACCTGAGAGAACATTCGAAGAAGTCACCGAAGAGCTAAACGATGTTCGAGATGACTACCGAAAAGTCTCTTTAAAGATCGCAGCAGCCAACTCCGGAGCGATTGTAGAAACTTCAACAGGTACAGTCTATACGCTCGTTGAAGCGTTGGAGCTAGCTAAACAGATGAGAGCAGAGGCTGCTCTTCTGAAGCGTTTCGGTCAATCTAAGAAGACTGAACGTTTACCGAGTTATAACTCATCAGAGGTAGAGTATAAGTATGCTCAGTTCGATCCTAAGTCTCTCAAGGCTAAAGGAGAAGAGCTAGAGAAGTTTGCTAACTCACTATCTAATGCTATTGAGAGAGCAAACCATACTCACTACATCTCTTTTGGAAACGCTGATAAGTACATGTAAGCAGCTAGGCATTTTGCCTTAGCTATGAAGGTAGACAAGTTCTACCTTGATAGCTGGTGCAAACCAGCAGGAGACAATAGAAGAGGAAAACCTGCTTTTGTTGAGAGCATATCTCGACTACTTAACCTTTCAAATAGGGACATTTACTAACAAATTGGTGATAGTGGGAAACGGGTCTACGATTAACGACTTACGCCGTACAGATAATCCGGCTCACCGCACGTTAGGCTATGGAATGTAGCAACTACAATATATAATGAATTTTTTCTTCCTCTTCTACGTCATAGATGCTCTCACGCCTCTTGCCAATGCGGACCCCCGAGAGTACTTTTAAAAACCGAATGAAATAAAACCGTAGAGGTAATTTTACCTGCCGAGTGGTACCCTCGGGTCTCAGGTAAGAGCACTGAATACAGGTAGGGTGGTTGCCGGTTTGACCCTACGCTAACTTATGGGTCTCTAGCTTAGTGGTAAAGCTGCCAGCTCATAACTGGTAAGAGAGGGGTTCGAATCCCTTGGGACCCATCAAAAAAAGGGGGAGTACAAGATGAGCATTTTAAAGAAAATCGTATATGATAAAGTTTATAGACTCCACGATAACAACAAACGTCTTGAACAAAACATTAGAAACTTGCAAAGTGAGTTACGTGCACAAGAGAGAAGACTAGCTAGACTAGAGGAAGAAAAAAAGGTTAGTCAGGAAGCAGTAGAGGAAGCGTGCGAAACTTTTGGGTTTGTTATTGGAGGGTATAAAGACTCGTCAATCCTAGACTATGAGTCTGAACTATTTTATGACGAAGAAACAGCTCAAAAAGCTAAAGAAAAAACAAAGGCAGAGGCGGATAAGGAAGATTTTCGAAAAGTAGAAGACAGTATTAAAAAGGATAATATCAGAATAGCGTGTGAATCACCTTGTTCAGGGCTAGAGCACGAAAAGAATATCGAAAACGCTATCGAAAGGGGATTATTCAAATGACACATAGCCAATCAGTTGTAAACAAGATGTTCAAGCTGGCTAAAGATGAGTATGAAGGACGTATCCCAAGCCACGAAGCAGAGATTAAAGAGCTAACGTATAAAATTGCTGAATATCAAAGACGAATCGAAAATCTCAAAGTAGAGATAGCTGATACTCAAGCATTTGTTGATCACTGTTGTAGAACTTACGGTTTTGCTGAAGGGTCGTTCAAACAATCAACATATGTAGCATGTGATAACATCCCAGCCCTATTCCTTACACGAAACGATGCCAAGTACGCCGAAGGAAAAACAAAATACGAATGGTCACAGGACGAAAGGCTCCAAGGAAGAGACTTGAGTGTTTACGGGCATATAGAAACTCCAAGAGCTAGACGAAGTTAATAAATACTACAAACCACGCCAACAAGGTGTGGTTTTTCTGTTATCTTTAAATGGGAAGAGAGTGTAAGCCCCTGTGTATGATATAATTGTAAATAGAGACACCTTAGTCTTATATTATATTATATTAAGGAGGATGTTATGAAATTTAGCCAAGATAAAAAATGGATGGAAGCTAAGCGGGCTGTTGGTCACCTTGACTGGATTGAAGTAGTATCCTACTACCACGATATTCAAGGAAAAGATATTTCTGTTTTCGCTGTCTTAGACGGTGAAATGTTTAAAATACAGACAGTTATTGACAACGATACCGTTTTACTCACGGATTCAGCAGGTGCGGAAGTTGAGAAAGATTACAACACAGTTCTAAGCAGTCGTAAAGTTTTCAAATACAGCTAGTAGTAAAGAAAGATTGGATGTGATATACACATGGGATTGTTTGATACTTTATTCAAAAGTAAAAAAGAAGAAGAAGTCATTAATATTGATCAAGATATGGCTATACGAATCAAGCAGATAGAAGATAGTGCAGTCCTTATAAAAGGGAAAAATTCCAAGTCGGATAAGCCCAAGGCTTACGAAGAGCCGATCATTGGCAGCCTGTCTATGAATCCCGAGTACAGAGATGCTCCTTCCATTCACGGTAAGCAGAATCTCCTTCAGCTGCTAAAGCTATGGTCGAGAAAGAACATTATCCTGAATGCGATTATCATAACACGGGTTAATCAAGTTTCCATGTTCTGTACACCTGCTCGCAATAGTGATAAAGGTGTAGGGTATGAGATTAGGCTTAAAGACCCGCTAGAGGAGCCAAACGATCACAACATTACGAAGATTAAAGAGATTGAAAAGTTTATCGAAAATACAGGTTGGATCGAAAACGATTTCACCCGTGATAACTTCCGATCATTCGTGAAGAAGCTTGTTCGAGATCGTTTAACCTACGATAAGATTAACTTCGAGTTAGTCTACTCTAAAGACAAAAAGTTACACAACTTCAAAGCTGTCGACGCCTCCACTATTTACGTTGCGGTAGACGACAAAGGTAAGGAACGGAAAGCTAAAGACGGTACAAGGTATGTACAAGTCATAGACGACAAAGTAGTTGCAGAGTTTAAGGCTAAAGAAATGGCATGGGAAGTAAGTAACCCTAGAACAGATTTAACAATTGGTAAATACGGGTACCCGGAGCTTGAGATCGCTTTAAACCATCTTCAGTACCATGACAATACCGAAGTGTTTAATGCTAGGTTCTTTGCTCAAGGTGGAACAACCCGAGGACTACTACATATTAAAACAGGACAAGAACAGTCTAACCAAGCCCTTAACGCCTTCAGAAGAGAATGGACTTCAATGTTCAGCGGAATCAATGGAGCATGGAAAATTCCTGTTATTACTGCTGAGGATGTCAAATTCGTTAACATGACCCAGTCTTCTAAAGATATGGAGTTTGAGAAGTGGCTTAACTACCTGATCAACGTTATCTGTTCTATCTATTCTATTGACCCATCAGAAATCAACTTCCCGAACCGAGGAGGAGCAACTGGTCATTCCGGTAATACCTTGAATGAAGGCAGCAGTGCTGAGAAGTACCGTAACTCGAAAGACAAAGGACTAGAACCTCTATTGAAATTCATCGAGGATGCTGTTAATAAATACATAGTGTCGCAGTTTGGAGATAAGTACGTATTTAACTTTGTTGGTGGAGATGCCAAAACAGAAGCAGAAATTATTTCTATTCTCGAGTCTAAGGCTAAAATCGGACTTACAATTAATGATGTTCGTAAAGAACTTGGTTACCCTGAAGTTGATGGTGGAGATGTAACCCTTGCAGGCGTTCACGTACAGCGTCTCGGACAAATCATTCAAGAGAAGCAACTAGAATACCAACGTCAGATGGATGCTAACCAGTTTATAGCCCAGCAGACTGGTTATAACGGGAATATGGACAATGTTAACGGTAAAGATTCATTCAATCAAGACGTCGGTAAAGACGGACAGTCTAAACACCACAATAACACAAATGCCACCCCGCAAGGCGGCAAAGACGACAACGGTAATGTAGTTAATGACTGGGAAGCATAATTCCCGGTCATGCCCTTTTCCGTAACTAAGTAGTGTATCTGCTATATTATGGACAGTAACATTTGTGTAACGAAGGGTAAAACATCAAACTATGTTATGATAGAAGGGAGGAAAGCCCTTGGAAGCTCTTAGTAAAAAGGTAGAGGTTTTTGTTCCTATTGACCTAGAAGAAACGGTTAAGAAAAATTCTGCCGATCCTCAAGAAAAATCATGGTACCTTAAAGGTTACGCTACTACTCCTGATCTTGATTTACAGGATGACATTGTGGACCCTAAAGGATTATCAATTAATTACTTCATAGAACAGGGATATCTCAACTACGAGCACGAGAGAGGTAAGGACTTCATTATTGGGGTTCCTACTGAAAACTGTTATGTAGATGATGTTGGTCTGTTTATAGAAGGAAAGCTCTATAAAGGCAACCCGTATGCAGTAGAGATGTGGAATCACGCTCAAGAAGTTAAGAAGTCCGGCATTCATCGTCCGTTAGGATTCTCTATTGAAGGTTTCGTTAAAAAACGGGACCCGCAGGACAAACGAATTATCAGAGAGTGCATGATTACAAATGTCGCTGTAACTACAAATCCAGCTAATCCTCAGACTGGATGGGAAGCTTTTGCAAAAAGCTTTATAACAGGGTATGAAATTAGCCCTGATAAACAAGTAGATGCCGCTGCTCTTCGAGTAGAATCTTTCGGGCGTAGTATACATAACTTAGCTCAGTCTTATAAGTACTTCGAAAATAAGAAAGACTTCGAGACAATGTGGAAAGATGTAGGCAGTTACTTAGATGCGATGGGACGGACTTCTCCTGAGAGTGCTGTAGTATTCTTACAGCTCGCAAAAGGGATGTCAAGAACAGAAGCCATTAAAAAAGTTGATCAAATTTTAAGAGCAAGAGAGGAGTAGACAAATGGGTAAAGAATTATCACTTAAGCAGATCGCTGAAGAGTTAGATGAAGCTGTAGAACAGCCAATCGAAAAAAGTGACGAAGCCGAAGTTAAAGAAGATGTTGAAAAAGCTGACGCCGCTGAAGAGAAAGAAGAAGTAAAAGAGCAAGAAAAAGCGGAAGGTGAAGTTGAAGAAGTAAAAGAGGAAGAGAAATCCGAGGTCGTTGAAGAGGCTAAAGAGGAAGAAGCAGCTGAAGAGGTTGTCGAAGAATCCGAAGAAGCTGAAACTGTTGAAAAGTCGAAAGACGAGGAAGCAGAAGACAAGGATGAGAAAGACGAGCCTGCAAAGAAAGACAAGAAAGAAGATAAAGGTAAGAAGAAAGACAAAGCAAAAGAGAAAGAAGAGGATGAAGAGGCAGTTAAGAAGAGCGCATACGAGCTCGCAGTAACTGAGGACGTCGTTCAAGTCTTTGAATCCGTTGTTAAGTCTTATGGTAAAGTTCATAACTCCCACGCTGAGTTAGCTAAAGAAGTCGAGAGTATGAAAAAGACTCTTGAAGCAGTTCTTAAAGCTGTTAGTAAACCCGAAGGCTCTATCAATGTAAGCGGCGAAGCGATCACTCTCCCAGCTGAAGAAGAAGTTGTTGTAAAGTCCGAAGAAGAAGTTCCGGAAGGCAAAGCAGCTGAGTATGTTACAAAGTCAGTTATTGACGGAGCAGCTGGTGTACCTGAAGCTTCTACTGAAGAGTCTGCTGAAGCAGAAGCTCAAGAAGAAGTGGCAGAAGAGCCTAAAGAAGAGGTCTTTGACCCAAGGCAGCATCTTAAAGACGTTATTGCTTATTGCGATAAAAATGCTAAAACTATCAGTGCAGGAGATAGAGACACTGTTTTCCAAGCAGTATCCCGTGTTAAGCGAGGATATCCTACACCACAAGACATTGATGTTTTCAAAGAAATCGTAAAAGACCAAAAAAATCAGTAACAAGTGTTATATTATTAGCAGAACACCTTAAAGGGTTTTGACTAGAGAGTTCCTTCCTCCTAACTTTCTAGTCTCCTTTATCTGAATATTCCGAAAATTATACATAAGGATAGAAGGGAAGATACATAAATGAGCGATTCAAAATTCCAAAAAGGACAAGCAGGCTTACCAAATGAAGCTGTTGAGTTCCTTAAAAAGACTTTCACGACTGGTTATTCAATTAACTCAGACGACCAACATGACGCAGCAGCTTTACGATACGAACTACTTGACGATGAGGTACATGTACTAACTTGGGGTAACGATGATTTCACGATCTACCCAATGTTGAACAAGTCTCAAGTAACAAGTACTGTATTCCAGTACCCAATCTTCCAGCAACACGGACGTACTGGTGCAAGCCGTTTCGTACGTGAGGTTGGCGTAGCACCAATCAACTCTCCGAACTTACGTCAAAAGACCGTTCGCATGAAGTTCTTATCTGACACTAAACAACAATCTCTTGCAGCTGGTTTGGTTCGTAACGTTTCCGACCCGATGACTTTCTTAACGCAAGACGCTGTATCAGTTCTTGCTAAGACTATTGAGTGGGCTACATTCTACGGAGACGCTGCTCTATCTAACGAGTTAGACGACCAAGCAGGACTAGAGTTTGACGGTTTACACAAACTTATTGATCAGAAGACTAACGTTCTTGACATTCGAGGCGAAGGACTTACTGAACAAATCCTTAACAAAGCATCTGTTATCGTTGGTAAAGGTTATGGTATTGCTACTGATGCATTCATGCCTATCGGTGTACAAGCTGACTTTACAAACAGCTTACTTAACCGTCAAAGAGCGCTTATGCCATCTGCTGAAGGCGGAATGTCTACTGGTTTCGCAGTAACTGAGTTCCTTTCAAGCCGAGGTAAAATCACGTTACACGGTTCTACAATCATGGAGAACGACAACGTTCTTATCGAAAACCGTATGCCTGAGCAAAACGCTCCACTTCCAGCTCGTGAAGTTAAAGCAGCTGTTAAGACTAACGCTAAAGGACAGTTCAACAAAGACGAAGACAATGTACTTTCTTACAAAGTTGTAGTACACGCTGAAGGCGCTGAGTCTGTTTCTACCGAAGCAGTAGAAGCTACAATCACAAACAACACTGATGCAGTAGAACTTACAGTATCTTTACAGCCTATGTACCAAGCTACTCCTCAGTTCATTACAATCTACCGTAAGGGTGCAACAACTGGACACTACTTCCAAATTGCTCGTGTACCAGCTTCTAAAGCTAACGAGAACAACCAAATCGTCTTCACTGATACAAACGATGTCATCCCTGAAACAACTGATGTATTCGTTGGTGAGATGAGCCCTAACGTTATTAGCTTGCTTCAATTGCTACCTATGATGAAAATGCCTCTTGCACAAATGAACGCTACAAACACGTTCACTGTGTTATGGTACGGAGCTCTTGCACTTTATGCTCCTAAGAAATGGGTTCGCATCAAGAACGTTCGTTATATCCCTGCACTAGCGGCTGAAACTTCAATCACGCAATAAGCAGAACATAACTAAATAGAAAAAATTCATAGGGAGCAGACAGAAAATCTGCTCCCTTTTTATTTAAAGGAGAGGAAAAAACATGACATTAATTAACGAGAATCTAGCAGGACTTAAAGTAGCTTCTTCTTTCGGAGAACTTTCATTCAACGAAAAAGGTGAATGCCACGATCTCAAAGCAGATCAAGAGAAGGCTTTTGAAGGCTTAGCAGGCTACACAGTAGTCACCAAGGAAGAGAAGAAAGAAACAAAGGTAGAAAAAGCCAAGGAAGAAAAGAAAGAAGCAGTAAAAGAAGATAAAAAAGAAGAGCCAAAGAAATCAAAAAAGCCAGCTGCTAAAAAAGAAACTGGTAAGAAGTAAGAATACTAAGGAGGGTTACGACCGTGTTTACTAACGAAGAAACGGGACAACCGTATGGGCACAATAACCCCAAGAATATCAACCTCGAGGATGTAAACAAATACACGCTGAAGGATTATGGACTCACTACAGATGCTGTAAAGTTGAACCACTTCGGGGTTAGTGTTACTGATCCAAGGACTGGTGAATATCTACCGGATGCGTTCTACGAATCTAAAATCGAGGCTGCTGTTGCACAAGCTGAGAAAATGTTAGACATCGTAATCCTCCCTAGAGTTCTGACCGAGCACCACGACTTCCACAGTAACGATTATACTAGCTACACGTTTATACACACTTTCCACAAACCTATCCTACAGGTAGAGAAAGTTACCCTTGAATACGGAGAAGGAACACTATACAGATATCCTACTCGATGGTGGAGAGTATACAATCTCCCGGGACATCTACAGATGATGCCAAACACGTTACTTTCCGGCGGTAATGACGGATTGTCTCTAGTGCAAGCTTTTACCGGTTACCCTAACGTATCAGGGCTGCCGCAAACAAGCGGAAGACACTATGCTCCGCAAATGTTCCACGTTGAATATGTGGCTGGAATGCTCCCTCCGTCGAGACGAGGAGTTACGGCACCTAATGAAATGCACCCTGACTTATGGAACATGATTATTAAGCTAGCGCTTAAAGAAGTGTTCGAGCAGTGGGGAAGACTTATCATCGGTGCTGGTATTGCGAACATGTCGATAGACATTGATGGAATATCACAAAGTATCGACACTACTCAGAGTGCTATGTATGGTGGGGCATCGGCAGATATCGTGCAGCTTAACGAAGATATCGAGAAGCTTCGAGTAGGCTTAAAATCGTACTACGGAAGCAACTTAGGACTTATCTAAAGGAGGGTAAACCATGTCAGAGAAACCAGCTATACTGGGAAGTACTCCAGCTACTGAAAGACCTGCCATTAACGGGTCCATGTCCCAAGCTAACATACGGGCAGACATGCTTGACGCCGCAACACTCAATGTCAGTATGCCCGCCCTTTGGGAACGATCCTATCTTTGCCCTTGTCGAGATCGTAGTACGAGACAGCCGAGTCAGTCATGCAAAATTTGTAGAGGGAGAGGGATTGGTTATCTCCCTCCCGTTCGTATCGACCTAATGGTGCAGTCTCAAGATAAGGGCTTGTTTAACGGAGACTTAGGACTTATGGACTCCGGGACAGCAATAGGTACCCCGCAGGACAGATCATTAACGATATCGTTCCGAGATCGAATAACACTACCACATACTAGTGTATCCCAGTCCTTTATTTTTGACGTCTCGGATAGACGCATCAAGAACGGGTTTTTTATGGTGTACGATGTTAAAGAAATTACCTTAGCTATGTCAATCAATGGAGAGCTAGTTGAAGGGGAAGACTACACCGTAGACTTTAAGAGCAATTTGTTTTTCCCTAGTGAAAAGTTGAAAGGGAAAATCATCTCCATAAACATTATGACAACTTTAAGATATATGGTAGCAGACCTGCTTAAAGAGCACCGATACGCACCTACTCAAAAAGCGACAGCCGAACGAATGCAGCAGAAACTTCTCCTAAAGAGAGAAGATATATTCATTGATAAAGAGGCGTTCGAACTGGGTGCGAGTAACGAAGAAGTGCAGCAAATGATTGATCCGAAACGTAAACCTTCCACTGATGGGCTCAACGGCTTCTTCAGGAACGGAGGTAATCGCCTTGAAGAGTCGTAGACCGAGACTGTTTAAAAACCCGCAAGCGCCTAAGACAGCAATGAAGAACTTAGGAAACGCCCTCATTCAGAAAACAATAGATGCAGGGGCAGAGGCAGCATCCATGTCCCAGCAGAACACTAGAGGAACCAAAGTAGAGATTACTCGGAAACCTAAGTACCTACAAGTGACTGAGAAGCGTTTAGACAACCTAGGAGTAATAGACCTCAAACAGTATTTCTCTCGAAGTTCTCATAAGCATATGAAGAAAGGCGGAGGTTGGTACCTGAGAGTCCCTATAAGACGTAAGAGACGAGATATGACTAGTAGGATGTATCGACAGTTAAACGCCTTTGACATCGCTCCTAGTGAACAAAAAACAGTCGTCTCTAACTACTTATATGATCGTAGACAGCAATCAGGGGCAAGTATGTTAAACTACCAGCCAAAATCGAATAACATCACTAAGATCAAGACAAGAACAAACAGGCACACATATGTGGCATTCCGAACCGTATCAGATAAATCCCCAGCAAACAGCTGGATTATTAATAGAGACCGAGTTAACTCAGATGACACTTCTAAAACGTTCGTTAGCAACGTCAACCGACTAATGAAGTGGAAAATGAAGAACGGTTGGAAGTAGGAGGTAGTACCCGTGATAGTAAGTGTTGACACTTATTTACATGACCAAATCGAAGAGAAACTCAAAATAATCCTTGAGAACCGTTATATTATAGAGGAAATATTAAAAGGCGTTAAGCCCAGTATTGCAAACAACTTTATAAACGCTTATGCAGGCGATACAGTCAACGAGATACCTATAGTATACGCTATGCCTCAAGACAGGCATATGCAACGTGGAGCTATCTATATTGGACTCCGAGAAGGTGCAGAATCGTTCACTAGTATGGGTAACCTTGAAGGGACCTACCAGTTTGGAGAAGGTGGGTTAATCACCGAATCTGCTATAATTAAAGAGACGGAAGACAAAACAAGGTTATACATAGAGGTGGAGCAAGTTATAGGTGAGCTTGTCAATGTCCAAGAGATCATATTCTCTGCTGCGGACAACATGACAAAGCAAGGTAGACGAATTTATTTTGCTTATGACGAGAGCTTAGTTGGTATGAATGTAACCGTCAATTATGAAGCTAAGAAAGACGAAGAAGTTGGTTTCAAGCAGGGGTTCACCGCCACAGAGCAGTACTCTATTCTTGCGATATCTACGAACATGGACACGGTAAGGTGCCTTGACTTGATCATAAAAGCTATCATGATCCTCATGAGAAGCAACAAAGAAGAGAGTAATAACTTCCAGCTTCAGAAGCTACAGTTCGGTCAAACTGAGGAGATACCGGTAAACACAGATACTACACCGGAACTTTTATACGGTAGAGAGACTATTGTATCCTACACGTCGTCTTATAGTTTAGACGCTCCACTTACCGATGCAATACTTGAACATATTCAGGTGAAAGTCCATGTCAATAACGAAGAGGAGGAGCACGGAAATGGCTGAAAAGAAAAACGCCAAGCAAACGAAAGAAGTTAAAGAAGTGAAAAAGGCTGTATATCCAAAGCCTAGATCATATATCCACATTGATACTTTCTTACAGACTGCACAGCAGCTCTTTGACCTTTCCTCAGTAGAGGTAGCAGGGTTTAAGGCTAAGATGCGAGGTCGACACTACCAGCACGACGAGAAAGTATTTTTGGACGAATTAAAGAAACACTTCAAAATTGAAGACTAATAAAGGATAGAAAGGAAGATATAGATAATGGCAGAACAATCATATGGTCACAGCAGAGTCCGTCCAAGAACTGAGATTTTTCTTGATTCAAGTTCATTAGGCGCTGCAAACCCGACATCTGAAAAATCACTTATCTTAGTAGGTTCCGCTAATGGTGGAGAACCTCATACGCCAGTAACAATCACAAACTACGCTCAAGCTCGTGACATCTTCCGTGGCGGAGAATTGTTAGACGCTATCGAGTTAGCTTGGAACCCGTCTCCAAACGTTTCAGGAGCAGGAAAGATCGTAGCTATTCGTACAGATGAAGCAACACAAGCTACTTTAGCTCAAGGTGGGCTTACTTTTAAGTCTAAATTGTACGGTGTAGATGCAAACTCCATTCAGTTAGAGCTTGCAGACAATACCCTTACGAATGCTAAACGCTTAAGCATCTACTTCACAAAAGAACGCTATGAGAAAGTGTACGACAACATCGGTAACATCTTCAGTGTTCAGTATAGTGGAGAAGAAGCTGCGGCAACTGTAAAGGTTGAAGTAGATTCATCTTCTAAAATGGCTACTCGTTTAATCCTAAGCGTGGGAGACGATGCTGAGTCGTTGACTGCTGTTCGTACTTACGAATTAGGACAAGGTGTTTACCAAGACGTTCACGTACTTGTAAACGACATTAACAACCTTCCTGACTTTAAAGCTAGCATGAACTCTCTTGGTGGAAACAAAAACATCTACACTGACTACCTAGATGCGCTTACTGAAACAGACATCAAAGGTAAAGACGCAGTAGTTAAAGCCATTGGTGCTGATCTTCAAAACCAAATCGAGAACGATACATATGTAGAAGTAGAAGTTAACCGTCTACAAGCTGTTCCTGACACTATCGCACTTAAGAACCTTTCAGGTGCTAAGACAGAACCAGCTCCTGCATCTTGGGCTAGCCTGTTTGCTAAAGTAGCTGACATGGGTGCTTACTACATCGTTCCATTGACTTCAGATGCAGCAATCCACGGAGAACTTTCTCAGTTCCTACGTGACGAGTCAAACAACGGAGCACACTTCAGAGGCTTCGTAGGGGCAGGAATTAACGAATCCCTTGAATCTCTAAGAGGTCGTCAGATGAACCTTCGTAACGCTCGTATCGGGCTTGTAGGGGCATCAGGATCACGTAGAATGTCCGATGGTCGTATCTACAACATTCCGGGCTATATGACAGCTGCTATGATCGCTGGTATTGCTAGTGGACTTGAAGTAGGAGAGCCATTAACGTACAAACGTGTGAACATTGAGTCCCTTGACCGTAAATTCACAGGAGATCAACTTGACCAGCTAAACAGCTCAGGAGTAATCATGCTTGAGTTTGTAAGAACTCGTGCATCTTCTCACTTCCGTGTTGTAAGTGATCCAACTACTTACAACGTAAGCACTGAGCCAGTTCAAAACCGTATCTCCCTTGGTGAGATTTCTGACTTCTTGACAACTGAGCTTCGTGAAGTTCTTGACAACGAATTTGTCGGTACTCGTATCAGACAGACTTCTGCATCTATCATCAAGAACCGAGTAGAGTCATTCCTTGACCAACAAAAAAATGTTGGCGGACTAATCGTTGACTATAACCCGGACGATGTTCAGGTTGTTATTAACGGCAACACAGCCCGTATCAACTTAACAGTTCAACCTTCTCAAGGTCTTGACTTTATCAACGTTTACATGACTTACGAGGATAACGAACTTACTGCTTAATTTAACCGGGGGAGCGAGTCTCCCCTAAACTTATAGAATAGGAGTGAAAACCTGTGGCAAGTGTTACTAACCAATCCGTACATACTGGTAATACGGTATACTTCATGATTAAAAACGTACCGATCGCACGGGCACAATCTATCTCAGCTGAACGTTCTTTCGGAACTACTGGGGTATACCAAATCGGTTCTATCATGCCGCAAGAGCACGTATATCTTCGTTATGAGGGCTCTGTAACAGTAGAGCGTTTCCGAATGAAGAAAGAAAACTTAGCTAAACTAGGTTTAGCTGCTCTTGGAGAAGAAGTACTTCAAATGGACATCATGGATATCGTACTTTACGATAACTACACACAAGAAGTTATCATCGCATATCGTGGATGCTCTATTGATACATACAACGAAACTACAAGCGTAGGAGAAATTACGTCAGAAAGCGCACGCTTCTATTTTTTAACATCTGCGAATGTAAGAAGCTAATCATTGATACACCAACGATTAAGAGACCTTTAAGGTCTCTTTTTTTATTGTTTACTTTTTTCATATTGCGAGTTTTTAGTTCCTTATGCTACATTATAAGTATAAAATACAGAGGAGGTCTTTGCAATGCCAGCTAAGCAACCATACAGTAAAATTAGAGACATGTTTAAAGATCAAGGATACGAACTTGTTACCAAAGAGGAAGACTACAAGAACTCAACGACTAAGGTACATATCATTTGTGATAACGGTCATAACCATGAAATGTATCCGAAAGATTTCAAAAACGGAGTTAGGTGTGCCAAGTGTAAAGGATTAGCTAGGCACACATATGAGGTTGTTAAAGAGACAGTGGAGAAGGAAGGACATACTCTTTTAAGTGGCACCTATACGAACAACAGAAGTAAGTTACATATAATTTGCCCTCACGGTCACTCCATGTACACTTCTTTTGATAGATTTAAAAGAGGAGATCGTTGTCGACGTTGTCGGTCTAGTAGAGGGGAGAATGTTATCAGGTTTATACTGAACGAGGTCTTACCAAGCAATGTTGAAGTAACCGAACAGAAATCCGTACTGTACAAAGGTAAAAAATATGCTTTCGATTTCTTTATAGACACAGGAAGAGGTACCTATATCGAGTACGACGGCGAGCAGCATTTTAGACCTGTTGACTTTTGGGGAGGGGCGCAGGGGTTTAAAGATCAAAAATACCGAGACAAACAGAAAGAGGAGTATGTAAAACAAAAAGGAGCTGGCTTGCTTCGTATACCTTACACTATATCTACTCCTGAAATTTACGAGGCTATCATTAATTTTTTAAAGGACGAGGTTAGTGTAGAACCGCTTGACGCAGAGAAGTTATCCAACGCAGAGTACTATGGAAAGTATACCTTCTCTATGAACGATGTTGCGGAGTTCTATAAACACCACACTGTAAAAGAGACGGCTAAACAATTTAACCTAAACGAAGCCACAGTCCACAGGTACTTCATTCAGGTTTACGGGGTAGCTAAGAGAGTAATGAAGAAACAACAAATAAAGGAGGAGATGGCAAAGTACTACCTTACTCACTCTAACAAGGAGACACAAAAGAAATACAAAATTAGCGATAGGACACTTCAGACGTACTTTAAAGAAGTATACGGTACGGATAAGACTAACTATCTAAAGAGCCTAGATTCTACTTCCTGACTTCTGCAAACGTGCGAAGCTAAAAGAGACTTTCGAGTCTCTTTTTTTTTGTTTTCACAAGTTTTATAAAAATATAGTTGACTTAAGCAGGAAAAGACTGTAACATACAGAGTATCAAACGAGTATTAGGAGGAGTTTTATAATGGTTAGAAAACCTATGGAAGACTACTATGGAGCTATTGTTACTAAAAAGCAAGAAAAAGCTTTAAACAAGTTGAGGGACATGTACAGCAGTTACCTTTCTTTGGCGGATTATGTCGAGAGGGAGTGGGAAACTTGGAGTAAGGGGGCGTCACTTCACGACGAAGAGTCTCAATTTATTCCTCTAGGGGAACTACCATTGAGCTATGTAATCGCAGCAGCGTCATCAGGGGAATACTCTACAGTGGCTAAAGTAGAGAAGGTTATTAAGAGATTTATTGAAGATAACGAGATTAGTGACCCTGAAGTTAAAAAAATCATAGAGCAGTTGGAAGAAGAAATCAATAAATACGATTATTAGGAGGGAAGGTTAAATGAAAAAGAAATTATTAGCACTAACGATTGGATTAATGGCAATTCTTGTAGCAGCCTGTGACAGTGAGGCAGACGTAGTATCTAAAAACATCTCAAAGTCTTCGGACTCATTCGATGTTCAGCGGAGGATCGTTTTCTTTAACGGAATTACTGATAAGTACCTTTTGACTGTTGAGGGTTTATGTGCTCTTGGTAACAGCGATAGTGACCTTCGTATGACGGTTACTTGTAAAGTAGGGAAGAACGAATACAAGAAACACTATCTCGGACTAAGCGACAACGTGAGTTTCTTTGCAGAGCAGCTGGAGCCAAACAAAGAGGACCCGTTCCGTTACAAGATTCTGTTCCGTCCTGAGAATATCATCCCGGATATCGAATTACAGACAAGCAAAGATAAATAATCTGATCTAATTAAAGACCCTAACGGGTCTTTTTTACTACTCTCTATGTTACAGTTGTGTTACAATCGTCCTAATTTGTAGATTAAGGGTAGCGTATGTGTTACATTAGAGTAAGTACATAAGAGTGTACAAAACCTAGAGAGGGGCAACACAATGAATTTGAAGAAGGTAATCATTACTTGTGCAGTAACAGTAGGTGCGTTATTTTCGAGCGCAGGCGCTGCATCAGCTTACGACAGAAACAGCGTGGTTGACTATCTAGCCGCACAAGGAAAAGATGCAAGCTTCGAGAACAGAACAAAGCTTGCAGGATCAATTGGTATCTCTGCATACCGAGGTTCTGAAAAACAAAATATTACTTTACTAAGCAAACTACGAGGAGAATCTAGTGCCGTTTCCTATAAGACTGCTAAAAAATCTTCACCTGTTGTAGAAAGCAAGCCCGTCGCAGAGCGTAAACCATCTGCTAACGGAAGGAGCTTACAGGTAGTCGCTACAGCATACACAGCTTATTGCTACGGATGCTCAGGGATCACAGCTACAGGAGTCGATTTACGATCTAACCCTAATCAAAAAGTTATTGCCGTAGACCCTAATGTAATTCCTCTTGGCTCTACTGTATACGTTGAAGGGTATGGACAAGCCATTGCAGCAGACACAGGCGGAGCAATTAAAGGAAACCGCATTGACATCTTCATGCCAAGTCAAGCAGACGCATTACAGTTTGGTCGTAAAACAGTAAATGTTACAGTCCAAAATTAACAGGAGATTATTCTCCTGTTTTTTTTTATTTCCTATTGACATATGCTTCTTAACAGAGTATTATTACCTTACAGAGAGAAAAATAAATTACTAGGGAGCGTGACTGAATAATGGAAAAGATGTACACAGAAAGAGAAGCAAACCGTATGTACGCAGAATACTTAAAGCAGCAGGTGATCTATCATCAGTCTAGGATTGAAATGGTACAAGAAGAACTTAAAGGCGTAGTAGAAAAAATAGAAAAACTAGACTCAATTAGCCTTCCGCTGATTGATGCTAATAAAATAGAAAATAACATTGAGGACCAAGAGGATGAAATTGCAGCAACTGTAAAGATGTACAACCAAAAGCATCAAGTTATGTATCCTAACACAGTGGTAGACAACAACGATGATGTTCCTCCTCCATTTGAAGGTCCAACTAAGGCTATAAACACTAGTAAGGGGAAAAGACGTGGCAAGTACAAAACATCTAGGGCAGGAGCAGAAAGACGAGATGTTAAGAAAGTTGCTAGACTCATTGTAAACATCCTAAAAGAAGCTGGAGAGCCACTCACCCTCAATGAGATCAAACTAGAATTAGAGGGACGAAAAATTCCGACACACTCAATATACGCATTATTGCAGCAGGTGAGAGAATACGAACCAAGAATTGCAAAAGCAAACTGGGGTTACTACCGATACAAAGGGGAGTAATCCCTTTTGTATGTTATAATGTAAATAGGACACTATTCACTGCTATATTATTAGTAAGGACATTACATAGGAGGATTCAAACATGTCAGAAAATTTAGATAATAATTTAGAAAAAACTGCTGAAGAGCGGGATGTTGAAAAACAGTTCGAGCAGAAGAAGGTTATTGACCGGGTCATTCGAGGTGTGAATGACGTATTTGAAAAGGACTACGATTTCAAGGAGTTCGACAGAACAATTAAAATCAAATTAAGAGTTCCGAATGCCGTTGACGCTGGGAAAATTCATTCTCGAACAGCAGCCTACTTAAACGGTATGAACAACTATGCCAGTGAGTACTTTATCACTGTGTTTGACACATTATCTGCTTTAAGAATTGTAGGTATTGACGTTCCTAAAGAACTAGCAAAAGACGAAGACATTTACAACTTCGATCCACTATACATAATCGGGAAGGATTACCAAGCGTGGTTAAACTCCTTTCGAAGCTGACTTACACTCTTTAGGAGGGGCAAAGGCTTTATCTAGGACCCCTTACATGAGAAACTTGTGGGCAATCATGAAGACCTTTAATGTTCTTCCTACCGACCCTAACTTCCTAGCTTTAACAGACCATCAAATTCATTTCATGATTATGTCTATGAATGAAGATGCCCGTGAGATGGAGCTTGCTAGAAAAGGTCTCACAGTGGATTCAGAACACTATGACACAAACTTCGAAGATGAAGTGTGGAACAGAGAAGTTGGAGATTGGGATGTACTTAAAGATGGTCATGATGCTGATGATATCGCTAAACAAGTTGAGAAACTTACTAAGCAGGAAGACATGAAAAACCTTGATAGCAAGTTCGATGGTCTCGATGAGTACAATCAGTACAGAGAAGACGGCGGACAGACTGTCAAGGAAACAGAAGTCGAACAGTACATGAACAAACGACTTCAAGAGGCTCTTGATAAGGCAAAAGATATAGAAGCTGCTGGCGGTAAAGGGAAACTTGTAGATGATCGAAAGATCATCGAAGGTAAGCAAGCCGACAGTACGGCAGCACTTAACAAAGAAGTAATGGACAAGTCTATCGCACTGTTTAATGGTGACGAAGATGACGATGATGACTTCACTGCATTATAGGGTAAGGGTTATACACCCTTACCCCATTTTTATGAAAGGAGAGTGATCTTGTGGCTAACGTAGAACAGTATATCTTTAATGTCGATGCCGAAACCCGGCAGGCGGTGACTAAGCTTCAACAACTGGAAAAGCTTATGCAAAACATTGAAGACATCCGTAACAAGGGCGTAGACAACTATTCGACGACTACTCAAAAAGATATAGACAAAAGTATGCGATCCATGTCGCAATTAACTAGAATGTACCGTAGCATGAGCAGCGATTTAAACCAGCTCAGAGAAAAGATGCGAGACATGTCTTCCGGCTTGCAGATTCCAAAAGGAGCTACTGAGCAACAGAGACAAGAAATCAATAAGCTTAAGCAAACAATGGACGATCAATCTCGTGCGGCAATTATGCAGCAAAGACAGTTACAGAAAGAGTACGAGAAAACTCTAGCTCGCCATAGAGAGACTGCAAGTTTCCAGCAGAAGGCTAGTAAAGATTTTAAACATATCTTCAATTCAAACGATGTCTTCAACTTACCTACCGGGGCTGAAAACTTCGACAGGTCTAAACGTATTATGCAGCAAATGGCACAAGATACAGATGGGGTTACAAGTAAAGTAAAAGACCTCAAGTCTCAGATTCAAGAAGTGCTTAAGCTGGACCGTCGTTCAGAGAGCTTGTCAAGACGAGCTGAAGCTTCTAACTACATGTCCTACCAGCAAGCATCGAACTTCAAGAAGGACTACTTCACAGCTACCCAAGACTATACAAGACAGCGAGAACAAAACCTTAATGAAATGACCAAGATAGGACAGAAACGTACAGAGATCAGTGGTCAGATCAAGGAAATTGAAAACAACCCAGCAGCGACACAAGCAGAGATCGACAAAAAAGTTGCTCTTCAACAAACGATTGATGCATTAGACAAAGAACGAGAAGCACGTATGGAGTTCGACCGTATCCTTAACAGGACTACAGAGAACATGAAACAGTACAACCAGCGTATCACAAAGAACGGCGGGGTTGAAGTTAAGCCGGAACGGGGAACAGCTCTAGGTATGGCTTATGAACGTGCCCCTGCTTTAGGTTTTGCGATGACAGGTGCTGTAGGTGCCGTAGCGGGCGGATTATACATGCAAGGCGCTTCCTTGAATAAAAGTATGCGTGACGATGTCATTGGTATGGGGAGCCACGCAGGGTTAGAAGGAGATCAGTGGCGTAGTCAAATTAGGGATGCTGCACTCAACGGTGGACTACAAGACAAGCTAGGTTTCACCGGACAGGAAATGATGCAGTTCCAAAGTGGATATATGTCTGCTAATGGATTTACAAACATGGACGACCTTAACTCGGCAATGACTAACCAAGCAAGATTCTCTCGTTCAGCTGGGATCGACGCACAGACTACAGGTGACTTCTTTAGCTCTATGTTCAAGACAGGAGCAGTTAGCGGTAACCAAGTGAGAGACATTCAAGATGGTTTCATTGGTGCCATTAAACAGAGCGGTATGGAAGGTCGAGAAAAGGACCAACTGAAAGCTCTACAAGGACTTCTAGGAAGTGTTTCTAACGGAAGAGCCCTTAGCAACCAAGATGTTATGAACGTTATGGGTATGCAGTCTATGCTAGCAGGCACAGGAGTTAGATCACTCCAAGGAGAGCAAGGCGGGCAGCTTCTAACTAACATGAACGAAGGTTTACGTCAAGGGGTAAATAACCCACAACTGCGTCTTCTTATGGGTCAAGGTACCAAGTACCAAGGTTTAGGCGGAAGTTGGGAGCTTAGACAACGTATGGAGAAGGGGATAAGTGATCCTGACAACATACGAGACCTTGCAGCAGCTGCGGAGAGTGTCACTACTGACGAGTCCGGGCAAAACGAGGCGTTCGCAAGAATCGTCCAATCTCAGTTAGGAGTAGACATCACATCTTCACAAACAGAAGGATTAATGGGGCTTTACAGAGACGGATCACTAACACAGGAAAACCTACAAGGTATTCTCGAAGGTGACAAAGCAACAGGAGCAGAAGCAGGAGATGACAAACTAAATCAATACCAAAAGTCTCACGAGGCAACCGATAACCAAAGTGACGCAACCACACAGAAACAAGCTACGCAGCTCTACGACTATGGGGAAATTCTTCGTAAGGCTAACTCAAGCATGGCAGGTTTCAACGCAGCCACCTACGCAGGTATTGCCGCTATGGGCGCCTTTACTGCCGCAGCCCTAGCATCCGCAGCTTCATTGGGAGGGTCTGCACTACTTCGAAAAGTGGTAGGTTCTTTATCCGGTAGATTCGGTAGAGGACAGCACGCTACAGGAGGAGTTGGAGGAGCTACAACCTTTGCAGCAGGAACTGGCGGACGTCCCGGTGGAGGAGGTGGCGGAGGTGCCGCAGCAGGTGCCGCTGGAGCTGGAGGTATTGTTGGAGCAGATGGAAGACCTATATCATCCGCCGCAACCGCAGCGGCTGAAGGGGCATCCGGAGGCTCTAAAGGCATTCTCGGAAAGATTGGAGGATGGTTTGGTGGAGGTGGAGGCAGTGGAGCCGTAGAAGGAGCAGCAACAGGAGCTTCGGGCGGTATGCTGTCTAAAGCAGGTTCTTTCTTAAGCAAAGCCGCACTTCCTATCGGTATCGCAACAGGTGTAGGATCAATCGTTATGGCACCTGAAGATAAGAAAGGTGAAGCTACAGGTTCCGCAGCTGGAGGTATCTTAGGTGGTATCGGAGCAGGAGCAGCAGCGGGGGCAGCCCTTGGAAGTATTGTCCCGGGAGTCGGTAACATCATCGGAGGTATCGGTGGCGGTATTGTTGGAGGTATTGCAGGTAGTAGCTTAGGTGGATGGATTGGCGGAATGTTCGACGGAGGTAAAACTCAAACTGCTGAAGCCGCAACACAAACGAGCGAGACTACCTCAAAGGTACAGGAGTCTACGGTTAAGAATCAATTAGACAAAGAGAACACTAATACCAAAGATCGAGCAGAGACCAAGAGAACCGACAACATCGCTCAAGAGAGGGAGAACCTTAAGATTTACGAGAACCTTCTATCAAGAGCAGAAGCCATGCTTAACCAAGCTAGGTTGCAGAATGGTATCTTTGGGACCAATACATCTAATGATGCTACAGGTACAGTAGCTGCTAGCCCTCTCGAAGGGAATAGCAATGCTGAAAAGATATGGAACTTCTTCTCAGAAAAAGGATTTAAACCTTCTGCTATTGCAGGGATTATGGGTAACTTACAGCAAGAATCCGGTCTCGATCCTACCGCAAAGAATAGCTCTAGCGGAGCATTCGGTGTAGGGCAATGGCTTGGAGGACGCAAGAAGAATCTTCAAGACTACGCTAAGAAAAATGGTTTAGACGTCAATTCATTAGATACACAACTTCAGTTCATGTGGAAAGAGATGAACGGAGGGGAAAGTACCTTTAAATCTATACTGAATCGTAATGGTGGTATGGATGCCCTTAAAGGCGCTAACGTGTCTAACGCTACTGAGTTGTTCGAGAAAGCCTTTGAACGTTCGGGTGGATCGGCAATGCCAAAACGTCAAAAGTACGCCCAAGACTTCTATGACAAATTCGGCTCCTCTCAGTACAAAGACAACACTAAAGCTAGAGCAGCCTCTGCTACTGCTTCAAGTAGTAAGCTAGAGGTAAACTCAAACATTAACGTCTCCGTTAGTGGCAATGAGTCTGTAGCTGAAAAGGTTAAGAATAGTAGTGAGCTTAGAAAGATCGGGCAGGCAGTTCAGTCACGAGTCTACAGCTCAGCAAATTTCTATTCCAAAGAGACAAAGAGGGCGTAAAAGCTCTCTTTTGTTGTTTACAGAAAACTCAGAATACTCGTGCTATAATAGTATATGAGGGGGTTGATTTACTTGACAAAAAACATAAAGGGTGATTGTAAGTGACAACAGCAGTTAAAAGATACCCAACATTTAAAATATCATTTTATACACAAGAAAATTCTTATAACATAGTTTACGATACACAGAAAACACTAACCTCTAAAGACTTTGAAGAATCACTAATTTCTTTTAGTACAAAAAACTCAATGTCGGACGACAGTCCAGTGTTTTCTCTAGTTCTTTTAGCTAAGGAGAAATGGGACACGCTCCTAAGTTCGGGGGACGCAGTACGCATTAGAGTATACCCGGATAGAACAAAACCTAGCCCGGATAATCCATACATAATGGTGGGTATGATCTCTGATATTCGACGAGACGGTGAATACGCTGACGGAACAATCTTGTATCGAATTACTGGTCGAGCTATGACTAAAGCTCTGATAGATTTTGAAGTAGGGGTAATTCAAGAAGTATCTGCCAACGTTCCCACAGTAGGTTGGTTACCGGACGGAGAAGACAAAGGACTAAAATTCTCAGGTAACACCGCAGCAGGAATCGGGGACGAGCTAATGAATAGGTTCATATACCAGTATGCTACCTACGAGTTTGCAGGCGGGAAGAGTTTACCGGATTTCTTAGAACACAGTTTTTCTAGCTGGAAAGAGTATGAATCTCTCGGAGATAGCACACCTTTTATAAACTATGAAGGTAGTATCCGCCAGTTCCTTGACGATGTTACAGCAAAACCATTCAACGAGTTGTTCTTTGAGTTTACGAAGGACGGAAAATGTGCGGCTATGATGAGACCTACTCCATTCGACCCTGATAAGTGGGCACAGCTTCCTGTGTATCGGATAACTTCGGATGTTGTTGTAGAAGAGACGTTTGGTAAATCCGATGCGGAAATGTATTCATTGTTCGTGGTACAGGCACCTAACCTCGCAGAGTTCAACAATATTGATCTAGGGGTTTTCCCTAAATTCCACCCTGACTTGATTAAGAAGTACGGATACAAACGGTTAGACGCTCAAAACAGATATCTCCTGTCAGGGACAATTACTGCTTCAACGAATCCAAACGTTCAGAACATTACTGGAGACGCACCGAAGTATGGAGAAGTTTTAGGGCTTATTTCTGACAATAAGTTTGATGAACCCGAGGTTCTTAGAACACAGAGAAACGTGGTATTTTCTGAAATAGCTACCACATTCCCTACTTTAACAAAAGGCTCTATAAACAAAATTATAGATGCTCTAAAAGACAACGACCTTACAAGTGAGAGATATCGAGACATCCTATCGGAAACAGGTACGAGTGATCAAAAGCAAAGCGTAAATAAAGAGAACTCCATAGCTACTGACAAGCTTGAGGCATTCACACAAAAACTGTTTAACTGGTATTGCGAAAATGCCAATTTCTATAATGGAGACATACGTATTATCGGGTCACCCGCTTACCGAGTAGGATCGAAACTTTACTATGTTGACTTTGAGAGAGATACCACATGGGAGTTCTACGTAGAAGCCATTCAGCATGAGTTCAGCTTCGCTAATGGGTATACAACAGTAGTAGGTGTTACACGAGGTCTTCCTAATGGAGGTACTAATCGTTTCGGGAATTTATGGGGTAAATCTAAAGAGTTCTTAGGAGGGTACCTTGGAGAACTGTCCCTTGCTGAACTACAAAGAAAGAAACAAGAAGCTAGCAGTACTCCCGGAGATGGTAATGGGGGCGGAGACTGGGGAGGAGGCACAGGTAGTGGAGGCGCTATGGGCGCACTACAAACCGCACAGGCGGCTACTTCTCGAAAGTCTAAATACGTGTTTGGTGGAGGACGTACTGGCAAGAACCCATTCCTTGGAGGAACTGTACTAGTAGACTGTTCTTCATTCATATGGTGGTGTTTCTACCTCAACGGAGTTTCGTTAAAAGGAGGAAAGACGGGGATGACCACTGACACCATAGCTAGCGATCCACAACTAAGAACAATTAGCTCTAGGGGCTCTTCTAAAACAGCAGCAAAAGCACAATTGCAAAAAGGAGACCTTGTCTACTTTGATACATATAAGAGAGATGGACACATCGGGATTTATAACGGAAACGGAAAATTCATCGGAGCACAAAGTAGTAGTGGTATCGCTGAAGCAGACATGACTAGCGGATACTGGTGGCAGAAATTTAATGGACACGTCAAACGACTATAAGGTAGGTGAACAGCATGGCAGATTTTGAATTTGAAAACTTCCTAAACCCGTTAAACCCTATGAGGTTTCAAGCTAACTTAGGATCGGAACGAGAACGTAGATATAAAGAGGGAGATAAAGTAGTAAAGCTCTCCCTTGCCCGAGTCACAAAAGTTAACTATAAGTATAACACGGTTGAGGTTACAACAACAGTCTATAAGAACTCGACAGGAGGTAACCCTAACGACAACGGAAAGTTCTCGGCACGTCTCCCAGTAGCATTCGGAGGAACAACACCGGACGGAAATGTGTATGGCAGCAATACGTTAGTAACTGTTGGATCACTCGTGCTGGTTGGTTACCTCGAAGGAAGCAAAGATCAACCTATCGTTTTGAATATTTACGGGGACACAGATAACCAGTCACAACTAACACGAACAACGTTCTCTAGCGCTGATGAGTCTCAAGAAGCCATTCAGCAAGAGTTGTGGCAGTTATTTACTTTATATCCTTCTATGACCTATAGAAACATAGACGGTCACGGAAACCAAGAAGTAACCTTTTCAGGTAAGTCCTTCTTATACATAACTGACTCTGATCCTGACAATTCTTATGTACAGGACGGAGGATTCGATTATGACGACCTTCCTAGTTCCCGGTATGCAAACGGAGAACTGATAGAGCCAAAATCAGCAGCCTCCCCTACTGTGCTTTACGTCCATCAAGGTATCTACGAGAGCCACAGGGTAACATTCTTCATTAAGGCAGACGGTACAGTGAGAATGGGCAGCAGACATAAAGAGGGGACCGGAATCACCTTTATGGAGATGACTACCGATGGTACGTTCCATATTGTACAAAATAAAGGGACTACCGATCCCGAAGGAGAGCCGGAGAAGTTCTCTAAGATCGGAATAAACGATGACGGCGATGTCATCATGAAGTCAAGAGAACATGAACTTGCCGTCAACAGCAAAGGTGTATACATAAATGGCAAACCTATCTCTTCTTGGGGTGGAGGTGGAGAGCCCGGAGAGAACCCACTAGACGACATCATTAATGATCTCACGAAGATAAAAACAGAAATAACGGTCGTTAATGGTAAAATAGATATGAAGGTTAGTAGAGAAGAGCTTAATGTCGACCTCGAAGAAGTTGAGAGAAAGTCAAAGGAGCTTTATGACGGAGCTAAGAAAGAGATAGACGACCTCAACGAGGTGATCTTAAACCTTGACGAGTACATTGACGGAGCCTTCCAAGACGGGATAATTGACCAAGCAGAAGCTAAGGTCATTGAATCATACATAAACAGCCTTAGAACTGAAAAGGTTGATCTCGATGTCAAATATGAAGAAATGATTAGCAACGAGTACCTGCCTACAGAGCAGCACGATTTCTTAGAAGTCGCTAAAGGTGCCTATGATAGTAAGTTTGCAGAGCTCATTGACATCATTAATGCAGCAATTCAGGACGGGAAAATAACAGACGAAGATCGTCAAGCAGTAAACGGAGCTTTCCAAGACTACAGAACAGCCATTTCTAACCTCTCTGCGGCGTTTCAAAAGGCAGCAGATGCAATAGCCCTAGCGATGGCTAAATCGGCTGAGGATGCCGCTAGGAAGTATACAGAGGCACAGTTCACTATCCTAGACAGCGAGATTAAAAGTCGAGTAAAATCTGAAGAATTTACTAAAGCCGTTACAGATGTTAACACCAAAATAGCGGATGTCGAGAAAAAAGCAACAGAAGAGATACAAAACACTAATGACCGAGTAACAGAAGTCGAAAAGAAGGTGCCTTATAAGGCTGAGATTTTTAGTACCAACGGACTTGTGTTTAGGGACGGACTAATCAACACTACGCTGTTCTGTAAAGTGTTTAGAGGAGACCAAGAGATTACAGACTCACTTGACGCTAGCCGCTTTAAATGGACAAGAGTATCGGATGACTCTGCGGGAGACGATGCTTGGAATAGCGCTAACGCCGCCGGAAAAAAATCTGTAGTGATTACCGCAGCAGACGTAAAGGCTCGAGCAACATTTAACTGTGAAATTCAAGACGAATAAGGAGGAGACTTAAATGGCATTAACCGCAGGACAGATAACACTAACAAACCTGAACGATGCAAAACAGTACATATTGTACTTGAACGGTAATGTACGTACTCAAATATTTGATCCAAACAAAGGGACATACACGCCTAACTTTACAAGCAACAACTTAAGAATCACACCGGAGCTCTACGTTTCAGGAGGGGATGGAACTAACCTTCTCCCTTCTGCTAGTGTTAAGTCTCTCAAATGGTATGAGGGAACTCAAACGGATACTCCGTTAGCTGAGACCGATGCTGGCACAACACCTAGCGGACTAGCGTACTCGTTAACTACCGATCCGGCAACGGCTGCGGCTAAAACTCTTGTCATAAAGTCAAACCTCGCTAACCAAACAAATCAGATTTTTACTTGCGTTGTTACATACACAGAGACACTAACAAACTTCGACATTATCGTCAAGGCTAGTTTCGAAGTAATTAAAGTAGACAGTGGTATCTCAGGTGCGGATGCTTACTTTATCAACCTTTGGACTCCTAAAGGTGACACGATCCGTAACAGTGCAGGTAGAGTAGAAATTCAAGCCGACATGTATAAAGGCTCTGACAAAGTAACACCGACTGCGTTCAAGTGGTACATCCAAAATGCTGATGCCACTCCTGAGAACTTAGGGGATGCGGATGGCGGAGACGGGTGGGAGTTACTCACTTCTTCAAACAATCACGGTGTCACTGGATACACGACTTCAAAGATTTCAGTACCTGCGGGCGCAATTGACGGAGTAAAAGGATTCCGCTGTATCGCTACGGCACCTACAACCGGAGTTAAATATTCGGGTGTTGTTATCGCACGAGACTTCCAAGACCCTATTATGGCGGACATTCTCGGATCGTCTGTTTACAAAAACGGAGTAGGGTCTGTGGAATTTACAGCACAGCTAACTCAAAACGGTACAATCATTTCTACTAGCGACTTTAACTTTGCGTGGGCACTCTACAAGTCTGATGGAGAGCTAGTCAAAAAGTATACATCGGTTACCGGAGATAAAGTAACTGTTCCTTCTGCGGATGTAAAAGGAACGAGTAACCTTATTGTCGACGTTAGCAAAAAGGCAGTCCAAGGACGAATCGTCTCTTCAGGACAAAAGACACTTGTAAACTTGAATGACATTGCTACTTCACCAACTCCACCGGAAAACCCTACAGACGGAATGATATGGGTGAATACTTCCCAAGAACCATTCAAATTCTATATTTACCGAGAGATATCAGGTGAGTGGGAGCAAACAGGTCCTTTGAACTTATCGCAGCTTGATCCTGACGCAGATCAGCAGGTGAAGGATGCTTACAACGGTATAACAGACCTAGATTCCGATAGCAAGCTCACACGGTACGAGAGAAGTGTTGTAAGGGCTGAGATCGCAAATATCGTAGGGAGGTTCCTTGAGTCCAACGAGAGTATGCCGACCCTAGAAGAGATTGACGCAAGTCAACTAGGTCAAGCTTACGCTATTCGGAAGGCTGCTAGTGATATCGGAGTATCCAGTATCAACGAGTTTTTCGTAAACTTCGGTAATGCGTACTCTGCACTTAGAACTTATCTCGGGGATTTAACACCGAAACCGTGGGATATTGACACGGCTAACAGCCTCACAATCGACTCGGCTACGTGGGATGACGCTTGGAACAACTACAAATTACGCTACCATCTCTTAAATACAGAAATACAAAAAAGACAACAACAGTACGCCGATCAGGTTGGAGAAGGGGCAGTAAGAGACGCAATTCGAGCAGTTAGTAGTACAGGTGAATTTGAAACGGCTCCTATTACATCTTCTTCTAACATAGTGATAATAGATTCTCCTCTTGCGAGTGTAGGTCTCCCTGAGTTTCATGGTAGACATTATGATGGTTGGATAGCTAACGGAGTTGACCCTGCTAACCCACCTAACGAATGGGTTTCGAACGGAAACAGGATAGTTCCTGTTACAAACCCGTCTTTCTTAGGACAAGGGGTACTAACTGTATATGGAAAGTTTTATGGTCAAGGAGACTACTATGACAATATTAAATGGGAGGATAATGGAGAGCTAACCAAAGAAAAAAGATGGGAAGACAAGTTAATTGATGAATCATATGAGTGGGAACTTGCAGCTGATAAGGAAGGATTTAAAAGCCTAGTCTCTCGGTCATTTGCTGATGATGTTATCGGAGCCACCGTGACAGGAGTTAAGTCTACAGGAGAGTTACTGACAACGACAACAGAAATTACTACGATTGACCAAGCTCAGTTGAATAGTGACGGTCATTTATACATCTCCGTCGCAGACAACGATACTGGATGGGGAGAAACATACAACCCTACCCCGGAAGAGATGAAAGCATACTTCCTTGGATGGAAGATGTGTAACGGAACATTCGGAAGTAACTATAGCGGGACTGGAACTAAAACTTGGCATCCACTTAAAGATACTGACCTTTCTCGAGCCGTCACAGTAGTTCCTTCTGACGAGTCTTTAGCTATAGGAGAATTTTCGGTTAATAATTACCAAATACTGTACTGTTTAGCTACATTGATTAAAGTCTCTGTCTCGTTTGACGGTGTTTTAGGTTTAACGGTAGGAATAAATGAAGTTGAACTTCGATACCCTACCGGCACCCCAACCATACAGAGCGGTTACATAAAATATGCCTTAAACCTTGCCACAATAACAGATAACTTGAAGTACATTATTCCTATATTGCAGCGAAGAATATCGGAAGCGGAGCAGTCAATAACAGACGATGCTATTGTAAACACCGTAACTAGTTCTGTATCGTACCAGCTAGCACTCGCAAGTAAAGCTAACACCGACGATCTTGGAAACTATGCTACAAATGACAAGCTAGATGATTTATCTAGTGACGTTGACAAAAGAATTAGTGACAAGTTCGACAGTATTGACTTCTCGCCATATGTCACACAGTCACAACTAGATCAGACAGCTAGTGATATCACGGCTAAATTTCATGCAGCAGGCGGAATGAACCTTATTAAAAACAGTATAGGGTTCTCCGGTTTAGATTTTTGGACATTGACGTACCCAAGCAATGCCTCTACAGTTTCGACCATTAGTACATTAGAGTTAGACTCTCTTGGGTTTGGTAGTGGTTTTGTTTACACGCCTGACGGGGTACCCCAAGGGATCAACCAAACGGTTACTGTAATAGAAGGGCAGCCATACACGTTGTCTTGGTATCTAAATAAGCGCACTTCAGGTTCAACAAGTGGATTCCGCTTTTGGGTACAGATTTTAGAAGACGGTGTCATTAAAATGCAGATAGCAGATAATTCATCCCAGCTAACTACAGGATTTGAGTCTCAATATATGACATACACACCTACCTCGGACAACATAACAGTTCGCTTCATTGGCTACGGTAATGTAGACGCTACTTTAACGGGTATCATGCTAACCATTGGGGACGTTCCTCTTAAGTGGTCACTCTCAACTGGGGAAGTTTATAACACTTATGTTAGAATGAACTTACAGGGTATTCGTGTTTCACAGCTCGATGCAGATAGAAACGAGATCGGATACACCGCTATCACACCTACAGAGTTCGCAGGGTTCTACGATACGGATGGTACGGGTAACTTCGAGAAGATATTTTACCTGAACGGGGAAGAAACCGTAACCAAGAAGCTAAGGGCTAAGGATGAGATAACAATGGGTAAAGTAAAGATTTTGAATATTGCCTCTTCTATCCGAAATGGTTGGGCAATTGTACCAAATATAGAATAAATTATTAGCCTATCCTGTCGATTCTTGATATAATATGGGTGAGACGACAGGACTGGCTGCTACATCAAGGAGGACGAAAATGGCAGGTTCAGGCACAATTTATACAAATGTAGGATCGCACTGGAGACTTTCTGTATCGTGGAGTGCAACACAGAACGTATCTAACAACTCGAGTACAGTTACTGCGAAGATTTATTGGGAAGCTTTAAATGGTTATGGCGCAATTAACGCAACTCAAACTCGTAGCGGGAAAGTAAGTATTGACGGAACAGACTACAGCTTTAGTGCTACCCCATCGTTAAGTGCAAATCAAAAGAAGCTTCTTGCTACGAAGTCTAAAACAGTTAAGCATAGCAACGATGGTTCGGGAAGCGTAAAAATCAGTGGGGAGTTTAGTCCTTATGTAAACTTACAAGGGAAAGACTATACAAGAATCACTATTTCTGCTAAGACGTTCAGCTTACCGACTATTCCAAGAGCTTCGACAATGAGTTCAAGTGCATCGTTAACAGCAGGCAGTAACAGAACAGTTACAATCTCTCGAGCATCCTCAACGTTCAGTCACATTGTATACTTAGACATCAAGAATCGAAGCGGATCATGGGTGAATATCACAAGAGTTGATTTATCCACATCGCAAACTTCTAAGTCTACTAGTTTTACGAGTGCTGAGTTCGAGAACATCTTTAAGCAGCTGGACGGCAGAACATCAGCCGATGTCAGGTGGAACGTAAATACATACAGCGGGAGTACTAAGGTAGGAACTACCACTTACAATGGAACATGTACAATACCTAGCTTAACCTCGGTAAGTTCAACGAACGGTCAAGGTGGGTCAGCTACTAACGTGTATGTAGATCAGACGTTCACAATCGGTCTGAACAGGTCTAACAGCAGCTTTACGCACACTGTTGAGATTACTACAGGGAACTACCGAAAGACGATTACAGGAGTAGGCACAAGCACTTCATGGACACCGTCAGCTTCGGAACAAAGTTCTATCTACGCTCAGTTGGGTCAATCTTCGTCAAATAGTGCCAATATTCGGGTAACTGCCTATTACGGAAGTACTCAAGTAGGTATCCCGACAAACAAGGCTTTTACTTATGTAGCGAACCCGAGCACAAACAAACCAATATTCACCGCAACGGGCATAGCCTATAAGGACGTAAATACGACCACAACAGCTATTACCGCCAACGATCAGCTAATTATTCAGAACAGATCAAACTTACAAGTCACAATACCGTCCTCCTCCAGCGCTACAGCACAGAATAGCGCAGTCATGAAAACGTACTCGGTAACTGTCAACGGGGTAACGAAAACAGCAAACTATTCGACTTCTGACGTAGTAATATCTTTCGGAACAGTTACAGCATCATCCAACACTAATATTACGATTAAAGCAACCGATAGTCGAGGATTCTCAACATCGGTTACAAAGGCGGTTACAGTAATACCGTATGCGAATCCTAATATCGCAGTGTCGGTGACACGTAACAACGGATTCGAAGCAGCAACAAACTTAGCAAAAACTGTAGTACTTAAACCATTAACTGTAGGCTCTACGAACAAGAACTCACTGAAGTCACTAAGATTTAGATGGAAGTTAGCTAATGCAACCACATGGGGGCAGTGGTGGAATCTCCTTAAAACAGGTGGTCCCGTAACTTACACCATAGCTCAAACCATTACTTTAAGTGAACTACAGACTTTCAACCTACAAATCGAAGCAGTAGATCAACTATCGACGGTCACGAAAGACTACGTCATCTCAGCTGGACGACCAATGCAATTTTTCGATCCGGACTTAAAAGCTGTTGGATTTTTTGATTTCCCGACAAAGGAGTATTCAATTAAGATCAACGGAACTGTAGAGTTTGGAGCGAATATCTACGCAGGGTCTACTGAAGGTACAGGGGCTTTGTATCTAAACAACTCAGACATGACTGGGTTAAATGGTTTATTTTTCAATGACCCGTCTGATAAAAACGGAGAAGGGTTAATGTGGCTAAAGACAGGCTCTCCGGAAAGAAGTACCAACACCGCAGATTACGATTGGCACAGAGTAATGGACGGAGTTGGTAGGCTTAACAACAACGTAGTATTTAGTGATCTTCAAGGTCTCGAAGAGCTATGGGCGGGTTACTACTATATGCAGGCATCACAAACAGTAACCCCTAAACGAGCTATCTCAGACTGTCCTAATGGGTGGATAATGGTTTGGAGTAGATACGACGGAGGAAATCCTTACAACTCTTTTTGGAACTTCGTTTACGTACCGAAAAGATTCGCTACCTTGTCAGCAGGTGGAATGGTTCATTCTCTAGGAGCAGACCCAGTTTCCGGTACGGGGGCTGTATCACAAATACAGCCTGTTTTCAAATATATCTACGTCACCGATACCACAATCACAGGACACAATCAGAACAGTGTATCACCTAGTAACACGACTGTTTTAAGGTACGTGTATACTTGGTAAATTGTATATGAAGGGATGATTTTAGTGGCAAAGAAAACAATTTATTTATGGTGTATTAGAACAGAAGTAGAAGGAGAACTTTATGTAGACGGATGGTCTAGTTCGGATGGTCCGGGTCTTATTCCGTATGAACTAGACGAAGACGATCCTTTCTTCATAAGTCCCGGAAAATACAAACTTATTAATGACAGGTTAGTCTACGATAATAGCAGATGGGAGAAAGAAGAGGAAGAGAGTAAGAAACGTCAAGAGGAAGAGAGAAGACGACAAGAAATTCTTAAAAACATCGAAAACATCATTAAAGAAAAGGATGACGAGATTGCAGAGTTAAAAGGAACTGTAGACATGCTTTCGAAAATGAACGAAGACTACGCAGTCATGATTTCTGAGCTTCTTTCTGAATTAAGTAGAAACCCTCTTGATGATCCACCAGCTGATGACGGTGGCGGGGAAGTTCCAGTAGAAGAGGAAGCTTAAGACTTATACTAACCGGATCAGAATTTGAAGGGAGTAATTACTTACTAATGGATAACACTTTAAACACAAATTTAACCGAAGATCAAATGTCTACTACTGCTCGAAAAGGGTACAAACTTCCTATAACGATGGATGAGTATGACGCTATCCGTGCAAAATATCCTCCAATTATACGAATCAATGTAGGTCTTATTATTTTAGGGAATTGGGATATGGATAAAATACCTCTAGACCAACGACCACTTACAAAGAAAATGCTAATTGAAATTGGTCTTCCGGAGGCTGCTCTTACGAAAGAGGAAAAAGATGCCCTTGAGAAAGAAAAAGAAGCCGAAGGCGATGCTGGAGAAACAAACGAATAAAACACACTAATAAGACGGGATTCTTCCCGTCTTTTCTTATATTAAGAATGAGGTGATTAAGATGACCATGTCAGATGGCAAAACTAATCTAAGGAAAATAGCGTTCCAGCTAGGGAACAAATTTTATAGATTCGCTGTGAACCCTGAAAGTATCGTTTACAGCAGACCACACAGAGCAACCGCAGTTAAGACGAAAAGCAGAATTGTTGTAGAAGACTTCCAAGATGACATCCCTACTGTAACGATTGGAGGAACTACAGGATTCAACCCAACAGGTAGAGTATCTGATCGGGGGATAAACAAGATAAAAGAAATGAAAGAGTATTTAATCTATTACGCTCGTCTCGGAGGGAACGGGAATAAATCAGCTAGTGACCTCTTCTTCCACGACTTTACCAATGATGAAAGCTATGTAGTCCACTTGTCTCCTGAAGGGGTTACGTACACGCAAGATGTTAGCTCTCCTCTTACATACAGATACGACATAAAGTTTGTAATCCTTCGAGAGGCAAATGAACCTTCGGACGAAGAAAAACTCTCCCCGGAGATCGGAAACAGATTCCCGTCACTACCTAAAGGTAAGGAAGGCAAACGAAGCCCTTACGATGTGAACAAAGCAGACCCATACGACCCCACTTCAGGGAACGATAAAATTTATAATAGCGGTGTTGTTAGCCAGTCACAGGGAACATCTAATAATTCCCCTATGTCAACGTCACCGAGTAACGATGCGGTAAACCCTCAAGCACCTTCTTCTACGTCGTACACGTATGGTATGGGTGGTTTAGGTTACTCCATCGGGTACTACTTAAGGAGGAAGAACTAATGGCATACGCTGAAGACCTAATCAGGTTCATTTCAAACATACCGACACTGGCGGACGGGACCATTCCAGTGTCCCCTAATTTCCAATCAGAACTGTATGAACCTGTATACTCTTTATCCACTGTGGCAAGACTTGTCCAGTCTGAGCTCAAAAGTGGTAAAATAGAAGTAGAGAACGAAGAACTCGAACCGGAGACGGTCGTATACAGAGCCCTGAACAGCGATCTTGGTTCGTATGCACCGGACATCTACATGCTTCTTAGAGCAACTGTACTAGAAGCCTTCTCGCTGCTGTACACGATAGATAACGAGTTCCGGAACCTGCAATACGTTTCCCACTCAGACATCCGTAAGGCACGTACAAACCTTAATTTCATCTCCGACTATCTAAGCACAGAGCAGAAGTATTACAGCTTGATTGAGGTACTCCGAGACATGAACATTTCTTTCGGATACCTAGAGAACCAAATCGACGTAATTTTAAACGAGAGGGGGCGTAGATAGTGTCAAAATTCGTTGAACACATTGTTAGAGACGGAGATACGATGCAGGCTATCGCCCAAGAGAAACTAGGTGACATGTCCTTGTGGACGGAGCTAGTTTCTTTTAATGACTTACGGTACCCCTATATTGTTGACACACTGGAAGAGAAGATGGATAATCCGGACCACCTTGTCACTATAGGGGACACAATCCTTATGCGTGTAGATGACGATGTCCAGTCCACGCTCATTCAGGAACTCAAGCGCAGTTCAGAGTACAGTCAGGACGAGCTATACGCACTGGCACTAGGTAAGGACTTAGACATCCTGCCACTCCCAAAAGGAATGACTGACCCGGGTCAGGACGCAGAGATACTAGAGCTCAAGGGAGACAACAAAGGCGGAATAGCTACAGTAAGGGGAGTAGACAACCTTAAACAGTCATTATTCGTAAGGCTAATCACTCCGCAAGGAAGTTACATAGGGCATCCACTATACGGATCACGTCTTCATCTTTACCTAGGTAAAAAGAACACTGAAGAGAATGCCGCTCTAATTGATATTGAGATTGAGAGAGCTATTCGAACAGACACACGAGTAACAACCTGTAAGCTTGTCAACCGCCGAATTATCGGGAACACCTACGCAGCAGAGTTTAAAGTATCTTCTATCACATTAGAGGACGCATTCAATTTTGTTGTATCTGCCGACCAAGGAACGGTTGTCCTACTAAACAGTTTCAATGACTTAGTAACATGAGAGGAGGGTTAATATGCGATTCAAACGAATGTCAGAAATCTATTCAAGACTAGTAGATAACACCATTACAAACACACATGATGTGAATGACTTCTCTGTAGGAAGTGCTATGCGTGCTATTTACGAGTCTATAGCAATTGAACTAGAGCAGTTCTATGTGTTAACCCGGGAAAACATGCTGGAATCTGTAGAGCAGGGAGTATATAATGCTTTCGGATTCAAGCGTAAAGAAGCAGTACGAGCGTATGGAGTGGTGCAAGTAGCATTCCATAATTCGACACAAACTGATATAACGATCTCAAGGGGGTCAAGATTCAGTTCCAGCTTACCTGAGTATACACAACTCTACGAAACAAGAGTTGACTATGTGATCCCGAGAGGATCAATCCTAGCTGAATTTGAAGTCTACTGCCTGTCACCGGGCTCTACGGGTAACATTCCTGAAGACGTTCTTGATGTTATGCAGTCCCCAATAGCGAATGTCAAAGAAGTAAACAATCCCGCAGCATTCCAAACCGGTCAGGACCAAGAGCCTTTAGAGGAGCAGCGGTCACGGTTCAACGCTTTTATTACTGCTTTGAGTAGAGCTACCGTCCCTGCTTTAGAGTACGGGACAAGAACAGTAACGGAAGTTGCTGGTGTTTGGATTGAAGAAGAAACAGGTAGAGTTAACATTTACGCTCATGACAGAAACGGTAATTTACCGGATAGCGTGAAGGAAAAGATTCTGCTTACGCTTGAAGACTACAGACCTGCTGGAATACAGGTACGAGTTCTCCCGGTAGAGAAGAAAAATGTAGATGTCAGTGTGACAGTTACACTTAACAACAAAGCAGGAATAACTAGTGCGTTTAATCAAAAAATCACAACAGAGGTCACTAGGTACCTAAACAACATGCAAACATCTCAGAGCCTTGTACTATCTGATCTGTCTAGTGTGATTAAATACATAGATAGGCAGCTTATCTACGATGTCTCTTTTGACAACTTAAAAAGTAACGTTGTTCTGAAAGGGTCGGAGATTATCCGAGCAGGCGAGGTAAAAGTAACACTTAAATAGAGAGGAGGACAACCGATGTCATTTTTAAAGCACTTACTGCCTGCTTGGAAGATTAGCTTACAGAACAAGACAACAGCTAACGGAGCAATCCTTAACGCCATTGAACAGGAGTTAAAAGACACAGAGCGAGAAGCCATAAAAGGAAAGCTGCTACTGGCTTTAGACACCGCAACCGGAGAGTGGCTAGACTACTACGGAAAATTATTCGGGGTTCTAAGAAAAGACAATGAAGAAGACGATCCCTACAGACAGCGTATCATTAATTATGTATTGCTGCGTAGAGGTACGATCCCTGCAATCATCGCAGCTATTCGTGAGTTCCTAAACGATTACGATTCTCACATCGAGATTTATGAACCATACAAGAACGTGTTCATTCTCAACAAGTCCAAGTTAAATGGTCCCGATCATTTCTTAGGGCATTACTACACGGTAGCTGTTATCGACATTCGTATCTCTCGACCGTTCCCTCCGGGCATCATCGACTTGATCAATGAATTTAAGCCCGCAGGGGTCACTGTAAGGCTTACTTATCGTTCCGGCTCCCATAACCCTAATGCACCTGTTATCGAAGCAGGAGTGAGCCTTGTAGAGACTTCTACACGGTTAAGAACAATGAACGGCATGAACGACCGTATCCGAGGACACCTGAACTTAACAACACGATCACGAGCAGACGGAGACGATCAAGGTATCTTCATCCTGAACAAATCGAAGCTGAACTCGTTGGATAAGCTTACCGGAGCAAGGTCAGTAACTAACCCAGCGTTTAACTTAGCTACGTTTTCTACAGACAGCCTAGAGATCACCGAACAGACAACTTTAACCGATGTTCAGAACAGTACAACAGAGATGTCTCCTGACTTCTACGCTAAGACCGGAGATACCTCAGATCAGTACGCAAGCCAGCTTCTCCCAGCAGATCAACAAAGTTACATGTACTTTACGTTAGATGTCGGAACCTTCTTCGATCTTAAATACAGTTCCTACTTACGTGAAGTAGTACCGAACGGGCAGTATACAAAAGACACTTATTTATCACTAATGGATAACACTGCTATTTTGTACAACTTAAAAGCAGCAGTATCTCCAACAGAGCCAACAAACTTCAAAATCCAACTGTTTAACCTTGAGACAAGTGAGTGGGAGACCATAGACGAGAATCAAGTGGTGTTCAAACAAAAAGGGAACAAAGTTAAAATAACAGATTTTTCAAGTTTCTTATCCGAGAAATACTTTGTTTTCTCTCGAATACTATTCGAACCTAATGAAGCTATGCCTGATTATGAAGCGCATCTGCACTTCTTCGAGTTAAGCTTCAACAAAGAGGTAGCAATTAGACCGACGATCAAAACAGGCGTTCAAGAGGTCACTAATACTGGAACCCTTAAAGAAATAGAGTAGGAGCCGCAAAACGTGGCTCTTTTTTCTTATGTGGTATAATTAATTTATGAGACAAGATACTGCTATATTATCTATAGACACGTTGAATAGAGAGGGTGAAATTAATGGCTATCTCGACTACTAAATCGCACATAGCTGATGCAATTCAGTTACAAGCAAAATATGAAAGTGCGTACCTTGTAATCGGAAAATCTACTGCTTGGACAGATGAGGAGAATCCGCCTGAAGAAGTTGCGGACGTCGAAACGGTCCAAGAGGTGATCGGATATAAAAAAGTAAAGAACTTTTCATTAGCTCGTCCTTTAGCTACTGGAGAAGATGAAGAAACTGTAGGGTTCCCGGTAGTTAGTTACCGAGATCAGAAGTGGGCTCTAGTGCCTGTAAGTAAGGCATACGAAGAGAAAGCTAGATGGGTATACATAGAAGCAGAAATACAACCTGATGAGTTTCCGAATGGGGAATACAGGCAAGTTGGTATTCATGTAGACTTAGTACCAAAGAACGGACTTACAAAACAAAACCTGCTTCCTTCAGAAGTAACAGACGTAGGTACACTTAGGTTCTACGAAAATAGAAAAGCGTACAACTTGACGAGCAATCTGTATTCACTAGAACAGTTCATAGTTGTACTATAAAGGAGTGAGTAAACTTGGCAGATATTAATTTAAACCAATCACCATATAACGACAGGTTTGATCCAAAAAGTAACCGTACTAAAGTTCTTTTCCGTCCGGACAGACCTTTGCAGCAAGCTGAATTAAACGAATTACAATCTATCGCAGCACACAGTATCCGTAAGTTAGGGGATACTATTTTTGCGGATGGTGACATGCAAACAGGTATGTCATTCTCAGTAGATGAAGAAGCAGGAACGATCACTGTTGAAGACGGTACTGTTTACTTAGCGGGACAGGTTCGAGCTTTCGATAAACAGACGATCCCATTCACAGGAGAAGGTAACGAAAAAATTGGAGTCAAGCTTGAACAAAAGATTATTGACTATCAACTAGACCCTAACCTCTTAGACCAAACTCAAGGAGTCGACAGCTACCTTTCACCGGGAGCTGATCGTTTAGAAGAAGTAGTGGTCTTGACAAACAACGATGAAGAGTCTCCAACTATCTACGAGTTTAACGACGGAGTGTTATTCATCCAGCCTGAAAGACCTGAGTACTCTAAGATTAACGATGTCCTTGCACAGCGTACATATGAAGAACAAGGTTCCTACCAAGTTGAAGGATTCGCAATGTGGATAGAAAAGAGCCAAGACAGCACTCAAGTTGACTTAATTGTTGACCGTGGTGTTGGTTATGTACTAGGGTACCGGATCAACAAAGCCCAATCAACTCGTATACCTTTGAGAAAGTCTACAGACTTCAAAACCGTAGCACAAGAGACTCATACATACGATACCTCAGTTCGTAAGAATCGAGTAGGAAGTACATCGGTTAAAGAAGTCAAACAAGTAATTGCAAGAACCCAATCTCCAGCAGGAGGTATTCAAGTTTCTAAAGGTGCACAAGATGGAAGAGATGCTTTACCGGGGCAGTACACGAGTTTAATCTCTGACACTGTTGTAGTATGGACTACTTCTCCTGAACAGTTCTTCACTTACGGAACAGATTTCACGATCATTGAAGACAGTGGAGTTCAGTATGTAAACTGGAATACCGGTCTTAATGGTAAGGAACCTGCTACTGGTACTTCTTATCGTATGACTTTTGACTACGATCGTATTATGCAGCAAGATGTAGACTATAAAGTAACAACTACCCCAATTGAAGGGGACGCTGGTTGGAGCACTGACATCGACTTTAACGGTATGACAGGACTTAAACCAAAAGACAAAGGAACTATTCGAGTTAGCTACGACTACTACCTTGCTCGTGCTGACATTATCACACTTGATAGTAAAGGTAACTTTACTGTTATCGAAGGGCAGCCTGACCGTAGAGAAGTCGCAGTTCCACCAGTACACGAAGACCCGTTGACTCTAAAAATCGGTACAGCTTTCGTGTATCCAAATGCGGATGCAGGTGAAGCGCAAAACGACGGTATCGTTCGTCTAACAATGGCTCAAGTTGTAAACTTGAAAGACCGGTTAGAGAACGTGGAATATAACCAAGCAATCCAAGCGTTAGAGAACCAATCAATTATAACAGACGATCCGCTTAATCTCCGAGGAGTTTTTGCAGACGGTTTCGTAGACTTCACACGTATGGACCTAAATGCTTCTACGGTTGCAGTAAGCTTCGATGATGCGAGTATCACTCTTATGGTAGACGCTCCTGACGACCAAGTAAGGGCTCCTGAATTTGCTGCTGGCTCATCTGTAGCTAAGAGCTGGGGACGATTAGTAACGGCACCCTACACAGAAATAAAAGAGATTTCACAGCCTTTCGCAACTGAAGCGATGAACGTTAACCCGTATGCGGTTTACAACAAGCTGGGCGTACTTAAGCTAACCCCTTCAGCAGATAACTGGATCGAGAAAGAAAAGATCACAGTTAACAAAGAAGATGCTAAGACGATCCGAGTTGATAGATGGTGGAGACATAACCGTACAACTACTAAGGATAAGAGCCTTAGAGACATCGTAGATAATCTTGTGTTAGATGGTAACCAGCATTGGGATATGGGTCAAAGTCTTGACTACGATAAAAAGAATGGACGTACTGGTACTCTTACAGATGTAGCTACTACAGTCCGGTCATCTGCTATCGAATACATGAGACAAATCGAAGTCGCTTTCGCTGCTGAGAACTTACAAAAGAACTCTAACAACTTGTACTTATCATTTGACGGAGTGAGAGTTGCTATCACCCCTACTGGATCAACAGTAGCAGGTTCGGAAGCAGGAACAATTCGTTCCGATGCTAACGGAAGAGCAAGCGGTAAGTTCAAAATTCCAGCAGGCGTTAGAACTGGGGTACGTGAAGTTTCACTAATGAACAGCACTAACATGGCTATTGCAACATTTACAGCTCAAGGTACTTTGAAGACAACAGAAGAAGTTATCACAAAAACACGGGTTACAGTTAACTTATACGATCCATTAGCACAATCGTTCGTATTCCCGCAAGACCGAGTTGTAACTAGTTTTGATATCTTTATGGCTTCTAAGTCTACCACAGATAACCTGATTGTGCAAGTCCGAGGTCTATCGGATGGTGGATTCCCGAACCAAACTGTATATGCTGAAAGAATCTTGACTCCAGCCGACGTCAAGGTATCTGCAAACGGTACTGTAGCGACTAAGGTAGCACTAGATGACCCGTTAATGTGTAAAGCTGGTCAAAGTTTCTGTTTGGTACTGATTACAGACAGTAACGACTACACAGCATGGATTGCAACACTCGGTCAAACACACATTAACAATCCGGCAAACCGTGTAGTTTCTCAACCATACGTAAACGGCGTACTCTTCAGTTCTTCCAACGCACGTACTTGGACAGTTCACCAAGAGTCTGACATGAAATTTAATGTCTATACAGCTCAGTTCCAAGAAGAAGCTATTGTCGAGTTCAACGTTATGGAAGACTTAGATTCTGACATGCTGCTTCTAATGGCTACTTACCTTACACCTGCAAACACAGGATGTGTATGGGAGATCAAAGCTGTAGCCAAAGCTGATGTAGGTTCTGTCTCTATAGATAGTGTACCTTGGCAGCCACTGGCTAACTACATTGAGCAAGAAACATCTACTGTCATTGGACTAGTTAAACTAAGAGCAAGATTTAAGTCTAACCGATACATCTCACCTATGCTCACACTTGATGACTTGTCATTTGTCAGCTTCGTTTCTGCAACTTCCGGAGACTATGTGTCGCTGAACATTGATTCTACAGATGCGCCATACAACAGGCTAACTGTAGAGTTCGATGCTGCATTACCAGCTGGAACAAAAGTAACACCGAAGTATTCAACTGATGGGGGACAAACGTGGAAGACTTTCACAAACAACCCAACAGCCACTCGTCAGTCAGCAGAGTTTAGTCGATACAAATACACTCAACAGGTTTCTAGCACAGCAGTTAACAAACAGTTGAAACTGAAACTGGAGTTACGAGCTGACAACCGATTCGTTAGACCTAGAGTACGACGTCTGACTGCTGTATTCAAAGACGAAGCATAAGAATAAGTTTAGGAGGAGCTTATATGCCTTTAGAAAGACGTGACCCTGTTTCAAAAGCTAGGTTGTTTGTACCAACTCCTCGGGAAAGGTCTTTGGTTCAATCCCAAAGACTTCTCGATGCTAAACTGGAAGAGGTTACAGAGTTAGAAAAGAAATTAAACAAACTGATTGAAAAGATGGACAATAAAGATACCTGACACTTGGGTATCTTTTTTTTGTCTCATTTTTTCATTTATAGCTCCTGTATTATTTATATTATATTTTTATATAAATTATATAAATAAATATATAATACAGACAGTATAAAATTAAAATTAGACAAGGATAGTTAAAAACAAGTCTCAAACTATTGTGATATAAGGTTTTAAAATATGCCATAGTTCCTTGAAATTGGAGCAGCTTATATGTTATAATGGAGTTACAGACTAAATCCTAGGAGGAATTTGTTTACATGAAGATTAAGATTGGCACGATGTATACATACATAGATTTTGAAGGAAAGGTCTCACTCAGAGACAAAATTCGAGATATGGCTCATACCACACTCGGAGTCAAAGAAGATAACGCACATTATTCAAGAGCATATATGAGTGGTCATTGGGACGGAATTACAGACTTCTATGACTTTAAAGAGGACAAGTTCCACACCGGGTTGATAGATCAGTTCCTAGAAGGTCTTAGAGCCCTTCAGGAGAAAGACCTTTCAGTAGAGTATGAAATTGTAGACGAGCGACCTAGTCCGCTGTTAAACGCTGAAGCTATTGACGAGGAGATCGTTCTAGGTAATGGAGATGATTCACCGATAACGCTTCGTGATTATCAATATGACGCAGTTAAGAAAGTTATACAGGAGCAAGTCGGAATTGTTAATGCGGCGACAAATGCTGGTAAAACTGAGGTAGCCGCAGGGGTTATGCAACAGATTCTCCCTTATCTAAAAAGAGGAGAAAGGATTGTATTTTTTACTCACCGAAAAGAAATATTCAGCATGGCGGCGGAACGTATAGCGGTAAGACTTGGGTTGAAACCTAGAGACATAGGGTTTATCGGAGACGGTAAGTTCAATATAAAGAATAAAAATATTGTTTTCGTTATGGTACCTACACTTGTGTCTGCATTAAAAGACCCGAAAAAAGGACTTAAATTCTCCCATAAAGAACGGGTGATTAAAACGATAGCAGAAGACATCGTACCGAAGTTTAAAAACACCCAAAACACACGGCAACTTATCAGAAATTACATAAAGAATAACAGCCAAACAACAAAAATTTGGCAAGACATTGAAACACACCTTACATATGTCGCATACGACAAGAAGTTTACCGATAAGTCAGCTCAAATGCATTTGAACAAATACATCGTAGAGTTTGAAAAGATCATGGAAAAGAAGAACAAAGACAAGTACAAGAAGTATAAAGAGACTCTCGAGTTTCTTGAATCGGTTAAGGTTTTAATAGCGGACGAGGTTCATCATGCTAAAGCAAGCACATGGTACGAATCTTTCTCTATGTGTGAAAATGCTATCTACCGAGTAGGTCTGACAGGTACGGTAGACGCCAAAGATAAGCTAGGTCATCAGAGACTTCTAGCTATATTTGACAGAATTATTATTAAAGTGTCTAACGAGTTTTTAATCAAATCCGGTGTATCCTCTAAGCCTACAATTCGTGTTATTCCAATTACAGAGCCTCGAAACCTCGAACTTGTTGACAATTTTATGGAGGCTTACAAACTAGGCATCGTTCAGAATGAGTACCGTAATAGAGCGGTTGTTGACTTAGCTGTTGCATATAAGAAAAGACGTCCGGGCGGAATCCTCATCAGCGTAAAAGAGATTGAACACGGAGAAACTATTCTTGAGATGTTGCGAGAACAGGGATTAGAGGTTGAATTCATCAACGGAGGATCAGAGGTAGATCACCGTGCAAACCAACTACTTCGATTCTCCCAAGGAGAGCTTCCGATACTCATTGCTTCTACCATCATTGACGAAGGTGTCGATATGAAGAGTATAGGCTGTATGATTCTTGCTGCCGGAGGTAAATCTATGCGCCAGCAGTTACAGCGTATCGGTCGTGGACTTCGACTAAACGGAATTGACGGGAACAGTGTTATGGTCTTCGACTTTAAAGATCAGACAAACCAATACTTGCTAAACCACAGCAAGGAGCGTAAGAAAATTTTCCTAGAAGAGAAGTTCGATGTAAAAGATATGGACACAAAAAAGAAAGCGTAAGAGAGGAATGTTGATAACGATGACTAATAACAAGCCAAGAGAAGGAATGCTATGTGTTTCTTGTAAAACAGAAAACTTAGTCTGTTTCGATGATATACTACAGAGCCACTACTACGCAGAGATGTTTAAGTGTCTTGATTGTGAAGGGACAGTTTGCGTAGTATACAAGACACCGAGTATAAGTGACGAAAACATTAAAACCTATTCGTACGAAGCTCCAAAAGGCTCTATTTCAAAATAACTATTGCGTATCATACAGACTGTGCTATAATATATCCAAGAGCAACACAGACTAAGGGAGGAAAACACGTATGGAATACGGTGGTGTATACTTGGAATCCTCTATTGTCGACCTTAAACCTAAAGTCCTAGAATTTCTAGGAATGCTTGTAAACAAAGCGAAAGAATTACAAGATGTCGCTGTTTCTTTTAAGAAAAAAGACTTAGCCGATATGGTAGGGAAGGACAGTAGAACGGTTTCTCGTTACTTGAAAACACTTGAAGAGAAAGAAATCATACAGACTAGAGGTGTAAGAGGACGTTCGAAAGGAACGGTCATCCTTCTCAACACTCAACTAGTAAAGTTTGAAACGTCTGACAAGGCACTAATCAACTCTGATGAACCGATCAGTATAGATGACATTGTCGAGAAGAAGATGCCTAAAAAACCAAAGCCACCTAAGAAGTCCACAAGAAAGAGACGGACAAAGAAACAGGTGCTTGAATCGAGATTCCTCAAAGAAAGAGAACAGAATAAGTACGATGTTATGAATGATAAACTCAAAGATTTACAGGGTGTTCCTAACTGGGAGTGGTTTAAAGAGACTGAAAATCCAGTTGAAAACTACCGTACATATCTTATTTCTCGTCTATACAATCGCTATGCGGCATTGTTTACAGACCGACATAACGCTGAAGTGAAAGTGTACAAAGAGGGAACTCAGGTGACTCCGGTGTCTAACGACTATGATTGTTTGCCGGAAGCCTTCTTCGGATCAGCTAAGTGGAATCAATTCGAAAAATTCCGACTCTTCTGCGAAGAAACAAACATCGACCCAGCTGTATATCTATCAGCGCAGTTCGCAAGATCAATGTTTACAGCAAGTGGCGGCAACAGCAAAAAGTTCTTGCCGTTTATTAATGCTCTAATGAGCGATGCTAGCTACGACGTTTACAACCAGTACTGTGACTTTCAAAAGAGAGTAAGCCGCTCCTACGCTGCTTACAAACACATTCCGATCCAATTTGCTGATGACTACGTAGTGCGAGCTATTGTAGAAGGTTACAAGTCAGCCAACAGCGGAGTAGGTCTTTTACAATACCGCCATGCTGTAGATGACTTCCTATCAGGAGACTACTTGACTGATGAAGAGTATCACTTGGCTAATTTCTACCGACTTACAGAAGACACAATGATCGAAGAAGGAACCTCACTTAAGACTCGTGAAGTTTTAAAGAAATTTATTCTAACGCAGTCTATGATTCTTACAGGCGGAGTTACTCGTTTACCATCGTACATGATTCTTGGATCGGAGCACACTGAGATTGTCGTAGCTTCGGCAAAAGCTCAAGTTCCTTTCGTAGACATGAAATCAAATGCAGATAGACTGACACACGCTCAGAGCCTTATGCTTGGCATGTTAACTCATCCGATGCTTCCTATCGAGCAGCAGCTGGAGAAAGGGAGAGAATATGTGTACCAACGTAACACATTAGATGAGACACGGTTAGTCATTAGACTGATTATGGAAAGAAAAGGACTCCTAGTCTCTCTTGAAGAACTGCAACAAGCATTCAAAGAGTTCGGAAAAGAACGTATTCCACTAGACGATCTATCTATCTTAGACGTCGATCAGATTACTAATTTCATGGAAAGCCTAGAGGCTCAGGAAGTTCCTGAAGAGGAGATTGATTTATCCGCAATCACTCAAAGAAAGACATATAAGCTCGAAGGTGTTGTAAGTAACACTGATTCTTTAGATGACTTTTTTGCCGGGGAGTTTGAGGACTAAGGTCTCATTCTCCCGCACTTGTAAGAAAAAGGAGGAAAACAAGTGACAGCATCACCAATTCAAAAACAAATTCTTAAGAAAGCTATTGAATCGCCCATCTTTTCAAAAGAGGTTCTACCCGTCGCACCACTCACAGTGTTCGAGGACAACGATTCATACAAGGATATAGCTAACATCATCAAGAGGTACTACGAGTCTAACTCGGCTACTCTCACATACGACACTCTCTGTACGCTAGCGGAAGAAAAGCTAGACCGGATGAAGAAAAGTGCCGAGGTACAGCAAAAGTATTTCAACGAGATTTCAGAGCTCTACACTGTCCGAGACAGCGGAGACGACACCGTCATTGACGAGCAAATAGAGAAATACATACGGAAACACATGGTAATGGATTTACTCAAAAAAGCTGCACAAAACCTTGACAAAGAAGATGTGATTGAGGACATAGCTGACAACCTGAGAGACACTATGCGTATGGATATCAGCGGGAAACAACAAGAGATTATTGACGTTCTTCACGATGAGGAATACAAGAGAGCAGCACTTTCTACCTTACATACAAACACCATTCCTACAGGGTTTAAATCCCTTGATACATTGAACAGTGGCGGTTTAGCTAAAGGCGAGTTAGGTCTTATCTCTGCCATTTCAGGTACAGGTAAAACACTCTTGCTTACTAACCTAGCAACAAACTACGTCAAGATGGGTTACAATGTGTTATTTATTGCCCTAGAGGAACTTGAGAACCGAATGATTCTAAAGTTCGAGCAGAGCATGTTAGGTAGGACAAGAAGTCAAATTTTAAACGGAACAGAGCTAGACGAAGAAGCTTTCAAGAAACGTCAAAGTGTTTACAAGAAAAACAAAGACCGACTTGGAAATTTATACTTCTCTCGATACTCCCCGGGAACTATTACTCCTGCAAAAATCGAGCAGCTTATCTCTGACGTAACCCTTCGTAAGGGCAAGCAAGTAGATGTTGTACTTATCGACTACCCTGAACTTCTTCGTAACCCTAAAGCAACTGGTAATGAAGCTGTAGATTCCGGAAAACTATTTGAAGAGATGCGAAGAATTGCACAAGACTTTAACGTTGTTATGTGGACAGCTTCGCAAATGAACCGTTCAGCTTACAGCGCTTTGGTTAAAACAGCAGAACATATTGAAGGCGGACTTCGTAAGAAGAATGCTGTAGAGGTTCTTCTCGTGGTTAACCAACACCAAGAGGAGTTTAATGCTGGGTTCCTTAGACTATACGCTGATAAGCTTCGTAACCCGCCTGAAGGACATTTTGATCGGATGATTGGGATGAAAGTAGTAGGAGCTGCTCAACGTGTCAGGGACTACGAGTCTGAGGAGGAACGTAAGGAACACATGGCTATCCTAGAGGAAGTAGACAACCGAATGGATGCTGCTTTCAAAGGGAAGAAGAGAGGTAATAAGGACAACGTAGATATGCCGGACTATAGCTCGGAGATTAATAAAGCAATAACAGCCGCTAGGGGAGGAGCATAATATGACAAAAATTGTTCACTTCAAAGGCGGAAACACTGATGGTTAATAGGAAGTACTCAACAGAATCTGTCAGAGATATGCTTCAAACGCAAGGATACGAACTGTTATCGGAGTATGAGAAATCAAGCAAACAAATTCTAGTCCAATGCCCAAAGGGACATACTTATCTAGTGTACATATGTAATTTTAATCGAGGGCATAGGTGTGGACATTGTGAGCGAAATAAGAAATTTTCTTACTCGTTTGTGAAAGAGTTCGTGGAGTCAAAAGGATACACTCTGTTAAGTGAGTCGTATAGTAATGCTCATGAGTTACTCAACATATGCTGTCCTAGTGGACACAGGTACATGGTTTCATTTAACTCTTTCAAGCGAGGAACGAGATGCTCGCAATGTTCTGCAAGTAAAGGAGAGCATCTCGTTAGAGAGATATTAAAATACCTACTAGTTGATACAAATTTCAGCGAGCAATACAAGATAGTTACGGAAGACAAGAAATTTTATTATGACTTTTGTATTGAGACAACAGCAGGGAAGAAGATTTTTATAGAGTATGACGGAGTGCAGCACTTTAAGCCAAGAGAACTATTTGGTGGAGATGTCGGACTTAAACTAATACAAGAAAGAGATCGAGAAAAAGAGGTATTAATAAAAGATCAAGGACACATTTTGATTAGGGTACCTTATTATCTCGAAGACGCAGAGGTATTTAATCTACTAAAATATAAGCTGAAGTCTTACGTGGCTGTTACAAACAAAGAGAACTTTAAGCTAGCAGAGTATAATCCTAAAGGGTATAACTACGTAGAAATTGCTAAGTATTTTAAAGATCACACTCAAGTAGAAACTGCTGAGAAGTTCGGTGTATCTTCTTCATTTCCTAGCAGCTGTTTTATTAAAGTGTACGGTAAATCTAAAACGGAGTATTTAAAGGGAAGGAGTAGGTAAATGACTAAAATAGTAACGTTTAGCGACTTCCATGCACACATCTTCGAAGACTTTGCTAAGCCGGATAAAAGATACATAACTGATCGTTTTAGAGCTCAGATAGATACGCTACATACAGTTTTTGAGATTGCAAGAGAGCACAACGCTGTTCTCCTGTTTGGAGGAGACTTATTCCATAAACGCAAAACACTAGAGGACATTGTTTTTAACGAAGTCTTCGAAGTGTTCGCACAGTACTCTGATGTTAGTGTGTACATGGTTAGAGGAAACCACGACTCACGAGACAACTCAACGACTTCTCGTCACTGGTTAGAGCCCTTTAGATTCTTACCGAATGTAACAGTGTTTAGCACCCCCGGTTATGTTGAGGTAGAGCAGGATGGATTTATTTTTAATCTCTTTGCGATTCCTTACTCTGACGACACTGATAGGCTCAAGCAAGCGATAAACGAGTTCGCAGACATCGCAGGTAAAGCAGCAAACCCTAGCATATTAGCAGGACACATTGGGGTAGACGGAAGTGAGATCGGTCGGTATAGCCATCGACTTGCAGGTGCCTTCTCTGTGTCTGATCTACGACCGGATGTCTTCAACTATGTAGCACTAGGTCATTACCACAAAAGGCAGTTCCTAGGGGGAACCGATAACGTATTCTACACCGGAAACACCATTCAGGCTAGTTTCTCTGATGAGGGGCAAGAGAAAGGTGTTATGCTTATCGACTTAGAAGCTGGAGGTAAACCCACGTTCATCCCCATAAAGAACAAGCAGTTTATCACTCTTACACAAGTAGATGAAAACACGCAGCAGTTTGTAGACAATCACTATGTTCGACTTATTCTCCCTAAAGAGCAGGTGAAGGAAGTCGAGGTATTCAAGGAGAAATCCGACAATTTTAGATTAGAAGTGACAAGAAATTACAAAACTGAAACCCGAATAAGGATAGAAATGGATTCCACCGAAGAGCAAATCGTCTCAGAATATACTAAAGAGTTCTATCCGGGAACGACTGAAATAGCTTTAGATATTTTAAGGGAGGCAAGAGATAGCTTATGACGAAACGAAGATACCGTAAAACAGCGATTGTAGAAGCGGTCCAATGGACGGGAACATCGGAAAGCATCGAAGAACTCAAAGAGTTTGCAGGGGACGACATTCTTATTGGAGAGCAGACTCATGATTTAATCATTCATACTCTTGAAGGGGACATGCTCGCTCATCTAGGAGACTATATTCTTAAAGGGATTGAAGGAGAGTTATGGGCTTGTAAAGAAAGAGTGTTCAAGCAAACATATGAAGAAGTAAAAGAAGAGCCTAACTAGGGCTCTTTTTTATGTTGACAGTACGTTATAGATACTGTTATAATCATGTTATAGACTAAAGTAAGGAGGCAAAAAATGAGACTTACAAAGCTAGAAGCGGAGAACTTTTTATCGTTTAAGAAGTTCGAGTTAGACCTTGATAACAGAGGAATCATTTTAATCGAAGGCAAGAACTCTACGAACGAGAAGTTTCAAAGTAACGGAGCAGGAAAGAGCTCTCTACTAGAACCAATTATATACGCTCTATACGATACAACATCAAAGAACATACGAGCCGACGAAGTAATTAACCGACACGTAGGGAAGAATACTAAGGTCGCTTTGGAAGGGTACAAAGGGGACGACCTGTACAGAATCGAACGGTACCGAAAGCACAGCAAGCACAAAAACAAAGTCCTTCTCTTCTGTAACGGCGATGACATTACTGGGAAGTCTACCTCTGATACAAACGAAACAATTGAAAAATTAGTAGGTATTGACCACCGTACGTTCATTAACAGTATTATGTTTTCTCAAGGAGAAGGTGCTGGGAAGTTTGCCATCGCTACCGACAAAGAGAAAAAAGAGATACTAGAGAACTTACTGAACTTGAACATCTACTCTCAAGCGCAGCAAGTTGCTAAGTCTAAAGTAGCAGCAAAGGATTCTGAAATAGCAACCCAAAGATCAGTAGTAGAGAAGCTAGAGTGGGAGTTAGGACAAGTAGACGTCCTTGAGGAGCAAGACGAAAGAAACTACAACTCTATCAGAGAAGCTATTAAATCTGCGGAAGCAAACTACGAGACCACCTTAAAAGAGTTTGAGGCATATGTTACAAGTAACATTGAGAACCTAAACTTGTGGCAAGAAGAGGTTGAAAGTCTTACCAAGACAAAAGACTCGATGGTTGTTGATACGAATACGGAGCTAAGCGCACAGACAGAGATTGTTAACTCTATTCAACAAGAGCTAAACCAAGCCAAACATCGAAAATCCCAGCTTGAGTATCAGAAAGAGGACTTAGCAAACAAATACAAGAAGTTGTCAACAAACACCAACTGTCCAGTGTGCGGGAACCCGCTCGACAACTCTCATAAAGAGAAGGAGCAGCTAGAAATTAGAGAGCAGCTAAAACCTATTCTCACTGAGCTTCACTATCTAAACATAGACATAACGAAGAAAGAGCAAGCGTATGCCGATGCACATGAGTCATACACGCTTGTAAAAAGTAAACACGATCAGCTAATGAGTCAGTATAATCAAGTAGTGCAAGACATACATACTCGACAGCAAGCAATTAATTCATACAGTAACGGTAAACATTCATATGAATCTCGGTTGAACGGTATTAAAGAGAATCTAGCGAACCTCCGAAACATGCCGCAGCCGCAGAAACGTAACAAGGAAAGAAACGAGATTAAGAGTAAAATTAAAGGTGCAAAAGAAGTAGCAGTTCGACTAGAGCAGGAGAAATTGTCACTAGAAAATGTAGTAAAGACCTTCTCTAATGGCGGGGTAAAGTCTCATGTACTTGATCTCAAAACTCCTTTCCTTAACGAAAGAGGTAACAAATATCTTTCTATGCTCTCCGGATCAGATATGGAGCTGAATTTCACCACACAAACCCGAAACAAAAATGGTGAACTATCTGACAAGTTCGATGTACAAGTTATCAACACTTCAGGCGGAGATAACTACAAATCTAATTCAGGCGGAGAGAAGAAGCGGGCAGATTTATCTATTGCACTAGCATTACAAGATTTAGTACTTAGTAGAGCAGAAAGCACGTTCAACATTGCAGTGTACGATGAGGTGTTCGATGCGCTAGACTCTGTAGGAGCAGAGAACGTGGTTACACTTCTCAAAGAGCGACTAAGCAGTCTTGGAACAATCTTTGTCATTACACACAACGAACATTTGAAACCACTTTTTGATCAAGTAATAACGGTTGTTAAAGACCGAGACGGAATATCTACACTAACTGAAGGAGAAAAGACATGAAACTAACAAGAAAAGACAAAGACACTTTTATTATGACTGTGGAAACTACGGAAGGAGGGACAAAAGACTTAGCAGTAGATGTTTATGATATTGACAAGGTCTACCCGTTCAATAGTAACTACGTGTACAAATACTCTCCTACCCGAGATGCATTCTACCTGTGCAAAGATAGAAAGTATAAAAATGTAGATGTGTACCAGCACGCAGAAGGAGATAATGATATCTCTCACTTCGCAGACGTATACGGCACAGTGAAGCAGATACACGTCGAGTACCCCTTCCAAGCTCACGTATCGAACAGAAATAGTATAGTTCAAGATGAAGCTCGAAAAATGGGTATACCCGTTCTATGGCAGCTACTGCAAAAGACAGTAACGAAAAACGATATTAAGGCAGGGCATCGAAAACTAGCTGATGCTATTGACAAGCTAAACGAAAAGATTGAGAAGCGATACCTAGCCACCCTAACAGCTGAAGAGGTTCTTGAGGATCGACATATGCCAAACAGCGGGGATGAAGATTGGTATGCTACAATATACTCAGTAGCTACTCCTGAAGAAGAGCACCAGTTTATCATGTATGGAGAAATTTACACTATGCTACGATTGTTGAGACGAATTATCGAGGTGAAATAGACAATGTTTATTGATCTTGCACGAGAAGAATTGGGCAGCCACAAGGATGACGGAAACAACTTACGATTTAACTGCCCATTCTGCTCAGAGACCGACTACAAATTTTACATACATAAAGAATTAGGAATTATGCAGTGCTGGAAGTGTGGTTTTAAAGGTAACGCCGTCTCATTTGTGAAAGAGTATTATTCTTGTAACTTTCATGAGGCTGCGGACATACTGGCTACCTACGACTATGATGCCTATGATCGTACAGACTCAGGTAGAAGTATGCAGAGCTATGGAGAGGACTTAACCGAAGAAGAACGTCTCCTATTATACATATCAAACGAAGGAAGACCTTTAGATAGTGAGGATGAACATAGGAACTTAAAGTGTCCCGCTCCTCCTACTGGAGTAAAGAGCTTAGTAGCTAACATGAACAACCCGGAGGCATACCCATTCTTAAACTACCTACACGGACGGGGAGTTACTTTGGAGCAAATATACGAACACAACATCTCATACGTCGTGGATGGTTATGTGGAGCAGCAAGGTAAAGACCCGCTGCGTCTGCTAAACCATGTAGTATTCTTTACTTTTGATGACAACCGTAAGCCGCTTTATTGGAACACTCGTGCGATTGATAAAAAAGCATACGTTAAATCTTTTAACGCTCCTGCTTGGGACGGGTGCTATTCTAAAGCGACGACTATTTTCAACTTAAACAACGCTAAGAAAACGGACAAGATTGTGGTCCATGAAGGGGTATTCAACAGCTTCATGACTCCTAATTCAGGTGTAGCAACCTTCGGTAAACAGATTACTGAAATCCAGCTAGACTTATTGATTAGCGCTGCAAGGGAAAACAATATCCCTATCTATCTATTCCTTGATACCGATGCATGGTCTAGTATGATCACAGCAGCTCAACAGATTAGAAGTAAAGCTCCTGACTTACGGGTTTACTTCGTGTTCAGTGGACTAGAGGAAGATGCGAATGATCTCGGAATCGAAAAATGTTCAGAGTTATTAGCTAACGCATTCCCGGCAGATAGCGAGGGGCAGATGAGGTTACAGCTAGAAAATATGTAGAGTTATAGTTGACAGGTTACAGGCTGTATGCTATTATCTAGTTATAGCTAATTAAGGAGGACAACTTACTTATGGAAGAACTTAAAGTTCATGTTTTAAAGAATGACGCTACGACACCTACACAAGGGTATGAGAATGACTTTGCATACGATCTGTATGCTGCTGAAAGTCGTTTAGTCCCTACATCGACGTTTAGATCAACTCAAATCCCTACAAGTTTAAAACTGGCATTCGATCCAGTTAAAGCAGGTATGTTCGTTTCCTTACGAAGTGGAGCTGCTGCACGCACACCATTGATTGTGTCCAACTCTCCCGGAATTGTTGAAGGTACTTACCGTGACGGTATTCAAATTCTAGTAAGGAACGCATTTATTGACACCTCTCTTGTAGACTTCGCAATCGACATGGAAGGTAAAAGAGTCCCTATGCGTGAGGTAGCGAGTACAGCCAAGAAAGCAGCTGTGCAGAACTTCAAAGAGGAACTAGACTTGCTCGGATATCCGTTTGGTGATAATCATAAAAAATTGTTCACTGACGTAGTTCCGTTAGGAACGATTTATATTCGTAAGGGTGAAAGAATTGCTCAAGCATCCTTCTTACCTAAAATCAAAGCTGTCTTCGAAGAGACCGATCAACTTCCTCCAAGTGAACGAGGAGAAAAAGGTTTCGGTAGCTCCGGAGTCAAGTAAAGGAGAAAGTACTATGAGAGAAAAAACTCTTAAAGAACTGATAGATGCGATCATTATGCATAGTTACGGCTATATGTCAGACGAGAAGTTTGAAGAGGAACTAGCAGGAGCAAACCCGGAAGACAGTGTAACCGTTGGAGAAGTTGCAGAAGCTATGCTGAAAATGTTAACAGGGTTAGCTCAAACTATCGAAACTGTGACTGAAGTACAGGAAGAACGTTACAGAGTACTAGTAGAATCGCTTCCTGAAGAGTATCAAGAAAATATTAAACTAAAACTAAAAGAGAACCAAGATGACATCCTAGACATCTTGGACGAAGGAGAAGATGAATAACATGGCAAAACAACAACAAACAGCAGACTCACTAAAACCAAACGAACTAAAACGACTGGTGACAGTCCTTCTTACAGGGGAAGCAAGTGAAGATCAACAAAAGCAACTACAGAAAACACTTCGAAAAGTAGTCAACCTATCTGACGTAGTAACTGTTGTACGAGCAATTACTAACGAAGATCGTATGCTGCTGAACCGAGTACTTGAAATCCTAAACATTCAGAAGCGTGTAATCGAGAAACTTGATCCTACAGGAGAGCTGCGTAAGTCCGCAGAGGAAGAGTTCAAAAAAGAGTACGCAGAAGCTAAAGAAGCAGGCAAGAAGCACGCTGAAGAGGAAGAGAAGGCAGAAGACAAAACGGAAGAGGAGTGATTGTCATAGGTAAGCATAGTAAAACCAAAGGCAGCTACTCCATATAACATCTGTTATATTATAGACAAACGATATTAGGAGTGTCTATAAGGTGAAAATACAGATTAACGGAAATAGCTATGAGGTCTTAGAGTTTGAGCAGATTAAAAATAAATGCTTCGGGTTCATTTATGTAACAATAAACAACCTTACAGGTAAAAAATATTTAGGGTTACACACAACATGGAGACGGGACTACATCGGGTCAGGTAACTATCTTAAGGCAGCTATCAAGAAATACGGGAAAGAGAACTTTACTCGATATATTATTGATACTGCCGATAGTTACGAGGAGTTATGCTACCTAGAGTCACACTATATAACTGAGGCTTTCGGAGAGAATATTGCCGAGTCAAAAGATTGGTATAACATTACTAGCGGTCTACAGAGAGGTGGAAATACTTGGGCAGGCATGTCAGAGGAAGATCGAAGTAAAAGGGCTGAAAGGCTGTCCAAAGCACTAAAAGGTCGTAAGCATAGCGAAGACCAAGTAGAACAGAACCGTCGGATACAACTTGAGAGAATGAAAGACCCTGAAAATCGTAAAAAAATCTCCGAAGCTACTAAGAGAGGTATGGCTAATCCTGAAGTACGAAAGCGGCTAAGCGAAGCTAAGAAAGGGAAGTCACCCTCGTACTCTCCTGAGCAGCTTGCAACTCGCAGGGAAAGAATGAGAGAGGTAGGAAAGTTGAAGACTAAGGCTTGGAATAAAGGCAAGCAATGGTCAGACGAACATAGAAGTAAACTTTCTTCAAACCGACGAGGACACTTTAAAGTTACCCTAAACGATCAAGTTATTTGCTCCGACTTAAATGCTGAGGGTGGATATCAAGGAGCTGCTAATGCCCTTTCAGAGCTACTTGGAGTAAAAATAGGTAAGAACCTGTTCAGCAAGTTAGTTAACACTGGAGAGCCTTACAAAGGTGTAAAAGAAACGATCGTAGGATTACGAATAGAAAGGGTGAGTTGAAATAGCTAAAAAATCTAAGGTTAAAGGATCAAGCTATGAACTTAAAATTGCAAAACTTATGAGCAACTGGTGGGGAGGGAACTTTTCAAGAGTTCCTGCCTCCGGGGGCTTACAGTGGGGAAGCGATCAACGGGTAGCAGGGGATATTGTTCCCCCCGCTGGTCTTAACTTCCCTTTTGTTATAGAGTGTAAAAAAAGAGAAGAGTGGACTTTTGATCACATTCTACTTGACATTGGACAGCCTAAAGAATGGTGGGCTCAAGTTGTTAGAGACGCACGACGCATCAGCAAAGTACCTCTACTAATATTTTCACGAAACAGGCAAAAAGATTTTGTTATGATTCCGTTTGACGTAACACTTCTACACATCCTTGAAAGTTTAGGGAACGACTATGCTGTTACCTCTATTACGATCAAAAATATTAGAGACGAAGTTCAACGGTTTGACGTGCTAGTAACAACGTTTGACACGTTCTCGAACATAGACATCAAAGACCTTCAAAAATACGCTGACAGAGTTCAGTGGGACCCGTACGAAAAAGATTATAGTGAGGAGGGACAATAATGACGCATGAAGAAGCAATTGAAGTAATTAAAGCTAATTATCCCTCGCAAGCATCCGGTATGCTTAGAAAGGCGTTGGACTTAGCGATTGCACGGCTAGAGGCTGTTACTGAAGCAGAGGAGCAGTTAACGAGAGTAGAAGAACTTATTCATTTCATGGAGTGGGACGAAGGTCTATACGCAGGGGATGTTATAAACGCCTTAGAAGGAACGGAGGGGTAATAGATGACGGGAATGGCAAAGCTCTATATATCTGCTGAGGATGTTGTTGGGATTAATAAGGAGACTGGAACAGTTGATTGTTCGGGACTACCTCTCGTAAACAATGGAGTAATAGGTGCGTCTAGTCGAATGATATTTCCTGACGATGAAGCTATTTTGGTTGACGCTTCCCTAGCTGTCGATGTTCAACAAACTACTGAGTTCGGGGAAACTATTTGGTTATACTGGTTTGAGGATGGAACGGAGGTGCGACTATTCAGTGAAATCTAAACGACATAGAGCTATTCTAAAAGCGAAAGGGTTTCGAAGAACTTCGGATACTCTAGCAGAAGTTTGTTACAAAAAGACAATTGAGTGGAACTGTGACGAGTTTTGGCTTTCAACGGCGCAGGTTTTTAAGCTGAGTAGGTATCTTGACCGTAAAGGCATAGGCTCCTTCAGAAAGAAAATGAATAAAAAAGTAGGTACGTGTCGAGTAAACGAAATGACTTACCATGAAGGCAAGTAAAAGAGAAGCCTCGTTCCGTAAAGATGGCAGTTCCTACTTTATGAGGCTGAAACAGACTGGTAACACTCTACCGCAGCCTGCAAGGATCACTATATGGAAGTGGTACTGGGAACACGTAGGCGGTGTACAGGGGTGGGAAACTACTCGTACCTACAATCGTACTTTTGAAGACTGGGCATATGCTCACGCTGTATTTGATGAAATTCTTAGAAGAGCAGACAAGGTTACTACGCAAGCGTAATCAACGAGGAGGGTAACTCTATGATAGTCCCCTACTTACACACTAATAAGCTTATACAAGCCGAGAAAGGCAACTTCAGGATTAGAGAGACAGAAGAAGGTTATGAACTTTGGAGAGAACCTTATCGAAAATGGTATAAGCCTTGGAAAAAGAATCCCCCGAAGCTGGTCCTTACTCGCCCTAGAATTAACGATTTGAGGGATTCGATTGGTAAGGTGTACCGGATAGGTTAGACAAAGAGAACGGAGGTTTACAGGTGAGAACTAAACGGATGAGAGCCATTCTCAAAGCTAAAGGGTACGTTAAATCAAGAGGTTTTGGAGGTAATACGGTTTTTATAAAAGGGGATCACAGAGCCATCCCTCCGTCCTCTAAACAGAAAGTTAGGCGTAGATTTATAAAAAGAGGTATTTTCGTCCCGGATCACAGCGGATTTCATTTTTGGAGTGCAAACTACGGAGATGTTCTTAATCCGGAAAATAGAAAAGGGGGATAACAATGGGTGCAGAAACTATCCAAGAACTGATTGACCTATTGCAGCAAGTAGAGGATAAATCACAAACTATCTATGTTTGGGATAGGTTCGGTTACTGTGGCACGGGGTTAACCCTTGAAATAGAAAAAGGTCAGGAAGAGAAACTGCTTATTATTGAAAGTGATTAATAGTATAAAGGAGGAAAACGTATGGGCGCTTTTATCGCACAACAACCGAACGGGCTATACTGTAGATTTTCGACTACTATGGACTGTCCTACTCATCACAACATGACTAGGGAAGACTACCTTAGTAATGTTACAGGAACTGTACGCAATAGACTAGATGGGAAGGATACTTTAGATAACTTTCTACACCCCTTCTCTGAAGTACTTGATCGCTTTATACCTAACAACATGACTCAACAGGAGTTTGACAAGATTGTTCAAGAGATGAACATTCCAGCAAAAGAGTTAGAAAAGGAACGAGAAGAGCAAGAGTTTGAAGAATGGCTCAAAGAACAAAAAAGATTTATTTTTCAAACAGACAAATTTGAGGCACTTGGTAAAGGCGATGACTATGTCTTTCAAGCTTTAGCTTTTCTAGGGGAGACGACTAACAACATAGCACTTGCACGTACAGTAATTGCAAACGAACCAAGTGTCCCAAAAGACCTGAAGATGAGGCTAAAGAACTGTCAACAAGACCTTTGGAAGCTGCAAGATCAACTAAGAAAATATTCGAAAGATAACCAATAATTTCTTTAACTACCTACAAGAGTAAGCTGTGTAGGTAGTTTTTATATAAAAGTTGTTTTCTCTTTACAGACCCCCTATATTATATGTTATAATGTATATGTAGCCTTCTTTACACAACATATAGTATAGGAGGGTGGAAATTGATAATCACTTACGAAAGCAGAACTGGCAATGTAAGACGATTCGCAAGGAAGCTACAGGATACATATGATATTCGGTTACAGGAAATACATACAGAGTTAGACGTTGTAAACGAACCTTTTGTACACATAACATACACGACAGGCTTTGGACAAGTACCCGCTATCACAGAATCTTTCATCAAACAAAACCAAAAACATCTTCTAGGTGTGGCTGTTAGTGGGAACCGGAACTGGGGAACATCCTTCGGTCTTGCGGGGGACACGCTTGCAGCTGCGTATAACGTTCCGCTACTACTTAAATTTGAGATGAGTGGAACACTAACCGACCTAGATAAACTTATACAGGAGGTCAAGAAAATTGACAAGTGAGAATAGCATCCCTAAGTGGATAGAATTAAACAACGAGATCATGATTCAGAAAGAAGGAAAGTTCCAGTTTGACAAGGATAAAGAAGCAGTACATAGCTATTTTGTTGACTACATTAACAAAAATACAGTGTTCTTTCATGACCTTGAAGAGAAAATCAATTACCTGATCAACGAAGATTACTACGAAGAAGAATTTCTCTCGAAGTATAGTTTCAAAGAAATTAAAGACGTGTTTAAACTCGCATACAGCAAGAAGTTTCGTTTCCCTTCTTTCATGAGTGCGTTTAAGTTCTACAACGATTACGCACTCAAAACTAACGATAAGAAACGAATTTTAGAGCGCTACGAAGATCGTATCGCTATCGTGTCTTTGTTCTTCTCTGACGGAGATGTTAAAAAAGCTAAGCAGTTTGTCGAGCTGCTGCTTAATCAAGAATACCAACCGAGTACTCCGACATTCTTAAATGCTGGTAGAAAACGCCGTGGAGAGCTTGTAAGCTGCTTCTTAATGGAGATCAATGATTCCCTCAATGATATCTCTCGAGCTATTGACATGTCCATGCAGCTATCAAAACTAGGCGGAGGAGTGAGTCTTAACCTAACTAAGCTTCGAGCTAAAGGGGAAGACATCAAAGGAGTAGAAAACGCTACTAAAGGCGTCGTAGGGGTCATGAAACTTCTTGATAATGCATTCCGCTACGCCGATCAGATGGGTTTTTTGGCTCCTTCCACTAGTGATAGTGGTCGATCATCTCTTTAATTCATGGAACCTCCTCCTAATTAAACACAAAGGAGGACAATCATGAGCGAAGCAAGACAACCGCACAACAAAGTAGACATAGCTGTCGAGACTGGATTAATCATCTACAAGTCGAAAAAGTTGTCTTGAACGTGCAACGACTATCGAAAGGGAAGCTCCTGTCGAGAGGACACGAGTGAGTAACCGAGTAGAGTACACCTAAGCAGGTGGAAATGGGAGAGGTACTTAGGGTAACGCCTAAGACCAAGATATAGTCTAATCTCTGTGGTAACACAGAGCAGTTCATCAGAGAACGGGCTAGGCGTAGCGAACCTAGTCGAATGGTCTGCAAAGACAAGGATCGGGGAGCGTATATCTAAACGTATTCCATCCTGATATCAATGATTTCCTTGATACGAAGAAAATTTCTGCGGATGAGGATGTTCGTGCAAAGACACTTTCTATTGGAGTTGTTATCCCGGATAAATTTGTTGAACTTGCGAGAGAAGACAAACAAGGATACACATTCTACCCGCACTCTGTCTATAAAGAATACGGAGTACACCTTGACGAGATGAATATGGATAAAATGTATGACGAACTTGTTAACAACCCTAAAGTTCGTAAGGAGCCGCTAAACCCTCGTAAACTACTTGAGAAGCTAGCTGTCCTTCGTGCTGAGTCCGGTTACCCTTACATCATGTTCCAAGACAACGTAAACAAAGAACATGCAAACAATCATATCGCACATGTAAAGTTCTCCAACCTTTGCTCAGAGGTGCTACAAGCATCTACAGTGTCCAACTACACAGATTATGGACAAGAGGATGACTTAGGTATTGACATTTCATGTAACTTGGGATCACTTAACATTCTGAATGTTATGAAGCACAAGTCCATTGAGAATACAGTGAAATTGGCAACTGACTCTTTAACACGAGTTACACAAACCACTGAAATTACAAATGCTCCAGCAGTAAACCGAGGAAACAAACTGATGAAATCTATCGGGCTTGGCGCTATGAACCTGCACGGGTATTTAGCTACTGAAGGTATCGCATATGAAAGCCCTACAGCTAGAGAGTTTGCAAATGTTTTCTTTGCAGCAGTGAACTATTACTCTGTGGAGAGATCATCTGAAATTGCTCAAGAGCAGGGAGAGACGTACGAAGGCTTTAAAGGCTCCACATACGACACTGGAGAGTTCTTTGATAAATACCTCGACAATGACTTCTTGCCTGTTACGGACAAAGTAAAGCAGCTTTTCGAAGGCATGAAGCTGCCGACTAGAGCTGACTGGGCAAACCTTAAGGAGAAAGTTAAGAAGCATGGTATGTATCATAGTTACCGTTTGTGTATTGCTCCTACTGGATCAATCTCTTATGTTCAATCGGCAACAGCTTCAGTTATGCCGATCATGGAGAAGATTGAAGAAAGAACATACGGAAACAGTAAGACTTATTACCCGATGCCGGGGCTGTCTCCTCAAAACTGGTTCTTCTTCAAAGAAGCATACGACATGGACATGTTCCGTGTAGTCGACATGATCGCAACTATTCAGCAGCACGTTGACCAAGGAATCAGCTTTACACTATTCCTTAAAGACACGATGACTACTCGTGACTTAAACCGTATCGACTTGTATGCTCACCATAAAGGTATTAAAACACTTTACTACGCACGTACTAAGGATACAGGGCAAGAAGGGTGCTTGTCATGTGCCGTGTAGATCGGAACAGCGTACCTTATAAGAAAGATGAACCGGCGTTTAGACTCTCAAATAACACTAGTTCATACAAGAAAGAGGAGCCTATGTTTAGACTTACGCATACTAGCTCCCCTCAATATAAGGCTAAATAAATATAAAGTAGTCTCGGGTACCTAAAGGGTACTCGAGGCTGAAATTTGATCGAGGAGTGATTCTATGACTACATTAGAAGATTTAACGCTTGAAATAGCAGCAAGCCTTCATCATGGTGAGTGTCTCTATAATGAGGAAGGTTATGAAGAAATTTTAAGTTGGATCGACGATTTGAAAGCAGCTATTACAGAAGAGTACAACAAGAATATTCAGGAATTGGCGGAGGAAGATTAATGACAACTAGAATTTTAACAGCAGCGGACTGGTCTCGTCACGACGATGAGTTTACACAAATTTTTTATAATCAAAATGTAAAGCAATTTTGGTTACCTGAAGAGATTGCTTTGAATGGAGACATACTTGTTTGGAAGTCGTTGGCGCCGGAAGTACGCCTTACATACATGCGTGTGCTAGCAGGACTTACGCTACTAGACACAGAACAGGGTAATACAGGAATGCCTGCCATTGCAGAGCATGTGGAAAGTCACCAAAGAAAAGCTGTATTGAATTTTATGGCGATGATGGAGAACGCAGTCCATGCAAAATCTTATTCTAACATCTTCCTAACCCTCGCCCCTTCAGAAGAGATTGACGAAGTGTTTGAATGGGTTAAGAACAATAAGTTCTTACAGAAGAAAGCAAGAATCATCGTAGACATTTACAACAACATTCAGAAGGATGATGAAATCTCACTTTTCAAAGCTATGACTGCTTCTGTTTTCCTAGAGAGCTTCTTGTTCTACAGTGGTTTCTACTACCCGTTATACTTCTACGGACAAGGTAAACTGATGAACTCCGGAGAAATTATTAACTTGATCATCCGAGACGAAGCAATTCACGGAGCTTACGTCGGTATGTTGGCTCAAGAGATTTACAATAAACAGGATGCTAAAACACAAAAAGAGCTTCATACTTACGCATTAGACTTGTTCCAAACGTTGTACGAAAATGAACTAGAGTACACCGCTGATGTGTACGACGCTGTAGGGCTGTCTACGGATGTTAAGAAGTTTGTTCGATATAATGGCAACAAAGCGCTCAATAACCTAGGGTACGAAGGAATCTTTGAAGAAGAGGACGTTAACCCTATCGTTCTCAACGGGCTTAACACAAAAACAAAGTCATTCGACTTCTTTAGCCAAAAAGGAAACGGATATAAAAAAGCTACAGTTGAACCGCTTAAGGACGACGATTTTTACTTTAACAATTAGAAGGGACGATTCCCTTCTTTTTTTTTGTTGACAAAGCTGTAACTATGCTGTAAAATACAGGGTGTAGTACCATAGAAGAGAGGATGATAGCATTGAACAACTCTGAATATGACAAAGGTGAGAATATGAAAAGACTAGTTAACACAGCGCAGCTGGAGGGGTCTCCCCTTAGCAAAGAAAGTGACCAGTTCAGGATCACTATGGATAAGTTCATGGAAGACCTAAAGAAAGCGGAGAACGTTGCTATTGATACGTCAGTTAACGAACTTCTTGAGCAGGTTGGTATTGCTCCTCCGAAAGATGCGAGTCCCGAGGAGATTGAGAGAGTGCAGAATGCCGTATCCACCCTATCGTTGGAGTTAAACATAGGCGAAGCAGAAATTTTATCACAAGAGAAAAAGTATGTACGCAGCATCTATCTTACGTCAGCTGTTACTAACGAACTGATAGCGGAACGTCAAATAGAAATTACTTGGGCAGAGACAGTAGAGACCCGAGAAGAGGAGGATTCTAGTAAATGAAGTTAATTAATCAAGAGAAGTTTGAAGCATGGAAGAATGTAAACGATGATAACTACGGTAAACAAGTCTTTGAACATGCCGAGGCGTGGGCAGAACTAATGGAAAGCCTCATCGAGGAAGGAGAGAAATTAGAAGACATTGCTCAAGAAACTTACGATAAAGTTGTTGGACACGATAACCCTGCCATTTTCAGGGCTATTGGCTTAGTAGTAGTTCGACAATGGGCACATGGCGATGAGCTAAAGAACTGGTATACTAGTCATGAATTATACGATTTAGGAAGGAGGTCACCTGCATGAAAATTATTGATCAAGAAGGCTTCGACAAGTGGAAAGAAAACAATCAAGATGAGTACGGATACGGGATGGGTATTTTTAAGTACGCTGAAAAGTGGGCAGACCTTATGGAGACCATGATTGCAGAAGGTAAGCAAGTAAAAGATATCGCTGAAAAGACCTCCCACATTGCGGACACAGAAGGAATTACCGGGTTCATGTATGGAGCCGCTGTCGCTGTACTTAGCTTTCACTGGGCGCATGGAGAAGAACTTCGAGTGTGGCACAATAAACAGTATGGTGGTAGCGAAGAAACTAAAGGAATCATGAATCCGGCTATGCTCTCTGTAAGAGGTTAAGTCCTTATGGCTAAGAGTGAGGAGACTACAAAGTTAGAGCAGCAGATACGGAAGGCTTTTAGTAAGATAGGTACGTTTGGCGGATTCGAGGTAACCATAGGTTTTCAGAGAGACGGAATGGGCAAAGAACGAGTCGATTATATGACCTACGATACTAAAGGTATATGGAGATGCTTTGAACTTAAGGTGTCCTACGCAGACTTCAAGTCTACCGCTAAGAAGAGTTTTGTAGGTCACTATAACTACTATGTGTTCCCTACAGACGGAGAGCTGTATCAAAAAGTTAAAGATCAGATTCCTAAACATATCGGAGTTTACCTTGGAGGAGAAAACGTAAAGGCGGCACGTAAACAAGAGCTTGCAGTGGATGAGAGCATTCTAAAAGATTCTTTCATCCGCTCCCTTGCGAGGGACGCTGATAAGGTACATAACAGTGAGGATGTCAACCAGTACTTGGACATCAAACGATCGAGAGACCGATATGAACGAGACTACTTAGAAAAGTCACGACAGCTAGTGCAAGCTAACAGGGAACTTTTCATGCTAAAGCGTGAACTGAAGGAACTAACAAAAGGAGTGAAAGAAGATGGAGTGTAACAATTCATATTGTATGTGGAACTATAACGGACAATGCTGTCCTGAGTCGAAGGAAGCCATTGATAACGCTACCCCTAATGAGCTAGACTGCCCTAGTTCATTGCGAAAAGACTTGCAGTCTAATATGTATAAAGCAGTTAATGAAATCAATGACATGATGGTTCATAGAAACCATAAGGAACTAGCAGCTATCCATAAATTCGTTAGCGACCAACGAAAAAACTAAAAGAGGAGATATTCTTCTCTTTTTTTTTGTTGACAGCAGAGAAAAATAATGGTAGACTGTAACTACACTATAAGATACATAGGAGGAATACACTTTGGAAGCAAAAGTTAGCGGTAATAATGTAGTTATTAAAATAAGTACGGATCAACTAGAAGACATCTTTAATGGTCACCCCGAATTATGGCATGAAGAGATGAGGGTTAAATTTAAACGGAAGTTTGCTGAATCGTTTGCGAGCTACTTAGACGACCATCTAAAAGACGATCCGAATTTAGTATTCGAAGAGATGTTTAATACCATTTTCGAATGTATGATGGAAGACGATGATCCAAGTATCGCTATGCCATTGGAGAAATAACTAGGAGGGGAAATCATGGAAGCAAAGCTAAGCGGAAACAACATTGTTATCAAACTACCAGTAGATGAAGTAGTAGCGTCTTTTAATGCTAATTGTAGCACAGAAGAAGCACCAATGCGAGTTAAGTTTAAGCGAAAGTTCGCAGCGTCTATTGTTAACCATCTTACTGAGATAAGTAATAACAGTCATGAGTCTGAGGACTTCATCGACTATGTGCTAGACCTCATATACGATCAGATGATTACAGAGGAAGATAAGAGCATTAAATATCCTGATGAATTTAAATGGTAGGTGAGTGTAATGGGCATTTATTTTACAAGTGATTCGCACTTTTGGCATAAAAACATCCTAGACTTCGAAAAAAGACCTTACAGCTCTGTTGAAGAAATGAACGAAGGCATGATTCAGACATGGAACAATAATATCGGAGATAACGATGTTGTGTATCATCTAGGAGATTTCAGCCTAACAAACTACGAGAATACTGTGGACGTTCTCTCTAGGCTTAATGGGAAGATTGTGCTGATCAAAGGAAACCATGATAAATCTAAGCATTACAAGAAGATCGGTAAACTTGGTCTGCTGCACGACTATCATGAAGTAGGCACTTATATGAAATGTGACAAACAGCAGATGTGGCTAACTCACTTCCCAATGGATATCGGTATTAGACCTTTGAAATGGTCTATTCACGGTCATATTCACAGTGAGGAGTCATACGCTCCTAACCATATTAATGTTGGAGTAGACAGCCCGTGGTTGCAAGATAGGGAGTTTGGCGTACCAGTGTCCTTGGAGGAGCTGATGGAGCACATCAAGAAAGTGTCTGAAGAGGAGCTATCACAGGCATTGTATGAAGCTACGAATATAAGAAGAGAGCAGGGCTGATATGGGGACTGATTGGATGGCAGATCAAATGAACCAGTTCGGTCACTTACCGGAGATGGAGGATTTTTCAATGACGGACTACGGGAAAATATTTGATATTGACCCTTCAAGTGTTCAAGAAGCTATAGAGGAGCAACCCTATCAGGACAATGAGCTGAAATGGCTTAAAAGACAACTTGAGGTCTATCGAGAAAGACTACGTACAACAATGGATACGTTACACACATTGCCGCAGAATACACTAGCCCACATTATTCATGAAACTGGTCTAATGAATGACCTACGTGACGACCAGTATAAGAGTATGAAGATTGACATATACAACAAAGCGCTAGCCCAGCATCACCTCACAGATAAGCAGCGGAGAGTCCTTGTAAACATCATCTGTAACCAATAATATCAATTCTGTAACTAAGTAGAGGGGAAAACCTCTACTTTCTTTGTTTTGTGGTATAATAAGAATATACAGAATATTCTAACAAGACAAGGAAGGGCAGAAAATAATGGCTAGACAAAAATCCTTAAACATACACAATACTGACAGACTTTTTAATTTAAACTTAACTACAAAGCAAGACGAGACTCGATCCGTGAAAGTAACCAGCCTGAATGAGAAAGAAATCGAAAGAGACATGGACAAGCTAAAAGAGGAGTCCCAACGTTACAACAAAAGAGATGACAAGAAGTACCTGCTGTATAAGCAACGGTATAGCAACACCTCACTACAAGAGAAAATATTCGATCATGGGGGATTTGTCCAGTACTACACCCAAGACAGAGTGCCGCTACCAGTTATTACGAAACTAGCTGCCACACCTCAATCAGAAATAATCTTTTATTGCAAGAAAGAGCACACACATGAAGATGTAAAAAATGTACAACTTGCTTCTATGGCTACTCAAGTTGTTATAGACGTACCTATTGTGTTACCTGATATTAATATCTATGACTACCTATTCTCACTGTATCCGCTTAGATACCACGTAGACAAAGTAAGAATCTCCTTCCCGGCACTTACTGAACAGGAGATACAAGAGAGACACAAACCTTATTATGTGTTCTACAACGGAAGGTACCATCTTAAGTCAAAATATAAATATTTCTGTTTCCAACACTTACAAGACCCATTATCTACTTGGAAGATGAATATATGGTTAGTGTGTGATTCCAAGAAAGACCTGCGAAACGTTGAACAGCTTGTAATTAGTGATAACAAACGTTTGCAAAATGGGGGTAGTTCCATTGGCAATCAATCGTGATCAATTCGCTCGTAGGATAGCTTTAAAAGGCGGATACAAGATTAAAGATATTGAACAAATTCTTAAGCTAGCTGATGAGGTTGCTTTAGAAATTATTAAAGAAGGGCACGACCTAAAAGTAGGGAAGAACTTTAAGATTTATACAGAGGTTCTACCCGAGAAAAGAGCTTATGACGGTCTAAATGACAGGTACTTTATCCGGGAAAGAAAACGAGTACCTAAGATTGAACTCCTATCTCAGTGGAACACACTTAAACTTCCGCTGGAGTTGGACGAGGAGAATGAAGAGAGCTGACATTCAGCTCTTTTTTCTATTGACTGCCGTTGTATGTTATAGTATGATTATAGACAGCAATACAATCTATAGGAGGAGGAATGTTTTTTGAAAGTCTTATTTCTTCAAGAGCATTTAAGGGAGAACCATATCAAGAAGACTGACCAGTATAACGGTTTTAAGAACATCTTTCTTCAGACCGAGGCTGGTAAGATTTTAAAGTCCCTTGCAGAGAATCCCGATGGACTTGCCCTTACCAAAAATGACTATTACATAGACTATGCCTATGAACAGATTCCACAGGTACTAGCTCGTGATAAGTACAACAGAGCTACCAAGTACAAGAAGATTGGAGTTTCGGAAGCAAAGAAAGAGTATCCGTTCCTCTATGAGAGAATCGTGAGAGAGAAACCGGATATCATCGTACCTACAGGTGCGCTAGGGTTGAAAGCGTTGGTTGGTGAGTCTAAAATCGGTTCTGCTCGGGGTGTCCCTGTAAAGGTTACAGTAACTTCAAACTCCGAGAAAGAAGCCAAAGAGTGGACTCCGGAAATAAAGCTAGCCTACGAAACACAACACGGTGAGCTGACAAAGCGGGTAGAGGTTGCCCAAGAGCAGCTAGAATATTTCCAAAAAGCTTATAAGGATCGGTTAGAGAGCGACGGCGCTTTACGGAGAGAGCTTGAAGCACACCACAATGCTGTAGAACAAGCGCAGCAAGCACTAAAGCAGCTAGACGAAAACTACCGAGACTATTTGCCGAATGATGCAGGTAATAGCCATACATGCTGGGTTCTTCCTATGTATTCAATTGAGTACATGCTAGTATTCCCGGACATACAGAACTTCATTCAGACAGACTTTGTTACTTTACAGAAGTTTATTAAAAACGGGGAAGACGCTTTTATCTCCAAACCTGTAGAGTACGAACATGTTGAATCTATCGAGAGAGTTCGAGAAATATTTACGAAAGAGATTCCGCAAGCTCCTGTTGTTTCATGGGACTTAGAGACAAACACCTTAAGACCGGAATCTATTGGAGCTAAACCTCTTGTTATTTCTATAAGCTGTGCTGAAGGCACTGGAGTAACCATCCCGCTAGAACATAAAGAGTTCTCATGGTTGCCGGGACACCTTGCAGAAATATATGAGTATATTCGAAAGTTCGTAGCCGACCCCAACATCATAAAAGTCGGTCACAACATTTAACACAATGGGTGTTGTAAAATCCCTCTCATAACGGTGGACGCTACGTCTTAAAAGATACGCCAATACCGTGCTTACATTACTGGTGACAGTAGATGGAGTGTAGAGACTGAACTGAGCCTTCGTAGGGCAAGGTGAGAAGTGGTGTAGTGACGCATTAAGGAGGTTACTACATGAAACAGTGTACAAATTGTAAGGAGTTAAAAGACGAAGAGGAGTTTGCTCTTACGTCAAGATTCCGTAAAAAGACTCAAGATTACGCTCGTCATAGTAGATGTCGTGAATGTGTTAAAATACTTTCACGAAAACATAAGCGTAAGTATTACGAGAATAACCGTGACAAATGCCTTGAAAGAGCTCGAGTTCAACGAGAGACCGATCCGAACATTAAAGAAAAGTGGAAGGAATCTCACCAAAAGAACAAAGAGCACAGGCTAGAGCAAATGAAAGTCTATGCTAAAACCGAGCAAGGTAAAGAGGCTCGTAGAAGAGCACAAGAGCGCTACAGGCAGTCTGAACAATACAAGATGAAACAGAATGCTCGAAAGAAAGTTTTACGAGCTGTTCAGTCCGGCAAACTGGTCAGACCTACATGCTGCACTGACTGCAAGAAAGAAGGTGCAGTTGAAGCGCATCATGAAGACTACAACAAGCCTTTAGATGTAAAATGGCTTTGTAAAACATGTCACGAAAATACACACCACTTAAATGAGGGACATGGGTCCTTGGAGTAACTACGAAAAAACTCCTGAAGGTAGTACACCGAGTCGTGAGACACTGTGTAGGGTTCATGAAGGTATAGTCCACGCTTAGTCGAAAGACTGAGGTTACCGTGCAGTTCGACATAAGATTCCTTATGCTGACCAAAGGCTTTGATGATTTCCAAAACAACCGAGATACGAAGGTTATGTACTGGCTCCTTATCAGTCAAGATTCCAAAGTTTCTCGACAGCTATCTGATCTCACCTACGAGTTCACTGATATGGGCGGGTACGACAAGGCTTTAGAGGAGTACAAAGTCGAGTATCAGAAGAAGTGGAAAGCACAACGAGCAGAAGAGATTAAAGCTGCAAAAGCAGCACATAAAGCTAAAGAGAAGCAACTTAAAGATGAACACAAACTACTAGTAGCACAGGAGCGAGACAACGCTAGACATGAAGGCAGGTCTCCGGTTAACATTCCACCTCCTGTCATCGAAAAGCCGGATTTTGGGAAAGCGGAACACCGAGTCAACGAGATTGACGGGTCCGACTTCAACTATGAATGGTTCCCACTAAAAGAGATACTATCTCCATATGCATCCGGAGACGTAGACGTATGCTTACGAGTACATAATAAGCTTGATGCAGTTGGGCGGAAACCCGGGAATGAAAAAATTAGGTACCTGTACAGTGAGCACTACCCTGAACTGACTGATGCGTTAGCACGCATTGAAGCAAATGGTATCAAAATGGATATCAACTATGTTGAGAAGATCATTGAAAGCTATACAGCAGAAGAGGATAGATTGCTCGGACTTCTCCGGGAGTTCCCTCTAGTAAAACGACTCGAATCCGAATTACAAGAACTATACGAGATTGGACTAGCTGAGTGGGCAAAACCACCAAAAGAACGAGACAAGGATAAGGCTAAACTTCGAGATAAGTATAAAGACGAAGAAGACCGAATTTTTAGTCCTAACTCTTCCGACCATAAGCAGAAGGTTCTTTTTGAATATACGGGAATTAAGCTCCCCTACAACAAGGAGTATCTTGTAAACTCGGCTGTAGAGAACGATCTCCAAGAAGATGAAATCGAATGGTTCCACTACAAGGTAGATACAAAACAAACACTACCTTACCTAAAAAAGAACGTCGAAGAGCTAGCTGAAATAGCTGATCTCCTGTTAACCCATTCAGCAGTCAAAACGAGAAAGCAGAACTTCACGTACAAGCTGCTTGCGTTAAAAGATGCGAATGACATTGTTCACGGAGGATTCAACTCTACAGGAACAGCTACTACTCGTTTATCATCTTCTAAACCAAACATGCAGCAGCTGCCGAGAAAAGTAGAAGATATTACTCGATTCGACTATAGGCACCCGATTAAACGTATGTTTATAACCAGTTTCGAAGGCGGAGCATTACTACAACTTGACTATAGCTCCCTAGAAGCACGTATCCTAGCACTTGCCGCAGGGGACGAAGACATGACTCAATCGTTCTTAGATGGAGCCGATCCCCATAGGGAGACTGCCGCACTTGTTTTCGGTGTAGCTCCTGAAGATGTAACAGGGGATCAACGTAGTACAGCGAAGGCAACAACCTTCGGACTAGCCTATGGAGAGACAGCTTTCTCATACCATGCTAAGAACGATATGGCTTTAGAAGAGGCAGAGAAGCTGTTTAACGACTACTTCCGTAACAAACCGAGAATCAAGATATTCATTGAGGAAACTCATGAAATCGCTCAAAAGCAAAAGTATGTAGAGTGCCTGCACGGATTCAGACGGTCATTACAGAACGTTCAATCACGAGACAGATCAAAACGAAATGAAGCTCTGAGACAATCGGTAAACACCCTTATCCAGGGTTCGGGGGCATTCTTGACAAACTCTTCTGTCATTCACTTGCGAAAGTTTATCAAGAAAAGAAATCTGCGGTCTAAAATTGTACTAACTGTACACGATTCCATCGTTGTCGACTGCCCACCGGAAGAAATCGAAATCATGGCTAAAGCAGCAAAAACCATCATGGAAAATCTACCTATCGAATGGTTGATTGTAGACTGGAAAGGTCAAAAGATGCGTTACCCTATTGCTGCGGATGTTGAGATTGGTCTTAACTATAATGACATGGTCGATTACAACGCCGAGGAGCTTAAACAGTTTAAATCTGTTAAAGGATACTGTAAGTACTATCTTGATAAGAAAAAGATCAAGATTTACAGAGAGAACAAAGCCATTGAAGAGGACAAGTATGAAGCTCTTATGGAAGCCTTAGAATCCAAGAAACAAAATTATCAAGCAGTTTCGTAAAAAGTTTATATTTTATAGTTGACATATAGACTAGTTACATGGTAAATTAATAGAGAGGACGAGGTGAGATTCCTCTCCTCTACTAAGCGAGGTGAGATTATGGAGGTTAACATTAACTCCTTTGACTTCGAGGACGTTAGAATCACTGACCAAACCGGAGTGACTGTAGACTATAACTTAAGGGAGGAGTTAGCAGTAAACGAGCATAACCTACTTCAGGAGATGCTTGAGCAGCCAGCTAAGTTTGTTTATTGGGCTTCCTTGTTAGAGCAGCTTAAATACTACCAAGAAAGCAAAGAGCTTGAGTGTGAGAGAGTGATAGCGCATATCGACGATGCCGCACGCCAGCATTACACCAGCCTAGGAACGAAGCCAACGAAAGACATGGTTGAAACGTATCGAAGAATGCAACCGGAGTATGACAACGTAATGCAAGAGTACACCTACTTGAAGCTCGTTGTAGGTAAAGTTACAAGAATCGTTAAAGCTTTCGAACAGCGAAAAGACATGTTGCAATCATTCGGCAAACAGGTTATTGAACAGAAGGTCTACGGAGCAGGGGCTGGAGGAAAACTTCAACAATAAATTTTCTTATAACCTTGTTTTTTAAAAGATTGTATGTTATAATACTAATACAGTGTGAAATCACACAAATACATATTTAGGAGGAAGTAATACATATGAGTTTCTTAGACATTGTAAATAATGAGTTAAAAAAGACCGAGAGTAATAGTAACTTTGAAGGTGTCAAGTACCCGCAAACAAAGCATAAGAAGTTGTTCTACGAGAAAGGAGCTTCAGAACTTTTCGTGCAGATTCTACCTTCAGCGGCAAGAGAGGCGGCTCCGTTTGCAGTAGAGTCTCGCAAGATTTTCTTGCAAACTAAGTCCTCTCAAGGTAAAGATGTGAAATCAAACTTTACTCTTCACCCTGAAATTAACCCATATAGTGTACTTGAGCAAAAGGTAACTGAGTGGCAAGAACGTCAGATGATTCCTAACGGGTATGGTAAGCAGCAAACAGCTAAAACCATTTACCTTGTGAACGTGATTAAAATTGTCCCTAATCCGCAAAACCCGAGTGAATGGGTTCAAGAGCGGGATGAGCACGGGCAGCTTGTCGTGAGAGTCTTTGAAATGCCTCAATCCGCATACTCAGGTCTATTAACTAAACTGAAAGACCCGATGATGAACACATCAGGAACTCCGTTGTCCTTCATGGCTCCTGAAAGAGCAGCTATCGTAAAAATTAGTAAACCAGCTTCAGGAGGATTCTCATATGGAGTAGACGTGTACGCTAATATGCCTTTACCTCCATTAGATCAAGGATGGGAAAACCTTTTAGAGCCTTTAGAGCCTCATGCGGTTGCTACTGAAGAGTTAGAGAATGGGTTAGACTGGGTTAATGCTTTTATTGACATGATGGAAGGACGTAAACCTAGTGGTGGGAACAACCAACAAACACCAGCACCAGCAGCTCCGCCAATGGGTAACCCTTATGCAGATGCATCACAAGGTAATCCGTACGGTCAACCAGCACCAGCACCACAATACGGACAGGCACCTAACGCATACGCACCGTCTGCTCCGCCAGCAGCACCAGCGCCAACTCCGCCACAATACGGACAGGCACCTGCTCAACCAGCAGCACCTAATACATATGCACCACCAGCAGCACCTTCGGCACCAGCAGCTCCGCCTACTCCGCCTGCGGCTCCAGCAGCACCTGCGAGTAGTCCAGCACCAGCACAGCCGACGCCACCTGCTCAACCAGCACCACCTTCTCAACCAGCTAATCCAGCACCGCCTGCTCAACCAGCTCAACCGCAGCAGACACCTCCAAGTCAGCCAGCGGGAGACTTATCGAATCATGCAGTTCCTAACGATAACAACTTGTTAGACTTAGATTCCATGCTTGATGATGTAGTTGGAGAATAACTGTTTAATAGAAGCCTAGTGTAACAGCTAGGCTTTCCTATCTTAATACATACTTTGGAGGGAAATATACATATGGCAAAGAAGAAAACTAGCAAGGCTGTAGGAAAATCAACAGGTAAGACAGAAATCAACTTAAATGAATTGGCTGATGATACGGGTCTAGTTCTTTTACGAGATTCAGAGTATGCCGCAGTTCTTGACAGATTACCAACTTTCTTCCCGCAACTAGACAGATACCTTGGAGGCGGGTTACCTTTCGGTCGAATGATTGAAATTGCAGGAAAAAACGCTGGTGGGAAATCAACATTGGCGTTCCACATTGCTCGTGTAGGAACGATGCTAGGCTGTATCGTTGTTCTGATTGACGTAGAAGGAACTGCTGATAGAGACCGTCTATCTGAACTTGGTATTGACACTAGTAAAGTTCTCGTAAAGCAGCCGGATGAAGAGAAAGAGCTGTTCCTAACAGTTGAGGGCGTTGGTAGAACCATCGAAGATACAATTGATCTATTCAAGAAGAGATACCCGGATACACCGATTATCTACATTTGGGACTCATTAGGTCAAACACCTTCAGAGGTGGAGATGGACAAGGACTTTGGTGAAAAGAACGTAGGGGCTCGAGCTTGGTCTATTACACAGCTTATTAGTAAAGTGGGACCTTTAATCAGTACTTCTAAGTCTATGTTTATTGCGATCAACCAAGTTCGTGATACCATCGGCGGAAACTCATTCATGCCTATTATGTCTGTACCGGGCGGAAAAGCTTGGGAGCACTATGCTTCGATCAGAATTGAAATCGTAAAAGGTGCAGCCATTAAGAAGTCCGAGGAAAAAATCGGGCATAACATGAAAATTAAAATCAACAAGTCAAAGGTTTCCGTACCTCACCGTACGGCAGAGCTAGACCTCATTTCAGCTGTTGGTTTAGACTACGAAAGAAACATTGCTAGACTAGCTGAGGAAGCAAAAATCCTTGGCGGAACAGCGCAGAGTTACGAGTATAAGGATAACGCAGGTGTAGTACATAAGAAGAAGAAAGACCTATTCGTAGAGTTTCTACGAGGTGAAGGTGCCCATGTAAGGGAAGAATTACTTAACAAACTCGTACAACTTGAGTTCCCGGAAGGGCACCCTGCTTTAAGAAATGCAACACTATCTATTGACGGTTGGATTGACAAGATTTATCCTTCAGTTGCTGCCCCACTATCTATCGAGAAAGACGATGCTGGGCTAGATGCGGATGCTGATGCGTTAATTCAATCGGTGCAAGACGAGATTGACAGTGCAGAGTAGGGGTCTCCCTGCTCTTTACCTGTAACATCATGAGGAGGAAACATTAATGAGAATTAACGAACAAGGCGATGTTATTGCAGGAACGCTTCAGAGTCACCGAGACCGCACAAGTCCACAAGAAGAAGTACCAAAGCCCTTCAAAGCAATCAGACAAGCGTTAGAGAAAACCATCCACGAGGGTAAACGAGTACTTATTGACATCAAAGATTCGTATAGTACACAAACTGTTGTAGTTCGTTTCGACTCTGTTTTTGATAGATGGGCTAAAGGGAACTCCATTTGTCACACAGAGCAAGGAGAAGTAGAGGTACCTTACACTATCCACTATTCCGATATTCTTTGCAAGAACACCAAAATAAAGATCATTACCGAAGGAGAGAATCCTCTTGGCACGCAACTCTGAGAAAGAACAGGAGCAGATTCTCAACGGTAACAAGTTTCTTGGCATGAATACGGAAGAGGCTACAGGTGTGTTCCTAAGAGACACAGACAAGCTCCTTCACCAGTATAGCAATCTCAGACACAGCTTGTTTAACCAGTTCAAGAGTTACCTCCCGGATAGTGTTACTCAAGAAGAGCTGAAGAGCTACATTGACGAACAGTTTGTGCGGTTAGTGAAAGAGTATCACATTAATGGGGCGGTTGATTTTCCGGGGTACATAAAAACGAAGCTCACACATCGAGTAAGACACTCCTACATCAAAGGAGAATACAGAGATCGGAAACGTGTGTTTGTAACAAAGAATGACGGCGATGTTTCTATCATTATGGATAGCAACCCCTCTTTTGACTCGGAACTTGACTACTACATGATCTTAGAGGATGTACTGAAGGGTGTGACTATGTCACAACTAGAGAAAGAAGTACTCTACTTGACAATGCAAGAGTACACCGAGTCGCAGATTGTAGCCTCTCTCAGCTGTAAATGGGCAGAAGAGGGAGTAAGTTCTACCCGAATCCGAGAAGTCATTAAAGACGTTCACGAGTTTGTAAGAACACGGTTAACCGATAATGGATAACCGTCTTCTGTTATATTAGAAGAAGACCCAAAATAAGAAAGGATGGTACATATGGAGAACAAGAAAGAGACTGTAACTCAGGTAGTAGAAGTCCCGACTGAGGCACCTAAAGTAGAGCCAAAGATGGTTGTACTCACAATTGTGTATCTCGTTGCGATTATTAATGCGGCAGCAGCTTACCTAGGCTTTGACGCTTTTAACTTATCAGTAGACAGTGAGAGACTTTATGAAGGTGTTTCCTTATTCTTCGGAGTAGCAGCGTTCATCGGTGCTTACTGGAAGAACCACGATGTTAGCAAGTCCGCTAGAATTAAAGCTGCGGCAGCTAAGCAAGTGGATGTAAAACAAGACAAAGTAAACTAAGAATAGAAAGGAGACCATTATGAAGCTATCAGAATTACTCGCACAAGAAACGATCACCCTTTCAGCAGGGGATCAAATCATTGCGAATACGGCAGCCGCAGGTTATGTACCAACATATAAAGACACGTCAAAAATCTTCCAAGGAGGATACGTGTTCCAAGTTGTTGAAGGCGCTGTTTCCGGTGATCTAAAAATCGTTCCTGTACTTATCACAGAAAACGGTAAAGAACAAGTTGTCGAAGGTAACAAACCTGTTGTCGAGTTCGGAAACGAGAAAGTGACATACATCACTACAAAGAACGATCCGATCTACAAAGACGCTTACCACTTTACTGACCACTACTCTAAAGACGTTCCAGCTGGTCAAGAAGCTCGCTATGCTTTAGGTGCTTTCCTTGCATACGCTGATTCTGCGTTCTCTCTAGGAGTTAACAACTTCCAAGTGGCTGTAGCAGACTATATTAAAGACGAGACTGCCACAGAAGAGCCACCTGCGACGGAAGAACCACCTACAGAAGACCCGGGAACTGAAGGTTAAGAAAATTCAGATTTATTACCATAGTATTACTCAAATTTTACTAGAGAAGCCAGCAAAGGGCTTCTCTTTTTTTATTTGTAAAAAAGTCGTAAAATAATTTCATAATTTTAGTTGACGTAGGAACATATAACTGTTAGACTAACGTATATAGGGATGTTACAGTCCTGTTTATAAAGGAGGTTAAAGATGGCTACTGATGCTGAAGAGATGCGAATGCGGGTATTTACTCCTACAACTTTTGAAGGTATATGCTCCATAGCAATCCTTCAAGAGATTTTCAGAGGAAGCGGATTACATATTGATGTGCAGCACGAGGCATACATAGACTTCAGAGATGTCAACCTATTTTCCGGTTACTCTACCAATGTTGTACTAGGGCTCCCCTATAAAGGGTACGCACTTCCGGACCAGTTCTACATCGACCATGATGTCCCATTTCAGGATTTCATTCATGCAGCTACCTATGGAGAAGAAATCCAAGGTAAGTTCATTACTTCTATTGTAGACACCGAAGCTGATCCTATTGTCGGGGTCTGCAAGTACATTGCCAGTAACCCAAGACTGAGTAAGCACGCTCAGATAACGGGAAAGGCACAAGCTATGATCGAGGCTATAGACTCTTATCGTCGTTTTGAATGGCAAGATAACAATGTTACGAGATTACTATTAGCACTCTACTTAGCTAGTTACAAAGAGCTTCCGAAGCTCCTGAAAGATCGCACGCTTAATGAAACAGTAAAAGAGTTTGCTCCCATTGTAAAAGGGCAATTAACTAAGATGCATGACCATATTGAAAAGAAAATACTTCAAGCAGAGCATAGTGTAGTTGAGTTTGGAGGTCAACAATGTTCTGTCATTACCTTATACTCCGAAGAATACATAAACGAGCTGGCACACGCACTCCTACAAAGAGAGTCTTCCTCAATGCCCGTTATTGTAGCCGTAGGTCGTATGACTAAAGGAAATGACATGGTGTCAATTCGTACAAGAGATGTACATGCTGGGCTTGTCTCGCAAGTTATAAATGACGGCAACGGCAAAGAAGCAGTAGGTAACGTGTTCACAGACGCAAAGTATAACAAGATACTGAATATGTGGATTTTGCAAAAACTATCAAATAACATACAGTAGTAGTTAGAAGTGTGTTATAATGAAATAGGGAGGAATAAGGGTAATGACAAACAATAGAGTGAAAGAATTAGCAGGTGTACATGGGGTAACAACAGACAACGCTTTCGAAGAGATTGTGGATATTGTGGAAAAACACGGTCGTATGGTACAAGATAGATTTCAAGTAGATCAGCCGGAAAACAGCTGGACTGAGCTTGTTATTCTAACTTATCAAATCTTCGGAGAATTTTATGAGTTTTGGTACCAAGTACGCACACCTTATACTCCGGCATTAAGCAGCTTAGCTTTTGGATTCGACAAACTTGAGACCTCTGTGGTCAATTAATTTTATAGGAGTGGACTTATGAGAAGTAATCTGACAACTGAAGAACTACGAGTGCTACATACACGAGATGGAGCACTAGCCGCTATCATGGGAACCCTGAAGGCAATTGACGATAAACCTAGAGCAGCATCAGCAAATAAAATTCTTGCTGCTCTTGGCTACAAGAAAACAAACATCAGGGAAATGAAATCACTTGCTTCTTGTTTTGGAAGCAACGAAGAGTTAAACAGTTTATACAGAAAAGCTTACCAAAAGAAAATTACAGTAGACGACATCCCTACATACCAGTACGAAGAAGAATACACTTCCAGTTACGAGGAAGAGCACGAAGAAGCTGTTAAAGAGAACGAGTTATTCTCCTTATTCAGTACCTTCCACATGGATAGAGAAGAAGGTAACGCAAGATCACGAGACCTACGTCAAGTGGTGAGAGACGGTACGTACATGCGACACCTGATGGAGAACTGCAAGAAGTACCTGCACGAAGAGCTAAAGGATATGCCTCGAATGAAGTACGTGAAGACACCGCAGGAAAAACCAAAAGCTGGCGACAAGAGCCTACTGCTTCTTGTGTCCGATTGGCATATCGGGGCTGTTGTCTATAACGAGGATACAGGCGGATACAACTTCCAAAAACTTAGTACACAGGTACAAGAGATGGTGAACGAAGTCGACACAATGATGGATGATTTCAACATTCAGAACCTGTACGTGTTCCACGTTGGGGACATTATTGAGCACATCTCGATGAGAAACGTCAACCAAGCCTTTGAAGCAGAGTTCCCCGCAGCACAGCAGATCGCAAAAGCTACTAGGTTGGTAATTGACATGCTAGCTGCTTTATCTAAGTCACACCATGTTACTTTTGGGATGGTTGCAGGGAACCATGACCGACTGAATGGTAACAAGAACGACAAGATTTATAATGATACGGTTACATACATAATTTTAGACCACCTGATTGATATGCAAGAAAAGTTTGGTGCACTTCCAAACGTTACATACATTGACAACCGAGAAGATACATATGAATTTACTGTCAAGGTTGCTGGCAGAAACATAAAAGTTAAGCACGGGGATACAGAGAAAAAGAAAGACGATGTTAAAATCCCTAAACATATTAAAGAAGAGCCTGTTGATATTCTTATCATGGGTCACATACATACAGGGAGAGTTGTTCAAGAAGACTACTCTCGCTTCCACGTCTATGTCGGGTCGACAATGGGGGCTAATAATTTCTCAAAAGAACTGAATCTTCCGACAACTACAGCCTCACAGTCAGCGATGATACTTACAGAAGGACGAAACTCGGTTATGTTTAACCAGCTGATGTTCGATAAGAAGGGAAAAATTAACTAAGGAGGGGACAAGCCTCTCCTTCTTATAGTTAGGAGGACAAGAATGGACGGATTACTTATTTTACAAAGTGCGCTCTATGCGTTTCTAGGATTTTCACTCATCAGCCAACTACTCGCTGGGTTAGCTGCTATCCGCCAAAAGAAAGCTGCGGGTCAAAAGCCACTTGTAGCTCCTTTCTTGGTTAGCTTACTATTCACAGCAGTGGTAGGGTTCTTAGTAGCTTACGGTCTCGTTCAGTTACCTTTCGAGGTACTAGGCTTACCGTTAAACCCTTTGACTGTAGTGATCGTTAATCTTTTATATGGAGCACTACTTCAGCCACTGGCTTACTTAGTAACATGGGCTGTGTATGCGGCAGGTACAATTCCAGCTCGTAAGAAGTTACAGAAAGAGCTAGAAGAGAAATTCAAAGACGAGTTAAATGGGAAAAGTAGCTAATTGCTACTTTTTTCTTTATATTAAAGTAGACAAAGCACTGTTTACCTGCTATAATCACACTATACGATACAGAAACGAGAGGAGTAAGTTATATGAAAGATCAAGTTGTTCTACCTGAAATAGAAATACGTTTAGGAGAAAGTAAGAGTAAAGAAGAGCGAGAGGCAGTAATTATGAAAGCAACGAGCATAGCAGCACAGATCAAGAGAAAGGAGTAAACTATATGAGTGAACAGAACTTCACTAACCCGGATGAATCCCTAATTCAGTACATAAAGCGAGGGGTTCTATGGGTACAAAAGAAGCCCGTATACATTATAGAACTTATCAATGAAAGAGATACGGCGTACATCGCTGCGTATGCTGTTCAAGAAGAGAACATCGACCCTAAAGCACCGCCGATAAAAAGAGGAAGGTTTGAAGTGAAACCTACCACCCAATTCAGTAAAAACACTGTACTAAGCAAACTTGCGGATACCATATACTCAAAGAGTAAGAAAGCGGTGCGGGCGTGGAAGAGTGACCCACCTCTCTTTGTCTGTCCGGTAGTCCATAACCAACAAGACACGTTCAGCGGAAAAATAGGTAGCGGATTTTTTGAGCATACACAAGATCGTTGGACCACACTTAACGGTCAACGAAAGTATGAAAGAGGGGCTCCTACTGGAGTATTTATTGGGTTAGATTCAATCGTATGGGAAGATAAAGTAACCATTCCGGCAGACTCCTTTGTTAAAGCCTTTGCAGCAGAAGGAGCTAGTACTTTCTACGATCTTACCGGAGAGGACAAAAACGAAAACCCTGATAATCCGTTGGGTGGAGCTTATCGAGGATAGGAGGCAGCTAAATGGAAGATATCCTAGGTACGTTGTGTCTTTTAGTGGTTTTTATCTCCGGGCTTGTTATAGGGGTAGTTGTTGTATATGACAGTGCAGGGATACTTGGAGTAGTAATAGCGACTATGTTGTTCGCCGTAACAGTGCTTCTGTATTGTAAAGGGAAGATATAAGGAGGGATTTTCTTGAAGAGTAGAGAACCATTACCCGAACGAGCGGAGTACTTTGAGGCTTTGCGACCGAGAGAAGAAAAAGAAAGAGCACCGTCGTGTACTAATTCTCCTCATCAGTGGTACCTTCATGATATACAATTTAAATACATTGAGCATGACGATGCTATGTACGAGGTTGAAGTAGAGTTAGTCGGTCATTACTATATACTACACTGTAAAACATGCCACGAAATGCGAAGACTTAATCCGGCTGAAATGGAGATATTCTCTTCTCACTTCGATATCGACGGATACAAAGAGACGAAAACTAAGGAGGATAACGAATGAGAACCAAAGAAAAGATACTTGCAGATTTAAAGACAGAGGAGCAAGCGTATAAGAGAGCGCAGGAGGAGGGGCAAAGGTTACATGTGGAGTTGAATAAAGTTAGAAAATCTAACTTAGTAGCTAGGTTTCCTCACTTAACAGAAGAAGGGAACGGAAAAGTTAGCGGAACATTAGAACACCTTAACGTACTATCTAACAGGACAGAGTATGCCCCTACAGTAAAACTATCGTATGTCCTAGAAGCTCCTCCAACTACCTCTGATAAGTTCGCAATGATGCGTATATGTATGTCAGCAGGTAGTAAAGAATTAAGAATACCGATTACAGAGAACGATCTCTCTTTCTTAGACCAGTTAGTTAAAGATGCCCACGCCGCCATTAAAAATAAGAAAATAGAGATTAGAGAGCCATTATTTATTCCAAAGGAGGAAGACTATGAGTAAACATGGGGAAGAGGTAAGAAACATAGAGGAAACTTTACGGAAAAATCTTCGTCGTGCACACGAGGATAAAGTTGCTGCTAGAATAAAAATTGAGGAGTTGAGAAAGGAGCTAGCCGAGGTGCGTATGGAGGAAATGAAAGAGATGTTCCCTCATCTTACTCTTGAAAGCAATGGTAATTTTATTGGTTCGACACCCTGTACTGATGGAGAAGGTAACCGTATCAGCTACACAATCGGAGGATACACTAACCAGCTAGAAATGTGCCTAGAAGATCAACATGACGATACTGCTAACTACCTTGTAGTTAACAAGGATACACTAGAAGTGCTTAAAAAAGTAGTCGAGGACGCAGCTACTCTTCACACTGGGCAAAAAGTTACCCTTAGTTTAACTTTCGAATAAGCGTAAAGTTATAGCACATTCAAATGATATTTTATGTAGCCTCGACGGTTGACGCTGTTCGAGGCTATATTGTATAATTCGACATATAGGGAATGAGAAACTATGGAAAAAAGGTTCTACGAGGAAGATATAAAGAAAATAATTTTAGAAAAAAGGCATATTTTCGTTACAGACGGGTATAGTAAGAGTACAGTGTTATTTGAAAAGGGTATAGTCGTTAGCTCAACTATAGCGGATTGCCTTATATTCACCGAGGAACGGGGGATTATAGGGGTCGAGATAAAAACTGAGCGGGACAATATACGCCGACTCAACAAACAACTAAAAAACTATAGTCTCGTTTGTGACTACGTCTATGTACTATGCCACGACGATCATGTAGAAAAGACAGAGGAGGTATTAGAAAAATATAACTACCAACACGTAGGAATTTTAGCCTACACCGAGTTTAAAGGGCAGCCTATTCTTGGCGTTTACAAAGAGCCGATGCAGTCACCAAGTAAAAGTGTTAGAACCGCATATCAAATGTTATGGAAAGAAGAAATTTCTAACCTATTAGGTAGTTTCAAGAGGCAGATGAAAACGTTAGAGGAAGAAAAAGGCATGAACGTTTACAGTGCAGATAGTCGGTCAAACGGGTTACATGGACTGTACACCCAATCAGGAGCTTCGAAAAAGTACTTAAAGAAAGGTGATATGATAAACGCTATTGTATCAAGGTTAGGGGATCATGACGCCAACAAACTACTGTGTAGCATATTCATTTCAGGTAGAATGCATCCGGAGAAACACTTGAAATTTCACCATTTTAAAGAAAAAAGATAGAAAATAGAGGAAATGTACTTCTAAGTTACAACATGATATAATACACTATACAAGGGGTTGTTAATCAGCCCCTAACTACAAATTACTACTAAGGAGATGGTATAGATGAGTAAATTAAATTTGGTACGATATGCAAGGGAGTTTTGGGTTACACTAGCGGAATTTTCTTCAACAAGAGATACAGCAAACTATTCAGACACAGCATCAGTTAAGGCAGCAGTTAGAACCTTTGTTGTCAAATCAGCTGCTGATAAATATATCGCATTCCGGGGAGAAAAACAAATCAAAAACATTCTAGCGGAGAATGTACACAACCCACTGTTTGACCCACAGGACTTTACAGGAACAAGAACTGCTTTAATCCACTGGAGTATGCTACCACAGTTAGAGGAAAGATTTAAAGCAGATAAGAAACAAGCCAAAGACTACGATGAGTTTGTAGAAAAAGCAACCGAGTACATCGAGAGCACAAAAAGTACTACTGCTGCACCTGCTGAAGATTCTACAGAAGCACTCGGTAACTACACTCAAACATTACTGAGCCTGAGAAAGCAAGTAAGTGAAATCGAGAAAGAAATGGAAGTATACAACAAAAACCGTACAAAGTTACTGGAGGCAATTAGTATCCTAGAAGGACTGGAAATCGGGTCGAATCCAAAGTTATGATATATTATAGGTATAGGGAAAGAGAGGTGACATTAACAAATGTGACCTCTTTTTTTTTGTTGACATCGACTGCTGTATCATATAGAATAGACAGAGGAGGTTACAGCTATGGCAAACAAGAAAAAAGCCAACCCCAATAATCTTATCCGATCCCGAGGAAGAACTTCAAGGGGCTTAACTGGGGTTAACGACAACGGCAAAGATGCGTATAAAAAGTCATTAAGCAGCACCAAAGGACATTACAGGGTAGAGTTTACTCGGGTGTTTGAGGGTTTATCTGAGAGGGATGTCGAGCTTCGCAAGGTGTACGGAACCGATCTAGTATCTCAGTACGCCGGAATACCCGCAGATATGCTCACACTACACTTAAAAAAATCTACAGGGGAACAGACACTAACCTCTAAAGATGAAGTGTACTACATAAAGGTCGGCAAAGACATCTACGGAAAGCTGTCTATACGCACGCAGAGGCTTCTTAAAGGTAACATGCTTGTATTTGTACTCCAAGCCAAGAAGAACGCTGTGAAGAGCCCGCAGAAGGCTTTTAGCCGCAGCAAAGGATTTAAGAAGAAAACAACAAGTCAAAAACGACAAACCAGTCGTAACTCTTACTATAACCGTGAAAGGGGAAAAAACTAATGGTAAAAATTAAAGAAATGAAACCACTTAATGCCACACTAAAAAAACTTCGCAGCTTTGAGGCAAACACAAAGCTAGAACTGTACGGTGTAGGTTACACGAATCCATTCCTTAGCCGACGAGTAGCTTGCCGTTCTCAAGCGCTAGTTAACAAACTAGACATCCGGGACAAACAAGTTCACTTAACTCTCTCTATGCTTATTGAAAAAAACGCAAGGTACGAGTTAGACAATACACTCGACTTTTTGGTACGTTATGAAGCAGGAGACATCCCGGGATATGAACTGTCCGAGGAGAATCCGAACTTCCTAGATAACAGCCCGCAGCAGCCTATTACTGCAACATACCAGCTAACCAATGCAGACATCAGGCTGAACATGGAAAACCCTACAGTACAGTATAAGGAGTTTACTATCCACAAGGAGAAGTTCACTATTATCTACCTCACAGAGAAGTTTGACGAAGTGATTGAACACACAGTATCGCTCCTGTACGGTCCAGCTGGCGCTTTAAAATTCCTTGGTAACTTTATTGACAAGGAACTAACCTCTATTGGGTTTTCCCCTCTGTTTGAGCTTATGAGCGACGAAAACCTGCTAGGGGCTCACATCGTATCGCTTAAAGTAGAGTCTAAGAAAGAGGGTATTCGAAGCGTATGCGTTCCGATCGAGGGCGTCATCAGTGTGATGGAAAACGTTGAGGGTGACTATGTATTTAGCACAGACCAACACTACTTCAAGCTCCCAAAAGAATCCTTACAAGACTATAGGATGACTGTAGATGCAGTGAAGGGTGGCTACATTCTAAAACTAGATAGTACCCATAACTCTATTGAACTTAGTATCGTAGGATAAGAGCCTTTATAGGCTCTTTTTTTTTATTTAGTATATTGACAGTATCATATAGTCGTGTTACACTCTATTTATAACATTTGTAGGAGGAGTATAACATATGAGTAACGAATACGTACCACCACCATTCGAGGAATTTACAAAAGAAGAAGCAAAGGCGTTCGCAACAACTACTGTATCCGCTGAAGACGTGGCTTCCGAAGCTGCTATTGTGAAAATGTATTCAGAGGGGCGTACTGTAGGGGAAATTCAAGACACATTTAAAATCTCTTCAGGCAAGATGTATGAGATTATTACTAGACATAACTTACCTCTGCGTAACGGAAGAATTAAGAACTCTAAAGCCGGGAAAAGGCTACAGGAGATGACCAAGAATGAAAAACGTAACCTTGTCAAAGATTACGAAGACGGCATGAACTTAAATGACATATACAAAAAATACAATATCAACAAACATGGTACATACACAATCTTGAATGAATTTAAAGTAGATCGAAAAGTTGCAATTCGTAAAGTAGCAGACAAAGGCAGTAAAACTGCCGCACTAGACAATTCCCCTAACATTCTGTTCCTAGACAAGAACAAAGCGCCTTCAATGTCGGAATGGGCGAGACCAGCTAGCGCTGATATTGTTGTGTCTGATCCATCCCGAGTGAGACAGGTAAGCATTCCACTTGAGAACATTACAGACATTCAGATGGGTGTCGATGATGCAGGAAACCCTACAGTTAAGTTTACTGTACTAAAAGGTACAAACGTCACTTTATAGGAGGGATACAGATGTTACAGTTTATTGGATGCGGCAGTGCATTTAATACAGAGCTAGGTAACAATGGAGCGTTTATCAAGGATCAAGGCGTACTACTTCTTATTGACTGCGGAAGCAGTACGTTCGGGCGCCTAAAACAGTCCGGGATGTTGGAGGATGTGAGAAACATTGAAGTACTTGTTACACATACGCATCCTGACCATGTTGGATCGCTCGGGGATTTAATTTTCTATAGCTACTACACGTTGGGGATTAAGGTGAAGGTGTATAGTTCACGATTTATTAATCTCCCAATCCTACTAGGAACTATGGGGGTTGACTATAACAAGTATACGATGACTACACTATTCGAGTATAACGATTATGAAGCTCAAGACAGTAGGTTCGATATTTCTTTCCGTATAGTAGAAGTCAACCATGTTCCTGACCTTCTTTGCTACGGCTACCTCATCAGACACCAAGGAAAAACAATTTATTATAGTGGAGACTGCTATGAGATACCTGAAGGTATTCTCAAGATGCTGGATAAAGGCAAAATAGATTACTTCTATCAGGACACCTGTGCCGCAGAATACGAAGGAAATGTTCACATGTCTCTTACAGACTTAAGCTTAGCAATCCCTCCGCAGCAACGAAGTAAAGTTTGGTGCATGCATTTGGATGAAGGGCTAACTGAAAAAGCAGTAACTGACTTAGGGTTTAACATTGTAAAACCAATTATATAATAATCTACTATCTAGGGGTTGACTTCTAAAACACTCTATGTTATAGTCTTAGTATAGACAAATACGAGACGACTGGAGAGGATTTTAATGAAGTTAACCCCTGAAATGTTTGAGATAGTACCGAAAGACCACCCGTACTACGGAGGAGCTATGAGAGAAGCCCAAGCTTTCTTTAGTGGTTTTAAACCTGCGATTACTATGGACTATCACCTTTATAGAGCACTTCTTAAAGACAATGTAGAAATGGATCACCTACTTCATGAAGTTATGTTGTGGGATGACGGAGCACCTTACGGAGTTATTTTCTTTAACAACGAGGAGGTTCGTCAAGAGTATCAAGAACATCTCAAAGAAACTGACAAGGCTGAAAGGATTATTAAGAAGGGGCAACTCCTTGGGTACCCTCTCGGTGCCTCTAAGTTCTTTTCTCGTCTAATCGCAGGAGAAGAAGAGCAATACCCAAAAATCACAGTAAACTTCTCAGGTATTTCCTTTGTATCATCGAGAGAGACACTAGTAGAAGACATTCAGTATTTAATAAGAAAACACAGTATGCTCCTCCCTGATAGTACATGGATGCTTACAGTTACATTCCTATACCAGCACCAAGGAACATTAAGCGAGCTTGAAACAGACGGAGTTTCCTTCTCAGTCGATAGTAGCCCGATGATTAATTTGCTGGGCAACAAGTTTGATCTTATCGAGGACTGGGTTTATACCTGTTTCGACAGTTACCGTAAAATTAAAAAGTCTGTAGGGGATCATATAGAAGAACATCGGGCACAATACCGTCAAAGGGGTTGACATTTAGTTAACCGCAGGTTATACTAAGGTTACACACTCAAAGGAGAGATGAATGATGAAGAAAATCACATTTGTTAATGGAGACCACAAAGCAGTTTTAACGGAGAAAGACGGAAGAGTTGAAGTAGAACGTGACGGAGAAACAACACTGTTTTCTTCCAACCACACTTTCGAGACGGTTGAAGAAACTTTTCTCGCTAACGGGTGGAAGCAAGAAACCGAAGATATCTTTAAAGTAGCGGAAAAAAGCACATCAGCAGCAGCTCTTGGAGCAATGAAGAGGAATAAAGTCTCGCAGGATATGCAAGATAAGATTGACGCTTATGTTGACTTGCACGGCTATATGTCAACGTTAAAAGCAGATCAGGAACGGCTTAAAAAAACAATCAGAAAGTATATGGAGGACAACAATATCACGGAATTAGAGAGCTCACTTGGTAAGAATATTGCTCTTGTGGATGCAGTTCAAAGTAACTCTGTATCAACGTTCTCTAACTACGATCTGAATGATATTCGTTCTTTACTTACAGGAGATATCCTAGACGAAGTTACAGAGCTACGAGTAAACTCCGACAAGTTGGATGCACTTGTAAAGATCGGTAAAATTAACGAGGAGACAGCAGCGAGGGTGGCAGCTAAGAGAATTACGCTTGAAGGGACTCCTCGGTTCACATTAAAAAATGGTAACAGGAGGTAAAGTGATATGTACTCGATGTTGTTTTTTGCAGTCTTAATCATGCTGGTATGGAGTGCTTACATGTATATAAAAGTGGATACAAAAGGGCTCGGTTGGATGTATCTAGGAGGGTTAGGAGTATGTTCTGCCATGCTCTTTCTTCTCCTGTTTAGGAGTGCAGGCATGATATGATCGTGGAGATTATTACTTTTATTGAACTCATGATTTTAATGTTTATTAGTATATTTGGGATGGTGTTTTGCGACAGGAAGAAGGACCGGATAATTTTCTTCATTTTCGCTGTCGGATTTTTAGGACTCTTGGGACTGGTCTCTTGGGTTAACTGGTTTAACTAGTAGAAGGAGGGAACTATCATGAAGGAGTATAATGGAAAATGGACGTACAACACATCAGAAGATGATGCGTGGCGCTTCTATGATCAAGATATGTTTGATACTAAGGAAGAGGCTGTAGCAGCGGGAAAGCGGGAGTTTGAAGGGCACTGGGCTGATATTTCAGGATTTTATGTAGGGCAAGCAGAAGAACTTGATATTTCATCTCCTTACGTAGATGTTCACCACATTTTAGACTCCTTTGCAGAATCAATCTACGAGCAAGTTGGAGAAGTGTCAGAAGAATACTTACGGGACATAAGCGAGAAAGACTTCAACGACTTACAGAACGCTTTAAGCGCAACGCTTCGCACATGGTTAGTTGAAAAGAAACACGAACCGGATTTCTACCACATGAATAACATCGAGTTCGTACCGTTGAAACCTGAAACGTGGAAAAGAGAACCCTCTTAAGGTTCTCTTTTTTTTAATACTTCTCTATTCGTGAAAGTTCCACCTGTCTAGTATCTCTCTTACATCTCCAGCAGTACAGGTGTTTAATATGTCCACCTTTTTTCAAAACTGCGGTTCTTCGCTGAATTTGAGTGATGTTGCCGCACTGATGGCATTTCAGTTCCGACAACGCAAAAGCGCTTCTTCTAGCCATGGAGTACCACCTCTTTTTTTTATTTAATTCTACCTTGTGCATACTAATAATGCAACTTGCAAAATTTTAGTAGACATACGAATTTCTGTATGTTACACTCTAGTTATAAACGAGTAAGAAAAGGAGGTATACTATGATTAAAGAAAAAACTTCACCAACAAAAGAAGAAATTAACAATCTAGTAAGTGCTGCTAAAGAAGGAAATGATCTTGCTAAAGAATTACTTTTTGAGCAGTACAACGAACTACTTCACAGCCTTTCATATAGATACGCAGCACCCGGAGATAAAGATGACGTGTTTCAAGTGGCTTGTGAGGCTTTCTGTGTGGCAATTAACCGGTTTAACCCAAGCAACGAATCTAAGGCATCTTTTATGACGTATCTACGTACTTGCGTGTTCGGAGGGATACAAAACTATTATCGAGACAACACACCTGTCGCCGTTCCTGCACACATTCAGGAGCAGGCTCGGGAAGTTAGAAAGCTAGAGTTAGAGAATGCTTCTTGTGATACCGTCTCTAGTCGGCTATCTATTACCAAAGAAGGCGCTCAAAAAGTATTACAGTACCTAGCTTTAGAGGTAAAGCATCTTGAAAACAGCGGAGACGGGCAGAACTACCCGAAGCGAGGTGAGTTCTACTACGAGCACTTAGAGGGAGATTTAAACGTTGATTGGATCGACAATATTGTTCTACGAGACGTCATGCAGGTACTTACACCAAGAGAGCATAGAATCATTCAAATGATCTTCTTTGAGGACTGCTTACTGAAAGAGGTCGTCGCAGAGATTGGAGTATCTATGCCCCGAATCCGACTTTTTCGGGACAGAGCGTTAGCTAAGTTAAAGCTAGTTCTAAGTAGTATTTGACAGCTTACTAGACTGTATGATACAGTAGTCATAGAAACGAAAATAACGAGATTGAGGACAAAGCCAATGGAAACACGTAACAATTATGTTGAAGAAAATTTAAAACTTGTATGGAAAGAAGTACACAGACAAATTGGAGAAAGCTCTCCGATAGATAAAGACGACGCTTTTCAAGAAGGTGTTCTAGCTATGATTATAGCGTTAGAACGCTTTGATCCAAGTAAAGGGGCAAAAAAGTCTACATATATCACGAACTTCGTTAAAGGTTACATTCAAATGCTCAACCGTGATATAACTACTGTACACATCCCTCTTCGGGTTGTTACAAAAGCTAAAGAGGTAAACGAAAAAGGTATTGGTCACCTAACCATTCCACAACTAGCCGAGGAGCTTAAGACATCTTATGATACTGCTGCGGCAGCATTAGCACTTAGTACACAAAGTAAATCCGATCAGATGGAGAACTCTCTATTTCTTTCTCTCACAGGGGACAACGAAGAGCATTACTCCCCTTACGAGATTTTTGAGGACGAATTAGTCACAGAAGACTTAGTTAAACAAAGTATTGACAAGCTATCGGAGCAGGAGAGGAAAGTTATCACCTTGAAGTATTTCTTTGACTACACACCGTCCGAGATCGCTAAGGTGATTGAGAGAACGACTTCAAGGGTGTGGCAGATTGAAAAAGAAGCGTTAAGGAAACTTAAGAAGTACTTAGGAGGAGAACTAAGTGATTATATCGCATGAGAGCTTACGCAAGAGCTGGTTTTCACTGTCTAGTAAGGCTATTGATCGAAAGGTGAACAGAGAGCTTAGACGTTGTAAGTTTCGGAAAAAGTCTTTTGCCAAGATCAACTTCTCAGGTAAACGGGTAAGTGCTAGTGATATAGGCAAGCTGAAAGAGAGGCTTATGCACGCAGATTACTACAGTACTCACGTTATTGAAAGACCTAACGGAGATTTTACAGTTCTTTTCGATGTCAACACAGGTTCTAGGGAGGGGAGTAAAAGTAAAATGATTAAACCAAGAGAAAAACTTGTCGCTAAAGCAGAGAAGAAAAGACGCAAAATACAGGATAGACAAAGGAGAAAATTGCGGAAGAGCGCCCTTCGACTAGTAGAGAAGGAAATTAAAAAGAATGTCCGCCACGGGTCTACATACGTATGGACCGATATCAGCCTAATCCAGTATGAAGCCCTCAGTTTACCAACCATACTAGCAACAATGTCTGAAGTAGTAAGTATCTTTGAAAATAAGGGTTTCAACGTTACTCGACACAACACGGTTACTACTGTCTTTGACGGAACCGTGTACCGCATAATTATAGACTTGCTCGAAAAACCAACAAAACCGCTGAAGAGGGGGTAAAACATAAAATGTTTACACCGAGAGAAAAACTTGTCGCTAAAGCAGAGAAGTACAGACATAAAGTAGCCAACAGATGGAAAAGAAGAGCTCTTCGAGAAGTAAAAAAATCTGTTAAACGGAACGCCAAAAAAGGACATACTTGTATTTGTGTTTACATTAACATGAACAGTGTTGCAGCGGAGGAGCAAGACTGGGCAGAGGTCGGAATTAGAGAAGCCATACCTATTATTAAGCGGAAGGGTTACGACGTAGACCACCACCAGCGGTTTATTACAAATGTTAAAGGAAAACAGTATATTATCGGAATAAGCCTACTCGAAAAAGTAGAATTAAAGGAGAGTTAACTATGCCAAATATTCAGGTGAACTACACTTCGTCGTCAAGAGACGTAACGGATGTACTGATTGATGGGGAAGTCGCTACCGCAGAGATCGTTATCGCTCTAATGATACAAATGGAATCTGCAAGAGGTAAGGAAACAAATGTAGAGTCTATATCTTACTACACCGAAGGTATAGGAGAGCTAACGTTCACTCCGGAGAGAAAGATGACGCAAGAAAGAATCAATTACCTACTACAGGAAGGTAACGACACTAGGCTCCGGGTAGGTAATAAAAAAAATGAAGAAAGTGGGAAAATTCAATGAGTACTCAACCGTTAAAGTGGGCGTTAGAAAAACAAAAAAGACGTATGGTGATTGAAAAAGTTCAACGTTTCGCTAAAAAGGATGATTTAGATGGCGTGTTTCGGTTGTTACTTAGCGATGTGCTAGACACCTTACAGGAGAGCGATGAACGGATAGACCAACTTAAAACTATGAGGAGAAACTATATACGTCGAATAAATCGAGCACGTCAGTCTGAAGAAAACCTAAAAGAGTGTGTTAAGACACTTCAGCACTACGCTAATCCTGAATTTTACAAACACTTCGATGACATTAAAGATATCGAGACCGACGCTATCCATGCCATTGACTTAGATCAAGGAGAGTATGCACAAACAACTTTAAAGAAAGTGGGAAAATTTAATGAAAAAATTTAGTTGGACAACCGTATTTTTATTTATTCTTGCAGGAACAGACTTAGTAGGGACAACGATGCTTGCACTTGCAGGGAAGTTACCTTTCCACTACTTCGCTGCATCCGCATTCATAGTTTTCGCTCTTGTTATGTTCGTTGTTCGGGCAGTAATCGGAGTAAAGGAAGACATAGACGATCCTACGTCCTTCCTTAGAGTAGTAGGAGCATCTGTAGGGGTTAATGCTCTATTCTCAGCATACTCTCTTTGGGTAGGGAACAGCGACAGATTCCTGCACAACATACTGACTGTAGTTATCGGATGTATTTTCTTAGCTACTTTTGTTTACTACGATGTGCAAAGATATAAGGAAGAACGTCAAAATGCGTAAGCCTGACGCAGGTTGGTTCTTCCTTCCGGCGGGGCTTATTGCCTTCTTTAACATATTCCCTGCTAACGGGATTGATCTTCCGGTGTGGCTTCGAGCACTACTCCTTAGTTACTTCGCTGTCCACGTTGTCGTTTATCTAACCCTGAATTGGGCTTATAGTAAGCACACGAAAGAAGTCGATAAAATTTGCGACGAGTATAGAGAAACAATTAGGGAACTTTACGAGCGTATCGAGGAGGGAGGGTCCTAATGCTTAGTACTTTGTTACTCGTCGTTATGGTTGTAGTAGCATTATCGTTCTTACTCGACATTATACACGATTTAATTAGTTTAGGTAAGTCTAAAACTATGGGAGACGTTGTTCACCACTGGCTAGAGGCAGTTAAAGGTATCCTAGCTATTAGTTTAATAATCTACATCGGTTTAACATTGTAACTCAACTTACAGGAGGAATAACACAAATGAAACGATTAAGAATGATTATCACATTAGTTGTACTTGGAGTAATTGCTACACTAGCTGTAGGGTGTGAGGAAAGCAACTCAGATAAAACAAGAAATAACTCGGTTTATATCTATTCCCCGTCGGGTGAGAAGTTAGCAGAGTACCATGGAGACGTAGACGTAGATTATATCCAGTCGTACGCTATTGTCTATATTGAAGGAAAAAAGGTTAAGTATCAAAACGCAGTTGTTGTCTACGAGGAGGACAAGTAAGATGAGTAATTCACTTGTTTTAAAAATGCATGTCGAGCAGAGTGACTATCAGGAATATGTTAGCGATAACAAAGTGATTTCAAATGATCTTTATTGCTCTGATTGGAAGGATGAGGGAGCAGATTATACCATTGCGGTGTATGCAGAAGACCTCTCTTTTGCTTACTTAGTTGGTGACTCGGCGTGTTATCGCATTGCGAAAGGGGCAACGATACTCGACCGATATAAAGGAGGACTAGAGTAATGAGTAACTCCGTTCTTCAAAAAATGTTTATTGACCGCTATGACTATCAGATGCACGTACAATGTGACATCATAGACGGATACGATGTGTACTGTACCGATACAAGACAGGCAGAAGACGATGTTCTTATTGTGTTACGGGCAGATGATCTTATTTTTTCCTCCTTAGAGGGAGAGACAATTTGGTATACAATTAAAGACGGAGCAGAAGTTATCGCCATAAACGAACCGGAAGACGAGGAGGACGAGTAGAATGGAAAAAGAAGTAAGGAAAGTCTTTACTAGCTCGTATCGTGTCGACCACAGTATCAATTCCGAAAAGGTAGCGACCATGCAGCTCCATTGTTGGGATGAGCGTAGAAGACCTTCGGATATTCTTTTAGTGGTTAGTGTCGAGGACTTAGAGTTTGACTATGTAGACGAGCTTCATGATGGGTTAACATTTGTTATTTATAAAGGCAGCCAGCTACACTATGTTGGCAATTAAGGAGGAGACTTTTTACTATGAAGAATATTGATGCACTTACACTTACTTACGGAGACCTATTGATTATGCAAGAACGCTTTGTAAAGGCAGCTGAGGCTGGGGTCGAGTTTACTGTAGCTGAACTGAATCTGCTTTCTCGGGTAGAGGTAAAACTAACGGAATTTAAGTTTATGGAAGCCGCAGACGAGTATGTCAAAAAGTTAACCAACGACGATCTCCCGATATATCAGGTTCCACGTGTGGTTCTATTGGAGCTGTACAAGGAGTTCGGTAAAGAAAAAGCAAAAAATCCTTACCACTATTCATGGAATGAATTTTTTGAACTCTACCTAGGAGACAACCCCTTCGCAGGAGGTAGGGAGACTGTTCCCAACTTCCCGGAGGTATTGAAAAAGAAGCAAGCGAGAAAGAATGAAAACGATGAGTAAGAAAATAGAACCTTTCCCTCCCATGTCTGAATGGTCTGACGAGGCTTTGGAACAGCTGGGCTGGAGTTTATCCGAGGATGCTAAGCGCACAGAGGAGATAAGGAGAGTTAGGGAGTTATTCGAAAAACATAAAAGAGCTTCACCTCGGTTCTACTCTGTTGGAACGCAAAAGGACAGGATGCCTCGTTCTAAACCTATCCTCCTAGGTGGACCCATAGGAGGAATTAGAGAGTTTCCACCTATAAACCTTCATATAAAACATACTAGCGAGAGGTTAGGAGTTACGGCAGGAAAAACATACAAGGCGTTTGTTGTTTCCGTAGAAAAATGTGAGCTTGTGCTTATGAATGATAACGGATACCTAATTAGCAACCCTTTGACAGAGTTTTTTCAAGCAGAAATATCACCCTTTACTCGTCCATAAATAGACAAACATTGACAAGAACCTAGCATAACAGCTAGGTTTTTTTATTTGTACAGACAATATTCTCCACGAATGCCCATATACCTATATCAAGAAAAGTAACACAAAGTAGGATAAAGGAGGAGAAAGTAATACAAAAAAAAGAGTTAGCTTAGCTAACTCCCCGAGGGTTTTTCTTGTAAGTGGGTTCAAACCCTTCAACATGAACGTGTCTCCAAGTGTGACCTGTCTTAATCCAAGAAATGTATTGAGGAGGTACGTCAAATTCCCTAGCAATAGTTGCGCCCTTCATTCCTTTAGCGAGCATTTGTTTAATCTCGATCACCTGCTTTTCAGTAAACTTGGAGGAATGGTGTTTCTCCCCTCGTCTATGCACCTGTAGACCTGTTCGAATAGCATGAATAATATTTTCTGACGGGGTGACCCACTCAAGGTTGGCTGCTTCGTTGTTCACCTTATTTCCGTCTATATGATTGACCTGTGGTTTATTATCGGGGTTAGGGTGAAAAGCCAACGCAACAAGTCTATGTACAGGGTAAGTACTATTAGCACCAATTCCAGTTGTTAAGTAGCCTCTTTCATGGCTAGAGTTCTTTTTAATTTTCCCTGTCACATCGTTCCTTACTCGACCAAGATTGCTAACGCTGTAGTTATCACCTTGTTTAATCAAACCTTTTAAGCTTTTCCAAACTTCCTGCATATTACTTCACTCCTTAATAATTGTCTATTAGTAATATAGCAGAAGCTTTGTACAATTGTATGATATTTAGGAATTTTATGAAAACGTAAGTAGGATAAAGTAACACAAGGAGGAGATCACAATGGAAGATAAGTACATTGTAAAGTCATTAGACGATGGGTACGGAGACATTAAGTTTGACGGGAGAGGGGAACCTTCCTTAATCCCTTCATTTGTTACTTCCTTTAAAGAGAAGCCGGATTCGGAGTTCGACAAAGACAGCAAGCTGCAATACCTAGCTTGTGAGGTAGATGGGCAGCAGTACGTAGTAGGTGACTACGCAATAAAGCTCGATCCTGATATTCGTTGGATCGGCGGAGAGAAGAAGCACGATGACACCCGATTCCCTATTCTTCTTAAAACAGCGCTAGGTTTAATGTGCCCGGGGAGCTACGAGGTTGTAGATACTCTTATGATGAACTTACCTATTAAATACGATACTGAGGAGCGCCGCAAAGCCTTGACTAAGCTCGCACAAGGCACACACCTTATCGACATCAGTCACGACGGTAAGAACTTCATTAACAAGATGATCACGGTAGAGCATGTAGACATCAAGAAGCAGCCATTCGGGAGCATTTGCGACCTAGTGTTAGACGAATCCGGAAACTTGTCAAACCGAGAAGTAGCTAAAGGGTTTAACGTTGTAGTAGATGTTGGAGCACGCACACTGAATATTCTGACAGTTGACGGTCTAGTTGAGCAGCCGGAGTTATCCATTCAGACGAACGATGGCATGTTTACAGCGTATAAGCAGGTTGGCAGCCATTTAGAGACGTCGTTAGGGGCAACTATACCTGACGGTAAGTACCCGCAGATAATCGCAGCACGGGAGTTTAAAGGCAGAAATATCGACCCGCTGATAGATGCAGCTTACGCAACGCAAGCTAACAACATTATGAACGTACTCGACAAGGTACTAATCAACTCATGGGCATTTGTGCAGTGCATCGTGTTCACTGGCGGCGGATCGGAGCTGCTTAAACCTTACCTACTGCCTAGAGTCCCAAACAACGTAGAGGCGGTAGTACTCGACAGATACGCAAATGCAAGAGGTCTCCGAAAGTATGGGATGCGGCAGGCAAAGAAAAACATCAAGCGAGCTGATCATTATGGGGGCTAGACGTTCTCTTTACCTAAGACCAACAAAAGATAAAGACCTTATAGACTACATTACACCGTTGTTAACTGATTTTGATTTCTCGGTTATTGTAAGAGACCTCATGCGAGATGGCATGAAATACAGGTTACAGCCTGTCTCCGCTGCAATACAGACTAGGACAGTCACACAAAGTAATACACCCGATTTCAGTCAGGTTGTACTAACCAAAAATGAGGTATCTGATTCAGACCTTGAGAGCCGATTAGACGACTTCTAAGATAGGAGCTAATTTCCTTCTTTCCCTCTTTCCCAAAATCAAGGGAAATACGGAGGAAAAAGGCGCCATATAAGGCTTTAAACGATATATGTTTTGAGGGAAATAAGGGGCAAATAGGGGGTTAAAACAGGTATGAGAAACTACAAAATCACCTCACATTTTCATGCGGCAGAATCCTTCCGTGAGAGTGCTCATAAAGGTATTGATTTTGCCATGAAAGAAGGCACTGATTTAAAAGCAGTTGCTGAAGGAGCTATTCGGTTAAAGGATTATGGAAATGCTAACGCAGGAAAGACGGTGTTCATTGACACCGCCGACGGAAAAACATTTATCTATGGTCATCTCAAAGATTTTACAGTAAACAACGGGCAGCAGGTTAAAATCGGTGACTTGATCGGTCACTCAGGAAATACGGGTGCTTCAACTGGTCCTCATCTCCATTTTGGTGTGAAGGTTGATGGAGAATTTGCTGACCCGTCTGCTTACGTGCCTTTGATACAGAAGATGAACGAACTAAAAGAAGTAGCCTTCACGCAGCTGAACGTGGCAGGTATCTTCAACGAAGCTATGCAGCAATTTAGCGAAGCGCTATCGAGTATGCTCTTACACATCGTTACTCTATTACCCGGTATTCCCAAAGTACATCTAGTATTGTCGACAGCTGCTTCTTGGTTATGTTGATGTTGTGTTTGTCTTGTATCGTGTGTAGAACGTATTCGTCAACGTTCTCTAACTGCCGCTCGTACCTAGTTTCAGGCTTACTTTCGAAGAACAACACGGCTACTCCCTCCTTTCGTTAGGGATAGTATGGACCGATTGAATCAATAAAATACATCGAGGAGTTGGTAAAATTGACTAGTATCATTTTAGCTGCTGGATCAATAGGGATTGTTTGTGCTGCGGGAACTGGAATTATGTCTGCCTTGAAATTTTTCAATACATGGGAGCCTAGTCTAAAGGAAAAAAGCAGAAGCGAAAGATCAATGACAAGAGACCGTGAAAGAGGAGGAATGCACAGTGATAAACTTGACAATCTCCGCCGCAAAATCTGACCCGTTGGTTAATTATTCAAGCCCACAAAAGGTAACGATTGGAAAGTCTAAGGAAGAGAAGGTGCTTTTTCTAGCGGAAAATCTAAGAAAGGAGGTACTAACTGGAAGCCGAAAGCAGCAAGCCCGAAACGTCAAGAAACTAAAGAAACTCATTCGAGGATTCGCAATAGTGGGAGCAGTAGCATTAAGGACATCTCCAAAAGCTATGGCAACCACCGCAGCAGTCACAACACCTCCAGCAGGAGCGGCAGCAATAACTCCAGCACTCGTCATGACATGGGGACTCAACCTCGCATTAATATCCGTGGCATTGGGTGTGTCTCTGAGTATGGTGATGTTGTCGATAGCAGGAATCTACAGAATGTTCAGAAAAAGGGAAATGGCAACCGAATGGTCAACAGACGTGATAAAGGGTTTAGTGCAAGTCTTGATAGCGGTACCTACAGTGTACCTACTCTTCTATCTCGCTCAAATGGTCTTCAAGAACTTACCCGTATTAAACGGACTCTTTTAAAGGCAGCTATTATCCCGTTTGCGGTTGTTTCGTCTTCATTCATTACAGGAGCTTCGTCTAAGGCACTAGCAGCAACAGCGTCATCAGACATTAAAGCTCCTGCTGATTTAATACTATCTAAGGTTCGTGGTGGCTCTAACCCGGTTAGTGCAGTTGCAGACAGTATCGCAAAGCTGAATGAGCGTATTGACTTTATCAATACTTGGATGCAGGACCTTCCACACCACATCGCTGTCCTGTCTGTGAAGCTTATGGCTTGGTTATACGATCTGTCTGCTACCTTAATCTTGAAAACACCTTTGTGGATTTTTAATAACGAATGGTTCGAGAACACCACCTACATGTTCAGCCTACTCTCTATAGGGCTCGTCTCTGTCCTTACTGTGATTGAGTCAATCAAACAGATGCTACCTAACAATAAACGCAAGAGAACATCCCCTATGGACATGAAAACGATACTTAAAAGGTGGGTTGTAGTAGCTGGGCTTACGACTGCGGTCCCGTTTGTATTTCAAAAGTCGTTCCAGCTGCTCAACTGGGTATCTGATCTATTGGTATCTGCTGGAGCTGATACGATGAGCTCTGTCGCTGTACCTACAAAGATTAGCGGTTTCGATGTAATTGCTTTGGCTATTTTTGATGTTGTCCTCATATCATCTATTGTACCTGTCCTATGGAAGAACGGGAGACGGTTCTTTGACCTCATGGTTCTAGGTGTAACTGCTCCTGTAGCAATGACTGCATGGATTTTTGATCCGTACCGACATCATTTTAACCAATGGTGGGCTAACTTAAAGCAGCTCTCCCTTGTTCAAATATATTATGCACTATTCTTATTGATCCTTGGTTGGTTTATCTTTGGAGTCCCAACACCTACACAGTTTACCGGACTAATTGTCAAGCTGCTGGTTGTGATAGGAGGTTTTGCTCGTATGAGTAACCCGCCTAGAATGGTACAAAAATATCTTGATACTGGCGGAGGGTTTGATGAGGTGTACGGAGGTGCCGTAGCAACCAAAAATAAAGTAGTTCGTAACGTCAAAGACACAATTGATATCGTTACTCGACCTCACTCAGCGGTTAAAAAAGTCGGTAAGCGAGTACTTGACAAGATTAAAAAATAAGGAGGAACTATAAATGACAACAGCTACATCTATACTGATCCTTAACCTTAGTATGCTTTTGTTAAATTCAGCAGTGACAACCGTCCACTCGTGTATTATCATGAAGGAGCTGAAAGGTAATGTTCGGAATTAACTCAGACTATCAAAACTTGTCTAACTATTTCTCGTATAGCTCTGATCTCGGTAATGAGCTCGCTGATCTCGTTCAGAAATCAGGAGAGTCAATATTTGGAATTGAGTTGGTATTAGACAAAGGTGCAATGAATATCCTTACTATTGCACCTCCCTTTATCCGGTTGCAAGATAGGAACGCTACATTGACTCGAGAATGCCCGTACGAGACGTTTACGGCGTATGAGGGTTATCTATCCCGTCCGTTGTTTATGCCGCTGTACGGGGGCATGAAAGGTCAATTACTGGATGATCTCGCAGACCTCTCACTGGCAGAGGGAGAAAAGGTGTTTATGCAGTGGCTGTTCCGAAGAAGAGCTCACTGGAAGACTCAAGCGATCGACATGTATGAGAGCTATTTGAATGGGAATGAGTCTCCATCGAGTTACCGATTCGGGAGAGCCCTCCAAGATAAAGTGCTAGGGATGCTCGAAAGACTGTCCCCTATAGAGGAGAATCCTTATATAGACGAAGTCGAGGATAAGCTGCAAGACACCGGTTACCAGTTTCAGTTGCGTTTAGCTATCCAGTCTCCAAACCCTCACTACTTGGAGGATCGGATCAGTACCTTTTTAGAACGTTACGATGCGTATAACGCACTTCGGTTACAGAGAACAAGAGCAAAGCACTTCACAGAATACTACCGTGACTGTAGGATGACAGCAGAGAACGCAGATCAGATTTTAAGCACGCAGGAGATATTATCACTTATGGGTGGAGTGGTAAGCAACTCTTATGTAGCTCAGCCAGTACGAGAAACTACAGAGATTATTCAACTGCTGCCAACCTACGAAAGGGAAGAAAGTAAAGTAGAGGAAGGGCTTGTCAGTAACCTTGCAGAGGCACTGAAGCGGGTAGGTATAATTGACAAGGCAAGGGTATACAACGAGTCTGTGACTGCTGGCATAAGACTTGTCGTTATTCAAATAGACATCCCAAAAAGTAAGAACCTAACTCACATTACGGCTAAAGCCAAGGACATTCAGGCAGCTATGGGTGTTCCGTCTCTAGGTGTTGAACAGGGAGATACTCCGGACACGGTCAGATTTATTCTCCCAACGAATAAACAAAGCGCTATCAGCTTACGGGAGCTGTTAGAGCTACCGGAGTATCGAGAGTTTGCTAGAGAGAATGCGCTGCCGTTTGTAGTTGGTGTAGATGAAGTGAATAATCCATTATACTTGTCACTTACGAAACTTGTGCATCTTCTTATTGCAGGGGCTACGGGGAGCGGTAAATCAGTGTTCCTTAACACTATTATCGTTGCTTTATTGACAAGATATACTCCTGATCTTCTTAGGTTTGTTATGATCGACCCCAAGCAGGTCGAGTTAGATCAATACAGACACTTCCCTCACGTAGATGATGTTATTGTTGATATGCGGTTAGCTGGAGGGGCTTTGCACGGACTAGTCAAGGAAATGGAACGCAGGTACACCCTTTTCAGGAAGAACGGAGTAAAGAACATTACACTGTACAACACCAAGATGAGTGAACCGATGCCTTATATCGTATGTGTAATTGAAGAGTACGCCGAGCTCATGGATGTTTGTTCCGATGTAGAGGAATATATAGGGCGGCTAGGGCAAAAAGCACGGGCAGCAGGTATACACCTGATTATTACGACACAGAGACCAAGCGCAGATATCGTGAGCGGACGTATCAAGGCTAACATTCCGAATGCCATCAGTTTTAACTTAAACAATAATAAAAACTACACGACTGTGTTCGGTCAAGGGTTAGGTGGGCTAAAGCTGCTGGGTAGAGGCGATGGTGTCATGAGGATTGAGGGGTATCCTAAAGAGTTTCAAAGATTTCAAAGCGCAATGATCAGCTTAGATGAGGCTGAAGAGGAAAATGTATATAAGAGGTTAGCAGAGTACTATGGCAGTAGCTTCGACAGTCCTCCTGAACCGGTGACCGTCGAAGAGGTTGAGGTCATGGAAGAAGTAGCTCACGACACAGGTGACGATATTAGTAGACTTAAGAAGGTAATAGCAGCTTCTAAGGAGACACGAGTGGAGCCGCTGCGGAAAGAGCTTGGAGTAAAGACAACAAAGATGAAGGACTTAATGAGCAGCCTTGTTGAGGAAGGGTGGCTGATCAAGCATAAAGATCGGTCAAAAGGCTACGAATTAGTCGCTTCAGAAGAAGAGTTAAAAAAATGGAATATTTAATTCGAAAAGGGGTTGACTTCTATGTCAACCTCTTTTATACTGTGTACAGAGGTTATATTTAGTCTGTAACTTACAGAGAGGGTGGTACCGATGAAACAATTTAAAGTTTGGGAGAATTTAACGACTAAGAAAAAAATTAGCTCCTCTGAGACTGCTATCGTTTTAGGGCTAGAGGTAACTGAGTTGTTTGGAGCTAACACCCGTATCGACGGAGAAGGGTACATTAGGATGTATAACCAAGAAACAGGAGATGATCTTTACCTTCGTAAAGCAACCAAAGAGGAAATCGAGCTATTTGACGCTCTAACCACAGCTCACATTCACTTTATGAGGTTGTAGGATTGAACAGCTAGTCGATGGAGGTGTATATAGTTGAACAGAGGGAAGATGCTATTAGTTTGGACAGATCAGAAAGGCTTAACAGACTACACCGAGGGTAAGTGGTTTCACTGCTGGGAGACGGAAGAGGTATTAAGAAACCACGGAAAGAAACCTGTGAGGGTTTGGCTATACGAAAATGGATGGGAAATGAAAAATAGTACTTCAAACGGGTACCTGATTCGCAAGAGAGTCGGTTAAAGAGAGGGTGTAGGGCATGGACTGGTTAATTTATATAAGTATAGCATTGCTCCTAGTCGGGGCTGTGATCGCTCTTAAGGATGTTAAAAAGGCTCCTCCCGAAGTTGCTTACGCTTACTTAGCAGTAGGAGTTATATTTACCGCAGGGTTTGTATGTGCTGTGTTTATAGTGCTAACAAGGTTAATGTAGAGGAGGGAATGGAATATGATGTGGATGGTCTATACGTTGATGTTTTTCATGTTTATAGGTGCCCTTGTTGCAACTGTTAATCTCGCTCACAGTGGTCGGAAGGACTTTGGAGTTGACTTTATTCGTCTTGTAATTTTTGTTACAGCATTCTTAGCCATGTTCTACATGGTAAAATAAAGGAGGAATTACTATGTCAGATGATATTTACTATAAGATTTACAAAGTTAAAGATACAGGTCAGTTAACTGTCGTATGTATGCAGTGGTTTGACGAGTATGACTATAAAGAGGACTTATTCTTTACAGATGAAGACGGGGATCACCTTAAGTTTTTCAGTGAGAAAGAGGCACAACAGTGGTTAATTGACAATGTCCATTCTCATCTAATTGACCCGGAGTATCGAGCAGTTTATATCAACAGAAACGATTATCTGAAGGAGAGTGAGTAACATGAAAAAAGTAAAAATTACACTAAGAGGTGGCGGAGCTCTTGAATGGACTCCAAGAAATCAAACAAGGAACATTCTAGGGCTATGGAACTGGATGAGTCGTACTCAAAATGAGTCTGCTATCCTTAATTTTGAGGAAGGTGGAGTCCGTCTCAGTGAGATCGCAGCGATGGAGTACATCGAAGAGCCTAAACAGGTAGAACCGCACGAAACTGATGAGCAGTACCGAGTAATAGAAGGTATTGTGTACGCTAATGGTGAAGAGCCTATCAAGGATATTAATTCGTTTGAAAGAATTGATGTCTACCCGAATCTGACTTCTTTGGTAAATGAACTAGGACAGTCATCCAAAAGAGACCTAGCTGGCGAGGGGTATGTTTTTGCAGAAATAACTTGTCGTGTTCCACTTGATGAGTTCGAACGGTTTGAAGGAGGTAAGTGGGCATTTGCTAACAGAAGAGACATCGTTTCAGAGCCGGTCATGTTTGAGTTGAGCTACAAACTCCTAGAGGGGTATGTAGACAGGTACGAGTATGCCATAAAAGAAAATACTGACAGCTATATGTCGGTTAATTCCGCATTATCGGCTCCTGAAGATAGCCGACTAGTATACGCTTTAGTTCCTGTGATATCATCTTCAATGGAGGAGCATGGAGCAGTAATTGTTCCCTGCTACCACGTTGCCCCTACAGAAAGTGAGGATTCCTAGTGAGTAAGTTAGAAAAACACGCCTTTTCTCCTATATTAGAGGAGAAACCATCTAAAAATGTAAAGAATTTAACAGATTCGGAGCTACTTCGGATGGTTTCCGGGCTGCATGACGTTGCTATCAATGAAGAGTGGGTTCGCAGGCACGGAATCAACATACCGTATAGACTAAACATTTATGGGAAGATTATAAACTGTATGTCTCTACAAGTAATGAATGACCGTGAGTGTGATCGACTAATTGTTGAACAAGCTAACGAAGTAAGAACACTCAAGCAGCTCAGCTAATAGCTGAAGGGTGGAATAGAAAATGAAGAGAACTTATATCTTCCGTCTGAAAATTAAAGACGTCCTAGAAGAGCGTGGCATGGATCAGAAGGAGTTAGCTAGTTTGACAGGTCTAAGGGCTGCTGCTATCTCTGAAATGGCTAACAATAGACGTACAGTTCTGAATAAGTCCCATCTCTCGAAGATTATGGACGCTTTGAACATAACTAGACTAGAAGATATACTAGAGCTAGTGATCGAAGATGAGTTCTAAACGTTAGGAGGATATGCTTTGATCGGAGAACAGTTAAAATCAAGTATAGCTGCTAATAAACATAAGTTTGAAGAAGCGCACGAAAACTTCGTAAAAGAGCTTGAGGAGTTCAAAAGAAATAATCTTCAACCCGAATACGATCGTGTACAAGCTATCCTAGAGCAGTCTGTTGACAAGAAGAATAGGTCGTAGTACCTTTGCCTACATAGGTAGATGTAACTAGACAAACCACACAAAAGAGGGCTTTTAGCTCTCTTTTTTTATGTTTTTCTTTAAGTACAATAAGCTAAAGTTTTAACAACTTAGTGTATAATAGAGTTATAGACTAAACAAACTCGGTCGAGTATATCTTAAACGATCAATCTATGTTCAATATAGCGGTATATCAAGACTTGACTTAAAGTCAACTAGGTAGTAGGACTTTTTGGCTAATTTAAGAAATACCGAAAAATTTGTGAATGATTTACTATATTAGAGGAGAGACCGCATAAACACTGGATTTATACATATTTAAGATACTCACCGAAACGAAAGGGTTGGCATATTAAATGACAAATAACAAGGATAACAAAAAGAAAAACATCGGTTCAAGCTCTGTACTCGTGCAGCTGTATAATAACCGAAAAGTTCGATCTAAAGTCGACATGATGTTAGATGAGGGGCAGACATACGACTATATCATTGAGTTCTGTAAAGACAATGACTTAAGTATATCTAAAGCTTCATTAACCAACTATAAGAAGAAACGAGAAGAATCCATAGAGACTGGAAAACCACTTCTTCCGCTACTTGACAAAAGAGCAAAGGACAATGTAGCATATATAGCGGACAAGGAAAGAACACCGCAAAAAAACTTCGCAGACTCGCAGCCAAGTTCACCAGCACAAATACACGACATCGACAAAGTAGACACGGTGTTTAACGACCTAGAACTGTTGGATGAACTCATTCGAAAAGGGTTCAAAGGAGTTAAACATTTTGATGTAGTAGATGCTCCACTAGCACTAAAGGCGTTAGAGCTTAAAGCTAAGATTACCAATAACCAGCTTGGCGGTATGTCTATTGCAGGACTCCGTGAAATTAGGTTACGCCAGCACGCTAAGGAGTCTGCATTCATGGAGGTTATTATGAAGTATGTCCCTGAAGCGCAACAAGACCAGCTGCTCATCGACTTAGAAGAGGCGGAAAAACAGTTCTACGAGAACCTTGACCTGACCGAGGAAGATAAACGGTTAAACAAAGCTATTCAGCAAAGCGGACTAGGATTCTAAAGGAGAGGTTAAAATGGCAGTTATTGACCCTAATGAGTACACGATCATCCCATTTAATGAGTATCAAACTTTACAGAGCAAGTTACAGGCTTTACTAGACGGGGAAGTACTATTTATTAAGCACTTTGAACGAAACGAAGGTGCCGACGTCCTTGTCAGGATCACACAAAAGAAATTTACGGTTGCACAGATTACATATGATACGTCCTCTACAGAAGTTGATGACAAGTACTGGGTAACTTTTAACGTAGGGGTCAATGATCTCTCCCTGTTCACCTGTTTCAAGTTTGTCCCGGACACGTTCAACAAAGAAAACAAGTTCCTTATTAACGACACTGTGTTGTACACGAGCGAGGACGGACGTAGAGATACAGCGATTATTGAAGAGGTTTACGTACACAACGAGAACCCTACTAAGTTCGCATACAAGCTGTCCCGTGACGAAGGACTATACGCAGAAGATGAATTAGTTGTACACAAGATGATGTAAAAGGTAAGGTACCTACGGGTGCCTTATTTTTTTTTGTTAAAAGGAGTTGACTTTCCGTCTACCTATATGATACACTCAAGTTACAATAAAACAAAGGAGGTAACAAAGATGCTACTACTTATTACGTTGGCTGTAATTGCGATTGGCGTACCTATGGGTATTTTCACTATTTTAGTTAAGAGCGGAATGTAATACGTGTTGTGTAGTATATTTGTTACTTTAGTAGGGAGAGAGAAAATGGCAGATTTATGTATGCTTATTGAAGTAAGCCGCACCGGTGTAAGCAGAATTAAAGAAGATACCTTGACTTGGATTACCTTTGATGGGGATGTAATGCAGGACTGTATAGCACCCGAGGAAATTGTAGAACAGATTATGTCACAACTGCCCCCCATTTCAGATTTTCTGCTTTTCGTATCTGCAAACTACCGATGCGAAGTAACTCATGACTTTGATGGTACCCATTATGAAGACCTTTTCATTGTAGACCGAAGTGTGGGACTAACAGGTGATTACCAAAACGTTAGCCGCAGAACACTTACAAAACGTATTTTTAACCCTATAGACGTTTATGAGTACGATCGGAAGAAGATTGACTCCGCTACAGTTGACTCTGATTCAGACGATCGGTATTGGAAGTACGCGATTGAGGACTGGGAGGAGTTTCACGAGGAATATTTCACTCCGTTTACAGAGCAAACAGACGTTGATCGTACCTTTATGGAGCATTTTAACGAAGAATTTAAAAAACTGAGAGGTGAGTAAAATGGCTTGTGAATCTTGCCCTTTCGCATTTACAGACCAATCTGAAATGGTACAAAACTACGGGTGCCTGCCCACACCATACGAGATCGTTGAAATGAAACGGGAGTCCGGTCACAACTGGGCGTGTCACAGTAACGAAAAAAAGATTTGTACAGGATTTAAAGAGTTCATCGAGTACAGTCGGAAAAGTCCATATTCTGTAGACAAGTATGACGACATAGATACATCCAAAGGCGGACTTATTCCGTATGAAGTGTGGTACAACGAAGGAAGAGAAGCCGCTATGCAAAAAGCAGACGATAACTTAAAGGAAAACAAATAAACGCAAAAAAAGAGGTGCCGATAAGCTCGACACCACCAAAGATAGGGACTGGTATTGGAAAAGGTACATATTTACTTTACCATGACCAATTTCTATTGTCAATAAAGGAGGAGTATTAAGTGAAAAACAAATTATCGAAACTAACCGAGTTGTTGCCCCATAAAAAGCGTGCTAGACAGGAACAAGCAGAGAAGGAAAGACAAGAAGAAATGCTGTCTATTCTGAATAGTAACCGTATTATGGAGGATGTAGCTCCCCATATGGACGTACAAGGGTACCATACGAGTAAAACTGGGGTAGACTGGGTAGAAGTGTCAAACAGTATCATCCTACACAAGTTCGGTCAAATACAAACTGAGGATGAGGTTATTTTACTTCAGAGCGCTGAGAACCGAGGTACCGCATTGCTTGAGTACTACGCATATCATAGTGACAACCGTGTAACCTATCTGTACAACCTCGCAAGTCAGTTGATATTGGTCATCAAAGACAAAAAGATTCTTCACTTGATCCAGTATAGCGTGCCGCAGGTTAACTTTGAAAAGTTTAAAAGGGCAGCCCAGCAAATTGATAAAACAATAGAAAGTTAAGGGTTGACTTTATGTCAACTCAAGGTTATAATGAAGGTAGATTAAAAAAAGGAGAGATTTATATGTTAGGAAACTTTGACCATTTAGAAAAACGCTCTTTATCGGGTGTGTACCTTTCAGAAACTATAGATGTGTGCGGGTACGGACTAGCTTATGAGGACCATAACTATAGTCTTCAATACGCTGTGCACGTTCCGCAACAAGACGAAGAGGGCTGTGTAGAACTTCACTTAACTCGTGAAGGGGTAATTCAAATGCGTCATGTGTTTTACAGAGACGACCTTCAATTTGTGGAAAATCTAGTACTGACTTTGACGCAGGCGCTTTGGAGCACGGAATACAAGTATGATAGTATACAACAATTCAACCGAAACGTGAAAAAACGGGCAGAAGGGGTATATCAAAGCGTCACGAATATCTTTGCTGAGGCTACTCATTTTCATTACATCTTTATAGACCAAGAAGGAGAGCAGGAAGTTCAGCTTTGTCTATCAGAGTTCCCTAGAGCCGGAAGGTGTACTTCGTCTATGTTTATTACGTTGGATGAGCACGAAGGGAGCAAAACATCGTTTTTCCTCCGAATGCTGGAAGACCTTCGAGCTGTTACTCGTACTTCAGCAGAGGTAATGCGTCGAGTTGTCTTTACAACTCCCGAAGAGGAAAGAAATGCGTTCAGCCTGCAAGAATTTGTAGCATGGAACCAAGAAAGTACCCTTACCCCGATTATACTATATGTACCCGCTGAAGCGGTGGTGGAGGAGACAAAAACAGGTAGACTGAAAATTGTTGGAAACCCAACTACACTTAAACTATGTGATGTACGAGAACGGACGGATTAACATGAAATTGTTTAAGACGGGAGACATTGTACGTATTCCCTCAAGACCTTCAGAAGGGCTGTTTGAGGTAGTAGCAGGCACAGAAAACTATGACCACCTTTCACGTTGCAATATTTCAAAGGATGGGGCGAACAGCTAGATTAGGGGAGTTCACACATCGCAGCTGACCTTGGTTTGCTCCGTTGCGGATCGGAAGGATATTTAATTTAGGGGTTGACATTACAGCCCCTTTAACGTATATTGAGAGTATAACATATAGAAAGGATGAAATATTCATGGCAAAGAGTTTCTCTTGGGATTCAGAACAATTACTAGGTACATACGAGGAGACTGAAAAACGTCACCACGATGTCAGCCTTTGCACACTAAAAGGAAAAGAGTATGTCTCTATTGCAGAGAAGCAGCTTACAGACGAAGGCTGGAAGTTTAAAAAGAATCGTACAATGTCAATGGAGGTATTTGATCAAGCGATTCAAATGGTTAAAGGGAGAGTTTTCAAAGACGAAGGAGGAGCTTAATATGCAACTGTGGGGAATCCTTAGCGGTATCAGCATTATAGCAGTAGTAGGTTGGTTCCTACTCCTCAGAAATAAGAAATAAAACCTAGGTGACTTCGGTCACCTTCTCATTAATATTAAAGGAGATGGTTGTTATGATGAAAGAAATTGAGCTTCACCCGAGGGTTAGCGAGTTAAATCCTCAAACAGTTGGAGGTGCTTTATACGCTGCGACATACTCTAGGAGGGCTGTGTACAAGACGGATCACTCAGCCACTATACATCTGTACAATTGGCTTAGTGGGTTTATTGATACAGGTGACTATGATCATCGTAATCATGAATGCCCTGCAAAAGCACATGTTGACAAAGAAGGCGGTGAATGCAGTATATGTCAAGTTATAGACACTTACCTGAACTCATTCACTTTAGCCCGCTGGAACAATCCACTCAATCACCTCGAAACATTAATGCAGACAATTAGTAACAGAGCTAGCCTAGTTTTAAGAAATGCAGAAAGATACTCTGACGAGGCGAGAGTAGCAATGGTAGTATACCCTTATCTCTCAGCCGCAGCCGATCAAATTAATCTACTAGTAATGGAAGAGGAACTCTCTAAAATGGAGAATAATGGAGATATTACTATCCATGACTACGTGACCGGCGAGGATGATTCTATTAACTTTGAAGCGGAGCACGAAGAACTTCAGTTAATCGGGGAACTTAAGACATTGCCTCAGATATTACATGATTGGAAAATGGATGATTTAAAGAAAAAGGAAGTAGTAGACTACCGGACAGACGAATGGGAGAATGTCACACCAGTCAAACAACCAAGAGCGTCCGAAATGACGAATATGGACACAGATTCTTTGCTTGACTTGTACAACTATTATACTCAACTTAACTCGTTCTATCAAGATGGCTCCTTTGATCGTAACCTAGGACTTATAAAAGCTGTCTTATCGGATCGTACGAAAAAAGTTGTCAAGTTTTAGCTGCCTATAACATAGACTGTATCGAGGAGGTGTTAGAAATGGGGTTAAACACAGTAATCTTCGGTGGGTTTTTCGCTGTATGGCTGGTGTTCTTACTGTTTGGTCCAATTATGGGTATCCCGGCTATGATGGTTTATATGTTTGCTATCTTTAACAAGATTACCGGAGGCAGGCAGCAACAAAACCAGCAATACGAGGAGTACATTGCTGAGCTGGAAGAAGAGAACAGACGGCTGAAGGAGCGTCAAAAATTCTTTGAATAAATTTCCAAAAAGGTATTGACTATAAGATACAGAGGTGTTACTATAGAGATACAGACGAGGGGAGAGGATAAAATGCCTAGACTAATCACCCGATAATATAAACTAGGGAGGTTTAAAGATTCATGTCAGATTACGAATTGTTTTACACAGATGAAATTGCACCAACTCGTTTTGAAGAGGCAGGAGGTCCAGTAAGACTTTATGTAGCTTCTGAGCCTGTATTCCCGTTTGTGGTTCCTGTCGAGATTAGAAAAAAATATGGACTATCTAAACTTCACCCAGCAGAGGACAAAAGCACGGAGGAACTTACAGTACAGCTATTTACTCCATATGTGGGGGATCATGGAAGTCTTTTGTGGTTTAAGCCTGTGATTAAAGAGTTACTCTAAATAGTTCTTGTACTTTAAGGAGGTGAAATATAACCATGGCTAGACACATCACTGAATAATTTTGGAATACTGCTGCGATTAGAATGATGAAAAGATGATTTACTAAAAGCCTGCTGGCTCATTGCTGGCAGGCTTCTCTAAAAAAAATTACATACCAAAGGAGATGGATTTAATGGAAATAGTATTACAGTATACTACAGACATGCAACAGGCAGACAGTTTTCCTATTCGAGTTAAGCTGGGTCCAGCTATTCCGGGAGCTACCCTGAAAATGATAACTACATCCCGTAAAAGAATTGTGGCTATCAGTGACAACCGTAAGGAAGTGCATTTTAAACTGGAGGACTACAACACAGAAGTTACAGTTCCGGCTAACCGACTAGAGGTGGTGCTGCCCGCTAACCTGTCAGTAATTGTTGCAGCGGATATGCTTCCTTTTCTTAGTGAGGAGGATATCGACCTAGCGGTTCAAACTATGTCTAAGGAGAGTTTAACAAGAACGATAATTAAGCTAGTCTCCCGAGATAGCTGGAGAAAGGAACATGTACAGTATCTACGAGCTAAAGTAAGAGCAAAACAAGAGGTATTAGACAGAATCTATAGTATACTTGATTCTTCCGAAGCTGCTGGAGAGGGGACTTATAGTGAAGACAACTGATAAATCTGTACTGTTTTGGAGTAAGAACGACGTTTTTTCCAACTTCTACATGTCACCTTTTTGGCATGAAGGGATTTTATTTCATAGCTCGGAGCAAGCGGTCATGTGGGAGAAGGCTAACTTATTTGATGCTGCTAACATTGCTGACCGTATTCTTGCAGCTACACGACCGGAAGAGTGTAAACGATTAGGTAGAAGCCGCAGCATCCCGTTTGACGAGGCGCAGTGGGTAGCTAATAGAGAAGACATTTACTACAGGGTGTTAGTAAACAAGTTCCGTGACCCTAAACTTCAGAAAGTCTTGTTAGACACAAAGGATAAGACATTGATTGAGGCAAGCCCTTTCGATAGTATTTGGGGAGTTAAAATGGACGAGAACCACCCGGATGTGGAGAATCCTGAAAAGTGGAGAGGTTTAAACCTACTAGGTAAAGTATTAGAGAGTGTGAGAGCATATCACCGAAAGGAGACTACAAATGGTAAACAGTCCTGTTAACTTAGAAGCGGTTCTATCTTTCATGCGTGCTACAGATATGGAGTATCTTTCTCCATATGGGAATGGAGAACTTATTATTAGCGAAGAAGAGGGAATTTTCGTGCAGCTTGATAGTTTGAGTACTATGAAGGAGGTCGAAGCTAGGTATGTTCAAGCAGTCTCTCGACCAATCGGTAAGTCTCTCTCGAGAGTTAAGGCAGAAAATTTACTAGCTGTAGTCAACAACTATTTTGACACGAAACTAAGCCGGGAGGACATGCTTAATATTTATACCTACCTGTGTTATAGCGACAAGTTGAAAGAAACAGAAGCATTCATCAGGGACGGTTTCCCTATGGATAAACTAAAAGACCACTATGGGGGGAATTGAAATGAATCTAGGAAACCGTATTATCGGTATAACAATAAGTTATGGTAAACGACAGTTAGACGTAAGCTCTGTAGACATAGATGAGCTTGAGGCTGTTAACATTAAAGCTAACATATCTTTTGACGGTCAAAACTATAGAAACAGGGACAGTGTGTTTTACGTGGCTGATGCTGTTAAGGTAAAAGTAACGGGCGGATTTATTTACGAAGTAGATTCGGTAGACCTTGTTCCTCACATTAGCCATATTGCTACAGGAGCGGCAGCTCTTGACAACTTTGAAGAACACTACTTTGAAAATATGGAAGATGAAGTATTCATAGACATCCGATTCGTTGATGGTTCGCCTCTGCGCCTAGTAGTTCCTAGGACTGGTGACTCTTTTATAGATTTTTCAGAGGTAAACGGTGGTTCCTTAACTATTGCGAGCTGTAACAAGTGTAGGAATATTCCTTACTGCGCCTGTACTACCGCAGGATAATAGCCTTTAGGGGCTATTTTTTTATTTTAAGGTTGACAGTTTAGTAGTGTGTAGGTTACACTGTAGTTACAGTAAATATAAACCAATGGAGGAATAAAGTATGACTAAGAAACTGACGCTTAAAACAAGAGTAACGTTTGAGTTTGCTACGGAGTACCTAGGGTCTGACGAGAGGGAGACGTTCACTCTCGAGGAACTCGGATTCACTGAAGCAGACTTATTAGAGGGTCTAATCGGTATCGCAGCTGCGTTAGACGAGATTCTCGAAGACTGGGTGCGGGAGAGAACCTCTACAGGGTGGGAAGTTGAGGGGTTTGAAGATGGATTCTAACTATCTTGTGGTACTGATCATTTACAGCGTTACTGTCATGATACTGCATGAAGTAGCGGACAGAAGATACAATAAGCTGGTAGATGCAGGAGTAATGACTTACAGTGTAGCTGGCAGGTTTACGCTGGGGACTTCGCTCTTGTTATTCCCAGCTCTAGTAGGTGCAGCATATCTAGGGCTAGTTATGGCACATTTAGAGACGGTTACCGAGGCAGGCTTTATAGTTGCCTTACTCATATTTTCTACAAGTTTAGCTGCCGGAGGATTTTTAACATTTACTGCCTTACGCAGCGCCGAGGAAGATTACAAAGAGGAGGAGTTAACAATGGAAAATACAGAACAGAAAAAGTATAGATTACTAGAGGATACTCAGGCATGGGCGAGAGGCAGAGCAGTATACCGAATCCAAGCTGTCCGAGATTTTGGCAACGTGTCAAAAGGGGATTTGGGAGGATATATAGCGTGTGAAGATAACCTCTCACACTCAGGTAACTGTTGGGTTTACGATGAGGCAGCAGTAATCGACAACGCCCAAGTACTAGACAATGCTAGAGTGTCGAATAGCGCACAAGTTTTAAAGGAAGCAGTCGTTTCTGAGAACGCCTGTGTGGTAGGGAACGCTGTTGTTACAGATCAAGCTGTCGTGACTGGTTACGCTGATGTATCTAGGGATGCGATTGTTAGAGGGGCTGCAAATGTTAGAGATTATTCTACTGTAAGTGAGTTTGCAGTAGTAGGCAGAAACGCCAAAATTCAGGATGATGCGATGGTTCTTGGACACGCCAAAGTTATAGGGAATGCTGTTTTATACAACAACGCAGTAGTTGACGGAAAAGCAAAGGTAGGGAATAAAGCATTGATCGGGAGTAGAAACGAAGTGTTTGTAATGCACCCTATTGGAAGTGAACAAGGGGTTTTAACCGCCTATTTAACTGAAGGCGATGAGGTTATGTGTACTCGTGGGTGCTTTAGAGGCAGCCTCGACCAGTTCTCACAGGCGGTAACAGAGACACACGAGGATATAAACCCTAGTGTGTTTGAAGAGTACCAGCTCGCTATTAAGCTAGTAGAGAAAAAGTTCTCCAAGTTTAAGTAAACTAGCGAAGTTAAAAATACAAGGTTGACAAATAGTCAAACCTAGGATAAACTGTATTTAATGACAACGGGCTGCTAATTGCTTAGTAGCTCCCTACACAGAGGAGGAAAACCCGTGCCCATATTAAAGTATTGTATTATTAAGGTTCATAGCGTCACCCCTTACAGAGCAGAGTGGACAAAAGAGATAGTAGATAACAAGTTTGTAACGGCGGACATTACTACAGGCTGTTACGGAACTTTCAAGCGAGAAAGCCGAGTCTTCTCTCAAACAGAGTGGGATGAAGCAGTGAAGAAAGGGTATTACCTAGGTTAGCATTAATTTAAAGGAGGAATAACGATGACGAGATTGTATGGAGAATTTAAGTACTACGTGAGAGCTATGGAATATGAGGAGGGCTTTGTAGCTCAAGAGGTGATCTCCCCCATACCGTTAAAAGAAGGAGATACTATCCGTATAGATCATAGTAAGTATAAAGTTAAAGACATCGTCAACCAGTTAGTTACAGTTGACGAGAGAGAAGACATGATCAAGGTGGACTCGGTTAGACTTGCAGGGTTTAAGAAACTGAAGTATGACGATAGTTATGGTAAAGTAGTAAAGGCTAACCCGGCGCAACTAAACGTGTATGATACCCAAGGGAACCGAGTTCTTCATGACCAAGACTTTGTAGTTATAGCTGCTAACGATGCGGAAAAAAGCCATGTGATGATTTCCCCGCTATACAAGTCTAAAGGGCTTACCAAAGAAACTGTACTTGCAGCAAAAGATAAGCGCTTTGTTGTAGTAGCCTTAGAAGACCTAGTCACAGAAGTTTGGGATTAAAGGAGGAGTTTATATGGAGAAAGTCGTTAAGCAGATTTCAAAGTTAATCCCGCAGTCAGAGATAGGTGAATCTACCATATCTCAGCTGACTGCTGCTAAGTTTATAAGTCACTTGAATCATCTTATCCTGTCTGCCTTTAACGAAGGAGAAGATTACTTTCTGCTTCGATATCACGCCCCTTCTAAAAAGTTCTTGGATGATGTGAGAGAGATTTTAGAAGAAGCGGGAGGATACAAAACAGAAGTTTTAGAACACTTAGACAAGAATGTTTCAATTAAAGTGTTTTTATGGAAGGCGGCAGAAGATGGAACTGATTGAGAAAGAGGAGCTAATCTATCTTTACGAAGACGTACACGATCTACTAGTAGCTCAGCTGAATGAATCAATACTTACCGTTTTAAATCGTGACGAAGAGTACGTATTTTTCTCAGTGGACAATCAGTACGCTCAGTACGTGGTAAAACTACTAGGGAGTGCCGGATATAATACCATATCTAGCAAACCTGACGATCTCGAGAACTCTTTGATAGCTTTCAGCATTGAATAAAAAAAATAGCGAAGGAGTTTTACAATGGAAAACAAAAGAACTGAGTTATTTATAACAAAGGACGTTTACGAGAGCTTAGGTGCCTATCTATCGACTCGGAAATCTTGGTCTAGTAAAACGCTGCTCACTGATGTTATTAGAATACATGCAGAAATAGCAGCAGATAAGGACAAACCAGTAACGTTCATTTCTATTGGACTAACTTACCCGGCAAGCCTTAACCACGGTCACTCTGACTACGTCACCTTGTTCGAAGAGCTATCCCTACCGGAGGTTATCTTGCTTGTAATGGGACTGTGTGACCACAAGGTACAGAAGAGTGTGGAAGAGGTTAAGTTAGGGGCGTTAGCTAGCAGCGGTCATTTTTCCTCAGCTAGAGAGTTATTAGATGCGTTTGAGAGTAAGCTTAGAGAGAACAATCATTTGAAGGAGGGCGAGTGACTATGCGTCTGTACACTATTCCTATAGGTCGGTACCATCTATTTAGCTTCTATGACTACTACCCCGGGGGAGGAATGATAGACTTAGGTCGAGTACTCGATAACAGACAGGACGTCGAGAAATTCCTTTTAATGGACTTTGACCTTGCAGACTCCTCCACAGTTCCCGGAAAAGACGTTAGGTACAAGTGGGACGTTGCAAGAACTGACTTGAGGTCTGCTGACTATGTTCAAGTATATGATGCTCTAACAGGAGTGTGGGTTCAAACTGAGCCTCCGTACGGGTGGATGGGACTAGACGAGAATGAAGAAGATACTCCGGAAGAGAAATATCTTCGAGAATGGGTTAGCCGAGTTATGGAGCAGCTGCCAAACGCTTAGTAGCTCCCTACACAGAATAGGAATTTCCTTAGTAGCTCCCTACACAGAATAGGAATTTCCTTAGTAGCTCCCTACACAGAATAGGAATTTCCTTAGTAGCTCCCTACACAGATTCAGTTTAACCCGGGCAGCATGGTAGAAAAAAATCCGTGCTGCTTATTTTTTTTTTATTTTAGGGTTGACATTTAATCAATACCGGTATACTATAGAGGAGAAGACAAAAGGAGGGCTAACCAATGCAAACGTACAAAGATAGAGAAGTGAAGACCGGTACAGTATCGAAAGTTTATTTTAATCTACATAAGAAGGTATTCAGTGTTAAGCAAAACGAACGGGTCGTGTGTCACTCTTCTACAGTAACTATTTCAGATGTTACCTTTAAAGTCAATCAGAAGGGGCGTGAGAAGGTTTTAAAAGAAAAGCGTAAGAATGTTCACGCATATGTAATTGGAACGCTCACACAGGACGTAAAGGCGCATATAGACGAAACGTACAGGGAAGCCACATACAACCCTTACAAATTTAACAGTTTCGTCGATAAGGAAACACATCAACCCATTAGCACCGCAGATACAGTCATTTTAAAGGATAAGAGAATTTTTTATAAATAAGGGTTGACACTTAATCAACTGTCATAGTATACTAAAGGTAACAACTTAAAGGAGGAAATGAACAATGACAAACACACAATCGAAAATTATTGAGTTAGACGGCTATGAAGACAGAGTAAAAATAAGTGAATTGAGCGTTAAACGATGGATGAAAGAAGTTAACCTATCTATGAGCGTAGAGGAATTTTTATCTGACTATACGTACGACGACACTGAAAGCATCATGCGATTTCTTAACATGAAATAATTTTTTAAATAAGGGTTGACATTAAATCAACCCTTTGATATCATTAAGTTAAGCAAGACAGGAACACGCAATACATAAACCTAAAGGAGTTGGTAAGAATGGAAAAACATTGGACTAATTACGGTGATGTAAACTGGAAAGAGCATGGCGGCATTTTTATGAGAGAGGACGAAGACAACGAAGGGACTTACTGTTATGTAGCAGTACAGCCTACCACAGGGGAAGAACCTTCTTTCTATGTATTGAGCGAATTACACGTATCACTAGAAGATATCGCACACCCTGAAGACGTAGCAAATTTTGGAGGGTTTGAGAGCCTTGACGAAGCCCTAGAAGATGCTGAACGCTTTATCATTGACGCCGTCCAATATTGGAGTGTGGAAGGTTTAGGCGGTACTCAAACGGTTTGCACTTCATGGTGGGAAGTTTTGACCGAATTATCAGCATGGCGCATTTGTGAAGATGTAAGGGTACTTGACGTGTCCCCAACGGAAGGACGTATTTTGACTTACATCGCAGAAAATACAACTACGTCCGCATACTCAAAAGGAACGGAAGACGGAGTATACACTAAAGACATTATAGACGATCTAGGACTATACGTCATGGGTGCGGTAGAATGCTTTGTCAATTTAGCTGAAAAAGGGCATATAAGCATGGTTATTACTGACGATGGAACCTTGATCACTTTGAAAGGTAAAGCCCGTGAGCTTACTAATTTAAATCTTTAAAACTTTTTTCACTAAAGGGGTTGACACTGTGTCAGCCCTCATGTTACACTAGGTTTATCAACTAAAGGGGGTTTTACATATGAAACTTGCTGATTACAGGGTAGACCTATGCGAAACATGTAATGTTGCTTACTTGGTGGGGGAATCACACGATAGAAATAAATGTGCCCAATGTGCAGGCAGTAGCAGCAGCAAGAAATAAAAAAAAGGGTTGACATTATATCAACCCTGCAATATACTAAAAACATAACAAACTTAAAGGAGATGTTTTACATGTTAGAAAAAACAGGTTATGAGCTGATTGGGATTTTAGAAGATGAGCAGGACGCACTAGAATCACTAGAAAGAGATTATGACGGAAACACATACATTTGTGATGCTACCATGGAGATCGCCGATAGGTTTATTCCAATTTATGACGGGGAACTGTGGAAGAATGCGGAAGACATTGAAGACTATATTAAAGAATCTGTGTGTCAAGGGGGTCTTGATACAGACAATTTCAGCCTTGCTAGATTGTTTCAAGGTGGATACTATCAATATTACACCGAATCGCTTTACAACAACCTTGACGACATTTTGTATAATCATGCAGTTAACCTAGTTAACGAAAAATTAAAAGGTGAAGAAGTAAGTCAAGAAGTTTACGGAAATATTGCCGCTGATCTTGATGAACTATGTACAGATGTAGACCATAACGACACATTTGACCAATTCGACGCCAAGGTATTAGAGATCATCGAGAATAACACAGACCTAGAAGAACAAAACGCATAAACAATAAAATAAGGGTTGACAAAACATCAACCCTTATGATACTCTTTAATTACGGGGCTGATCTTATGTATTCTGTAAAGTTTCGTTACAAGGGTAAAGACGTTTTTCTTACACTGGAAAGCTACGGTCAAGCGTCTGAACTTGTTTTAAGTTTTCGGAACAGTTTTCACCACGCTGAAACGTATTTTAACACGGGTGTTTTATCGTGGGTTCCCCGTGGTGAAGTTATCAACGAAAAACCCATTGACACAAATATTATAGACAGGTACGCTTGTTATATCCTATGATGACCATACAGGAGGGGAAAGAATGAAAAACATTATTAGAAAAATCAATCTGTATTTCTTTCAAACAGAGGAACTTGAAAAAGATTCCGCAGTCTTGTTTTACGGTACGTACTTACTGGCAGGGTTTGTGTTCGTTCTTCTCCTTTCCGCCATCATAGCGGCTAACACTATGTAACCTACGTAGGAGGGGAAAGAATGAATGACTTTTTACTGAACCAACTCATTATCGAATCTGTAGAGCTGAAAGGGTTTGAGCTTGTTACGAACCGCCCTTTATCACTGTATAACAAGGCGTGTGACCATCTTCACGTAGTGTTGGCAAAGCACGCTAAACACGCAGAATTTGCGGTGTGGGTGTATGATTCAAGTATTCACGCCCTTTCAGAGGGACTTTTCACAAACATCAAAGAAACGGCTTACAATAATTTTTACACACGAGTTTAAAAAAAAATTTAAATAAGGGTTGACATTAAATCAACCCTTTGATATCATTGAGTTAAGCAAGACAGGAACACGCAGTACATAAACCTAAAGGAGTTGGAGAAAATGGAAAAGAAATTAATTGGAGAACTAACACAGGATGAGCTTGAAAAAGTTTGGTACAATAACCCACGGTTACAAGAACAGGTAAAAGAGGACGCCGCAGATAGTGAGATGTATTGGGTGGGTGAACGCCTTGACTATGTCAGACCGTACCTATCCGACTGGAGTATTGGCGGGTTCTCTCATGTGTACATGAATATTGACGATTATCAAGGGTTTGTGGAAGGTGCGGGAGAACTTGCAGAAGCGATGGGGTTACTTACATCGGAGGAAGAAGACAAGGAAGCACTAGACAGCATGAAGCAAGCGCAGGATGCTTACCTAAACGCTGATACTGATGAGGAACATGATGAGCTGTACGAGAAGTTTGAAAACGTCTGTGATAGCATTGCTCAACTACTAGCAGAGAGCTTTAAAAACGCTGTGGAATATTGCTACAGAGGTGACAATTCTTTAGAATATTTCCTAGATTTCTATGTGCATAACCGCATGGATAATGACTATTATGTAGAACCGGAAAACGACTATAAGCTATTCAGATCAGTGACAGAAAGTTTTTAAAAGAAAGTCTAAAATGAGGGTTGACTTTGTATCAACCCTTTGATATCATTAAGTTATCAAGAAAGGAGTTGGGCAACATGTGGAAAGCACTAATGAACACAATAGCAAACAGAAAACGAATTGACAAGCGGTGTAAAGCTGAAAATGAAATGGTTGCTCAACTTGATAAACAGTTTGCGGCATTACATAAAAAATTCATGTAAGGAGGAATAGGCATGACTCACTATAACACTGAGCCGGAAGGTTTTCATAAAGCGTACGACAATGAAGGGAACACCTTTGACCGCTACACGGTTCAGCTTTTCGACTATGAAGAAGGAACGGTCTATACCGTGGCTTGCAGTGCAAACCCCTTTGACGGTGTATGGTCGCTTTCTGATAGCATTCCTTTATATGACGATGAAGAAGAATTACACGAAGGTATAGGCAAAGAAATAGAGTGGAACGACTTACCTTACAACGTACAAAAAGCCGTTTATGCGCACGCAGCGGTTGCGGAAAATTTTCATGAATAAGGGTTGACATTATATCAACCCTTTGATACACTAAAATTATCAACAACATAGGAGTGAATACAATGGAAAAGAATCTACGTGAATTAAATACATATGAGTTACGCCAAGTATGGGACAAAAATCCGAAATTGAGATACAACGTGTCGGAAGACCTTTTAAAAACTGAACGCCATTATGTGGCAGAGAAAATGTCTTTCCTGTGTGAATATGTGGATTATTACAGACTAGGAGACGTTGGCGGCTTCATCCGTGTTCATAAAGACTTCTTAAAAGAGTTTTACATGGGCTTTACGGATATGGATTCTTCAATCCCTGCTTTACTGACAGATGATGCACAATACCACATTAACATGATGCGTGAGAGCCTTTCTAAGCTTGATGAAGAGCCGGACAATACCTTTTATCAGCGTGCCGCATTCAACGCCTGTCAAGAAGCCGCAAATGCCATATCTACTCGCTTTCAGCAAGATATAAACTATTGCCATGACGAAAATAACCAATTTGACCATTTTGTTCACCATTACATTGATAACTACCTGCTTTTGTTTGATGAGTACACGGTAAACATGGAAAGTTTCAAACTACATCAAAAAGTTTTAAGTTTTATGAAATAAGGGTTGACACTTTATCAACCCTTTGATACACTAGAACTAACAACAAAAGGAGGGCTTAAAATGAAATATCTTTTTCGTGACCACGACACAAACGAACTATTGAAAGATACTGACCTTGATACCGTATTCGAGAATTGTGTTGAGGATTACATGATTAACCAATCATTTATCTCTAGTCTAGTGGGTAGAGACAATGATATAACAGATGATGAATACGACGAAATTTTAGCAAAGCTAAATTGTAAAGATGATCAAGGAAAGATCGACTTTTTAGACATTAACTATAACATTTCTGTTATACGGGTTCCTGCTCTTCATGAGATTGTCGAGTACGAAAACACACACAATAAAAGTTTTTTATAGATAAGGGTTGACACTTTATCAACCCTTTGATACACTAGAACTAGAGAGACAGCTACACCGAACTACATAAACTAGAGGGAGTTGGTCATAATGACTAAAGAAGCAAACACAATTTGGAGAATTACAGAAGAAGACGTTCGTATGATTGCTAGACAGCAGTACCCGAACGCAAGCGAAGAAACGATTGAAAGGGTTGTAAACGACGCTCACAAACATTTCACTTTGCCGGACTGGGTAGAAGCAGTTGAAAGTTTTATTGATGGTTATATCGAAGAAGGTGACGACGAATGACACAGCCTTTTATCTATATCAACACAAAAAGCTACGGAACGTATAGAACGTATAAGATTTTGCAAGGGAGCTATACAGGTACTTCATTGCACGGTCTCGTGTCAGATGCACAACGATATTCCTCACATATTCAAGGTTTTGTTAACTACATTGAAGCGCAAGGCGCTCATATGATAGAGGAAGACAGAACATTCATTAATTTTGACAATGACTACTAAAAAAAAAACTTTCACCTTTTTCACAAATAGGGTTGACGGCTAATCAACCCTTATGATACACTAAAGTTACAAACAACATAGGAGGTACTAAACAATGATAACAGTGAATGATCTTCTAAGAGAAGCACAAGACTTGGCAGTCATAGCGGCAAGAGTCGAAAACGAGTTGGAACACGGTGCATGGTGGGATAGCAAGGTTGATCTTCTTGTAACCATTCAGCATGAGTTACAAAAAGACATTTACACAGGCGGCGCACTGGAAGACTTGAAACAGGCGCAACACATTTTATGGAAAGCCGAACAAACGGCGGGCAACTACTCGAAAGGACGTGTTTAATATGACAGAGAAAAAAGTATTTGAAGAGGTAAAAGCGTATTTACTAGAAAATGAAGAAGAGTTAAAACAGGCAGTTTTAGAAGTTAACACATGGAATGGTGAACTTGAAGAATATGTTTGGATAGAGAACGACGAATATTTTTTTGACAACTATTTTGAAGGGAAACCCAATGAAGCAGTAAGGGCGGTTTGTTTCGGTGAGTATAACTACAATGACGATTATGTTCAGTTTAATGCGTATGGGAACCTTGTGACCGCTAATGAATATACAATTATTAGAGAAATGAAGGATGGTATTGAAGATATCGCAAATTATGTGATCGACCACGCTTACGACATTGACCTACCTGCTGAATTGATGGAGATCATCGAACAGGGCGAAAACGAAGGAGACGAAGAGTAAAAAAAACATGAAAAGGGTTGACACATTGTCAGCCCTCATGTTACACTAAAGTTAACCAATAAGAGGAGGTAATACATATGAGAAACAATACAGCTATTACAGAACTTGAAAAAAGAATCAAAGAACTAGAAGACGAGTTGGAAAGGTTATATGCTGAACTTGAAGACGCCACAAGCGAAGAGTTAGACGATATCAACGGTGATATCGAAGACCTAGAAGACATCTTGGAAGACCTAGAAAGCCAGTTAGAAGAAGCACAGGCACGGGGGAACATGAACGATATGCAATACAACGGAATCAGCCAAAACGACTTCATCTAAACTTTTTTCACTAAAGGGGTTGACTTAGTGTCAGCCCTCATGTTACACTAAAGTTAACAAATAAGAGGAGGTAATACATATGTTAAGAACCGAGTATAACCATAAGCTAGAACTAGAACATAGAGGGCATGTACTAACTGGAATCATTGAAGATAGGTACGCACCGTTCGATAAACTTTTATCACAAGTCTATGATATTGTCGGTGACTACTTACAACCATTCAAAGAGGAGAGCACAAATTTTCATGTCCTGCTTGATCATTGGGTTGTCTTCAACGACACAGGAAAAGATAAATATTGGGGAGTTTACTATCAAGAAGGCGCCGAATGTTGGTTATCTGATTTAGGGAAAAATCCGGCTCAAATACTGAACGTAAAAGGGAAGGGGAAACAATCATGAACGATGTTATTAGAAAATTCCAGCAGGCAGCGGTAAAACGAATTTTTGAAGAAGGTACTTCTAATCAAGTGGACATCATGCAGGATATGATCCATCAAGCCTTCCTAGAAGGCGTTAAGCAAGGTAGAAAACAAAAGCGTCAAGAGGTAAGCAACCGTTTTGACCGATGGCTAGATGATGAGGATGATTTTCACATCTAATAAAGGAGGACTAACGCCGTGAACATTAAACAGGTGAAACAGGAACCGAAACATGTCGCAGAGGTACTAAAAGACAAGATCACCATTGAACTAACAAGAGGGGAGCTTATAGACCTATTAGCGGCACGCTTAACCACTGACGAAATGGAGCTATACGGAAGTGTATTAAATGGTATGTTGGGTGCAGAGGTTTCTACATTGTTATATTCAGGTGCGGGACTTGGAGCAGACACAGCGGCAACCGAGTTAGAACATATCACAAAACCCATAAAAGAAGCTTCAAAAGAATTTATCATGTTTTTATAAATAGGGGTTGACACATTGTCAGCCCTCATGTTACACTAAAGTTAACCAATAAGAGGAGGTAATACATATGACTACACAACTACCGAAATATGTACTGGAGCAAATAGGAGAAATCGAAAACTATCTAATTTCAAACGTGGATGAACTGGCATTAATTCTTGAAGAGCTACAAAAAGAATCTATCCAAGAACTGGGGTACACTGTTCACCAAAACGAAGAAGAGTTTTATGATGAAACCTTTAAAAATGATCCATTCGGGGCACTTCTAGCGGCAAACAACAATCAGTTTGACATCAATGACAGTTTTGTCCTTTACCTACCACATGAAAACATGCTGTATACTTTTAATGCTCATTGTGCATTGCCAACACTAGACACAGACATTCATGAAATTGCTAAAATGATCATTAGGCTGAATGAATCGCATTTCATCAACGCAATGTCTAATGACCTATATCAACTAATCACAAACCTTTCTGATGAGTGTTTGCTATACATTAAACAGGAACACGCAGAGAAAAAGAAATAAATCATCTTTTATAAATAAGGGTTGACAACAAATCAACCCTTATGATACACTAAAGTTAGAAATAAGCAATAAGCAATAAGCAATAAGCAATAAGCAATAAGCAATAAGCAATACATAAACCTTAAGGGAGCTGATCGGAATGAACCAATCAAACGCCAAGCGTTACACAGAGCAGGACGAGGAAATAATATATCAGATAGTCAGTTTGTTTTTAGAGGACATTGACGAAGCATTCAACCACATGTATAAAGTTAATGACCAACTAAAAGAAGAGGTAGGTTACACGGTACATCGCAATGACATGACGTTCTTTAATTCTACATTTACAACACCTTATGAAGCCATTGAAGCTATCGACCACAGTCAATACGACTATGACGACTATGTTATGTATCATGCCTACTATGGAGTAACGTCCTTTGAAATGTTTAATGTACCGTATGTGTTAGAAAATGATATGTTGGCTATTGTTTTTATTATCTTACGCAGTGTAGACAAAATAAACTTTGATTTCAAAAAGGATATTGCCGATCTTATAGACCAGTTATCAGATGAGTTTCCAAGAAGACGAACAAATTAAAGGAGGAACAACTAATGGGAATCAAAGAGCAAGAACTAAACGACATGAAAGAATTTGTATTATCTAATCTAGACTTAACAATAGACAGCATATCACACCTATACCATTATGACTATTCATTAGAAGAGTTCCACGTTTATAGAAATACGGAAGATGTTATAGACGGTATCTTTTGTAAGCCGCATGAACTGGCACAGGCTATCAGTAAGGGAGAATACACCACAGATCACCCATACTTCTACTTCAAAGACAACACATTATATTCAGTCACAGAACAGGAATACATCAAGAAGCTAAAAGAAAATATAACAGACATCGTACAGACACTAATGACTCATGAAATAACATGCTTATACTTCACAAGAGAATCCACACTATTACAGAAGTATTCAAGACCATAGGGGGTAGTATACACGAACAAGATATATGAAGTGTATTACTATGACGATGTTATCAGATAGCACAAGACAAATAATCAGTAAAGGAGCGGTTAAGAATGTTACTAAACGTACAGATTCATTTTTCTGATTACGACGAGGATTGGGAGGTCAATGTATGGGAGAGGGAAACCGGTGAACGTATAGAGGATTTAGAAAGAATTTTCCAAACCGAGGAAGACGCAAGTTCTTATGTCAATTCTTTAGTTGCTAATAAAGCATATGATGTTTTTCATATTGATTGATAACATCATAGAAAACCGAACAAGACAAGGGAGGGGAACCTATGGAAGCTAATAGAGAGAAGTGGTACGGTGAAGGTTTAGACTGGATAGAAGTTCCCATGTATAAGGCTTTAAAAATGTGGGCTAATAATGGGGTACATGTAAGGTGTATTTTAAATAATTGGTATTCATTTTATCATTGTTCAGAACCAATTACAATACGACAACAACAAGTACAAGAAGGCGTATGGTACATTGCTTATCCGAAATAGTGTATTGACTAATAGAGAGAAGAGAGAACAAACAACATTGAAGACTGAGGGGAAACCGAAAACTTTCAAAACAACAAACAACATTGAAAGCCCGGGGCGTCGATCTCCTAGGGGCAGTAAGCTAGATTATATCATTCGCATCTAGGGCAATAGGACGGCGCAGGGCTGATTTTTAGAGGGTGGCTAGTGTATTTAGTCTACTTGACATCTAAAACCGCTCTACGGGGCTATAAAGGGGCAAATACGGGGTTCTATAGACATCGTATCACAAATTATCGAAAATAATCACAAATTTTCATGGTATAAGTGCAAATATTCAGAAAACTATCATGATAGTTGTCAAACAATTCAAACAATTTGAAAAGGGGTTGACATTAAGTCAATACTCGTGATACACTAAAAGTACAATAACAAATAGGAGGTAATACATATGAGAGACGTTAGGACAGTGCCTAATGATGGTAGTGTATGGGAACGGCATATTGTGGCTGATAGAGCGGAAATATACACTAGTACAGAAGGGCTTACAGAGGGGCTAGTACATGTGGTGGCTTGGACTGATCTGACTGTACATGATCATCCTGCTTATATGGTCTCTAAAGGTACCGTAGACGTAAATGAACTTGATATGGAAACTATGCGTCTGATACTTGGTTCAGTGAGTAATACCTATCATGAGTTAGCGGTAGACGCTGTGATATGCTTTCCTGTGGATGAAGTAGGTTTGACAGCAGAAGTACACGATGATGAAAACACAAGTCATGATGAAGTGTATGCGGCAATGGTCGAATTGTCTTAAAAGGGTTGACAGGGTTTCAAAGGTGTGTTACACTGAATGTGCAACAAACTTACGGAATACCATTCCATTAGGGCGGTACGTGAGCCGCTCGACGTCCTGTCTAGTGTCGTGGGAGTCATTAGACAGGATGAATTATAAATAGGGGTTGACAGTAAGTCAATAAGGTGTTACACTAAAGGTACAATAAATCGAGGAGGTAGTACATATGGAGAACTTTATGAACGACTTGGAACTTATCGAATTGCAGCAGCTAGGCGGCTTACTATACCTAGCGTATCACGAAGGGGATGGTTATAACTATTTAGCCGTTAGGAAAGTTACTAGACAACTAATAGACCATTTGACTTCTGAACGAGAGCAGGTACTTTTGGAAGGATTCATACAGGAGAGGGAAACAATGTTCAGTAATCAGAAGTTTGACGATAGCGACCATGTTGAAACGTTTTGGGCTATGTATGATGAGTTACCGATTGAGTAAACAAAAAAAAAGGGGCTGTGCTTAGTGTCTAGTCAAACGGTGTTAGGGTATACAGACAGGGAGAATATAGAGCGGTATGAAAGGAGCGGCTATATCAATTATATGCCTGTATGGAAAAACAAGCGCAATAGTGAGTTATATGAGGATGTCATGATTCAGTTTAATCATTCTCATGTCATGGGTGATATTGCTGATCAGATGCAGACATTCAATAGCGGCGGCATGATACACATTGAAAAGTTTAATACGGCTTTATCTCTTTAAAACTTTTTTCACTAAAGGGGTTGACTTAGTGTCAGCCCTCATGTTACACTAGAGTTAGAAATAAACAATACATAAAGGGAGCGGATGACAATGACATTCACAAAAGCGGAATTACTTAAACAGAAAGCGGAACTAGAAGAAATGATTGAAGACTTATGGGAGCAAGTTGACCGGATGCCGGATGGTGAGAAATACGAGTTCAACCGTGAAGGGCTTATGGAGTGTGCAGGTGAAGCACAAGAAGACCTTAACGAAGTGGAAAGACAGCTAAACGAATTAAACTAAACTTTTTTATCTAAAGGGGTTGACACTAAGTCAATCCTCATGTTACACTAAAGTTAGAAATAAACGATACATAAAGGAGCGGTTAACATGGAGAAGATCACACAGCAACTACGGGGTAAAGAAAGAATGACAAAGATCACTGAACTACAGGCGGCAGGGAAAATGACAGACATGGAAGGTACGGTAATGCAGTGGCTATTAACAGAAGGGATGTATGAGAAACATTTCTCGGATGTATATGCGGAGGAGATTGCAGAAGGAACACAAATTACATTGCAGCAGCTCAAAGGCGTTCTAAGCAGCTTAACAAAGAAACAGTATATCGCATCATCGGCATTCAATGAAGGGGAAAGACCTTTCATCTATGTATCGGAAAGAGGATATAGACTAGACGATCAATATGAGGAGAAGTGGGAAGAGGAGCCGGAAGAAGATTGCTTATGGTACGGAGGGGAATACCTACCGGAATAAGAAAGTTATATAAAAGGGTTGACACATAGTCAACCCTCATGTTACACTAGAGTTAGAAATAAACAATACATAATCACTAAGGAGCGGATGACAATGATGACACTGGCAGAGCTGAAAGACAAGCAAGCACAACTAGAAGAGAAGCTTGACGAATTAGAAAGACTAATTGATGAGTACGAAGACGCAGACTACACGGGAGCCGAATTAGATGAAGCGGCAGAGGATTTTCACCGTACACAAGAAGAGTTATGGGAAGTGAAAGACGCTATTGTAAGTCTCGAATATACGCCAAGAACAATCAAACTATAAGAGGGCTAATGTCCTCTTTCTTTTCGGTGTCAATTGTCTGACTATTCCGACATCTACCCCACCCCGTATGTTTTTTTCTCATAAAGCGTAGGTACCCTATGTGATACCCTCTACCC